GGAAATTATAACTTTTCTGCAGTTACATTTCAGGGCCAGGACCAAAAACGTTCCGATTTACAAAGGGTCGATGCTATTATTGGAGAAGCATCTGAATGGTATATGAACTGTGCTCCTATAGAGGAAGGCGCTGCTGCTGCTGCCGCAGCATATCAACCACCTGCTGCAGCAGAATTTAATAGGAGAACTGATCTAGTATCAGGATCACAAGCTAGGGGAGAGAAAGCCACGAAAGAGTTTATAGAATCATTTAAGGCCAACTTTGCAGATATTCCTATACCCGCAGATTTAGCTCCACAGCTGCGTACAATTGCTAGCACATATATTAATGGTCTAAATGAATGGCGCGCCGAAAGAATTAACTGCCTCACGTCCTTTATCAGTACATTGCAAAGTATAAGAGTAAGTGCACCTTTTTCAATGAAGGAAAAAATTGGTAAACTCATCAACCACTATAATAACCAAGTAGCATTATTAAATACTAGAATAGATAATCAGGAAAGTCCTGTTCAAGGAGAAAGAAAACTCATAAATGCAGGTAAAATATGTACTGTTCCTGATCTTACGAGAACATCATATTTAGGTGGGTCTAGACGTAAAAATCGTACCACGGTAAGAAAAACCCGCAAAAACTATTCTAGCTCCAAGTAGAATGCCTGTTAATATCTATCTTAAAGCGAAGTATGCATTTTACAGCACCCTCATCTTTTTCCTTATCGCGAACCCCGAAACATTTAAGATGACACAGCGTGTCTTCGGATGGCTCCTTACCATCGCGGATGCTGGGGGCTGCCCCACGGCCACCGGCTTCTTCTTTCACACGCTTGTATTCTTCTTTGTGCTCTGGGGAGTGATGTTATTTCCTCGAGACCAATGATAAGACAGGCCAGGATGAAGGCGTGAATGCACGAAGGCCTCGGCATGGACCTCTCCCATAGTAGCTGCAGCTGCTGCATAGACTAACTGATCTTGACGAGACCATATCGGATCTGAAGGAACGGCCATCTGTATCCATTTACCTCCTCGGAACACTAGACTCATCTAAATGAATCTAGTGATCTTACCTTAGATAGATGCTCCCACTCCTCCTTGCTCTTTCCGTTTTATCGGCTTCTGCACAGAACACCGTTCGTGACTGCTCCTCAGGAAAGTCTCTCTTCACATTTATCTCGGGTTCACTTCTACCCAGCCCCGTGGTTCCCGGTGAGAATGCCATTCTTTCCCTCTCTGCCCAGATCCCTGCAGGAACTGTTGTGAACGCTGGGACAGCCACGTACAGCCTCTCCTTCAACGGAATCCCATTCTCACCCACCACGGAGGATCTCTGTTCCCAGGTGGACTGCCCTCTAGTTGCCGGTCCCTATACGAACTCGAGCGCGAGTGTGTTCCCCACCGGTATTTCGGGTAAACTCGTAACCAAGATTCAGTGGTTCGATACGAAGGAGACACTGCTTCTTTGCACGGAGGTTACTTCGAAGATCTAATGCGCTCACAAGCCCCCTTTTTCTTTTCCACGCTAAGTAGTATCATGGAGTGGAACTGGACACTATTTGCCATCGTTATCGTTGTACTGGCTACGGCGATCGTTGTTGGCCTCACAATCTGGGGCGGTCTCGAGATCTGGCCTAAGCAGGGCTTCCAGAACCCGAATCCTCCTTCGATTCCCATCTTCACCATGTTCTACGCGGACTGGTGCCCGCACTGCACAACGGCAAAGCCGGCCTTCACCGAGTTCATGCAGGGTGGAACGATCGACATCGCTGGAAAAAAGGTGAATGTTGAGATGGTGCAGCCCGAGAAGAACCCCGAGAAGGCGGAGGGCCTCCCTGTGAAGGGTTTTCCGACGTTCCTTCTGCAGAAGCCCGATGGAAATGTAGTGGAGTACAAGGGATCAAGAGACCCTGAGGGCTACATGAAGTTCCTCAATGAGCAGCTGGGAGGTGGGATATAACAACGGATACATCATACTTTGAATACCAGCTGTTAGCCTTCAAATAATTAACTAATGAATACATTTTCCTAGAATGCACTTGTCTAGAATTAATAAGAGCCCAGCCATACTCAAGAGGTTGTATGCGATCAAGACGCGCAGCTTTCAGAAGCCACATCGGATCCTCCTCGACCTGAATGGTCTCCATCTCCGCCAACCATAGCAGCTCAAGAGGTTCAGGGGGGAGATATGCATCTTCATCTCCGTTTTCATAGAGGGTCTTCGCAATACGCCTATACTCAAGAACCTCCTCACGGCTTGTCTCTTCATTCTCCAGTTCCTCTCGGAGAAGATCCATCGGTGTCACCATTCTATCCGTTGTAGCAAGGGGATCTGCATGTGATGAAAGAAGAGCATCTACCATTACCTCATAGCAATTCAACGCGGCCCAGTGAAGTGGAGTCATTCCAATTGAACAGCCGATGTTTGGATTTGCACCTGCTGCAAGAAGTGTGAGTGCGCAACAAAGGTTATTTTGTTTCACAGCCATATGTAATGCAGTTTCACCCTCATAATCTGTAAGGTTCAGGTTTGCACCGAGTCCAATTAGATAGTCAAGATCCGCTGAAGACCAGTTATATTTCGACAAATAAATGAGCGCCGTCTTTCCATCGAAACTTCTCTCATTCACATCTGCACCATGCTTCAAAAGAAGCTTCATACACTTATCTTGTTCTCCTGGATGTCCGTATCCACGGGCTGCACTGAGAAAGGGAGAACACCCGAATTTCTTGTCCCACGTTGTCTTATTGGCCCCAAGTTCGAGAAGGGCTTCAAGGGCTTCAAGATTTCCGAGATTCGCTGAATCAATGAGAGGTGTTGCACCCTCGTCATCCGGTTCATTAATATCTGCACCGAGACTGTGGAGAAACTTCACTGTCTCGGGCTGATTTCCATTTGATGCATAGAAGAGTGCCGTTGAGCCATCAGCATCCTTTGTTTTGAGACTCGCCTTACGACTCAAGAGACTCTTAATAATCTCGTGCTTCGTTGGCCCATCATATGCATGGTGCATAAGAGGTGTCTGCAAGAGTTCTCCAAAGCGCATATCTTTCACAACCTGCCATATATATTTATCTTCCCAGAGGGTTTTACAAGTACCAATGGCATGATAGACATCTCGGCCATAGCCCATGTTGATCATAATAGGAAGAATATCGATAAGAGCGTCGGGTTCCGGTGTAAGAAACATCTTGGAAGTGTACGTTCCTCGGTTCGCGGCCAAACTTCAATTTTTACCCCATTATTGTGAGTAGATGCAGGAGGCTGTAGAGTATTATATCACTCGCAGGGGTGAGTTTGAGGGGGAGGCTGCGCACGAGAAATTGCTTTCACATCTTATCCGACACGCTCCTGTTTTTACTGTTCCTACACTTGGCATTGATGTGGGTGCAAATATTGGAGGCGAATTTGAGGGTATACGTGCACTGCTAACAGAGACGAGATCAAAGCTTGTTGCTGTAGAGCCAAATCCTCTGAATGTTGAGATTCTACAGGAGAAAAAGGAGTCGTGTGCATTTGATCTGTATGCTATGGCACTTTCCGATACAAAAGGTGTTCTTCCCTTCTATACTTACAAAGGAGCCCCAGAGAATAAGGCGGGATACAGTCTTGGTGGACTTCGTGCAGGTGGTAAGAAGATTACAGATGTAACGGTGTCAACACTGGATACCCTATTAGAAGAGTATCCAGAGTATACTGTGAAATATCTGAAGATTGATACGGAGGGAAACGACACCCTTGTACTTCGTGGTGCACAGAAGAATCTGCACAGAATTCATTATATTCTATTCGAAGCGAGCGATTGTCTGAAGGATTTACGTGGTCCTGGTGAGAAGGAGCCGCTACGGGCCTGCGTGGAGATGCTCGATACGGCGGGGTTCGACGTGTATAAGATTGGAACACGTCGTCTTCTGAAGATCAATGGCACCATGTGGGATCGTACCTACGATGTTCTCACATTCTGGAGCAACTGTTTCGCGCTGCGAAAAGAGGATACTCTGCTCACGAAATTTGTTGATGAAAACGGTTATTATGAAACGGAATAGCGGCGAGGTGGGGCAATACCCTTCTGTGTCTTGAGAAAGTCCGTAACAGCGGCAGCAGCTTTCTCCATCATATCTTTTCGGACGTCGCGAGGGGCTTCGAAATCCCATAGCGGATAGGATCCACAAGGTATCATAATAAGATGATCCTTATATTTTTGTATCATCTCTTCTGTAAGAGGAAGATAGCTAGATCCATAGAGTTGTGTAATAAATTGCTGTAAAGAAGATATCTCATTTACTTTGTGATGGTCCACTGTAAATGAGATACAGAGGGCAGTCCTCTTTTCTGCCGCATTTAGATGAAAAAGAGGAAGGCTCTGAAAAAGGGATCCATCGACAAGAAGATGCCCCGTTTCTGGATCTTGTACAGGGTGAAAATAGAATGGGATCGACATCGACGCAGTTAATGCTGTGATGATTTCAACATCGGGTGTTTTCTCTAGACTAAATTCCCTAATATTGCATTGATTGAGATCTGTTGCAAAGACACGAAGGCGTGGTGCAGTTGGTTTTAGCCTATAGAGTTGGGAGAATGTGAGTGTTTCTGAATATCCCATCTCAGTGAGAAAACGTTTTAGTATCTTCTGCACATTTTTCCCATCATCAATTCCAAACGTTTCGATGCAAGTTAAAAATGCATCGTCCTTTATGTTGCGAATGGAGCCAAAGTCCATTTCGAGGCAAAAACGTGCAATCAGTTTGAACGAGTATCCGATGCAGACAAGAAAAGCAATAAGCCCGCCAGCGGAGACTCCGCAGTATTCGTTCACCAGTTTCAAATAACCTCTTGTTTCTAACATAAGAAGTGCACCCGCGTGTGCAACTCCGCGAATGCCTCCTCCACTAAGAACTATTCGTTTTGGAAGTATACATCTCATTGATTAGATAAAGGCGGCGGCCATAAGCCCCAGAAGGGATGCCGAGGTGAGGCCTTCAATTACAGGGATCTGCCCTGCCGCCAAGCCAATCTTTGTGGCTGCTGCTGATACAATAAAGAGCTGAGAGGAGAGGGCAAAGTCGCAGACCTTTACGAGTTTTTCTGTGTGATTCACAAGAATACCTGTGGCGGCAACAGCTGTGGTAAAATAGGTAGATGTTGTCGGTGCCTTCGCGTCGTTGAGATCCGTGAAGAATTTTAGGAAATCGTATTGTTGTCCTAGGCCATAGAGGTAGCGTGTTGACGCTAGAAATACTATAAAAGATGTTAGAATCATGTAGATTACACTGATATATTTTGTAATTTCAGCAGTTTTTCCTCCTAAGAATACATCTAAAATATCACCTATGATATTTGTAAGATTAGTTGATTTTTTAATATGAACCCACGTAACAAACGCTATAGACAAGCCGAATGTAAGAACCGCTGCTAAAATATTTGAGATATAGAAACTGCGAGGGATATCTTGTTTGTCTTTTGCTTCTTCTGTGAATTTTATAATGGCATCAAAACCTGCAAGAACAAAATAGAAGAAAAATAGACTCATTGCAACGGTGTGAGGTGTGGTCGCGGTAGCCACTGGCATCCATCCCTTTGTTGCAACTCCGCCAAGACCAATGGCCGAAATTCCAATAAATACAAAAATAAGCCCTGCAGATAAGATATTGATTGTTTCTTTATTCATTTCAATGCCCTTCAGAGAAAAGAATCCCATTCCTAATAAAAAAAGTATAGCAAAACTTATTTGTCCTATCCACGGTGCATCTGGAAAGATCATATGAGCGGCAAATACAAGAATTGTACTGATTGAAAGAATATTGAAAAGGAGGATAGATGTAGCAGTTATACCTGATGCAACGTCTCCAAACTGGCTTTTCACTATGTCCGATTCGGCAGTATTTGTTTTGAAGTATTCAAATGCTTTTTGATATGTATAGGAAGATCCTAGAAACACTGCAGTGGAGGCTCCAAGAGTAAGAGGCCATAGATTTCCACCTTTTGCTACCGCTTCACCAATCAGATTAAATCCGCCCGATCCTAAAATGGATCCGATTCCTATGAAAATAAGATCTGAGAGAGAAAGTGTTTTTTTCAACTGTGATTCATCGCCCATTCTAGTATTTTAGTCCCAATTTAAATTAAACTTCTAACAGAGATGTCGCGTGAACCCCAAGTGGTTGTTCCCAAACTAGAACCCAAAAACCTCTTTGAGAAACGAGTCCGTAGGGATACCGCACGCCTCAAGGCCTATAATCAGATTCTCGAGCAGATTCATCATCGTATTTACACTACTTCGCAGCTTCCTGGAAACCCCAGCTATGTGATGTACACGGTACCTCCATTTATCTTGGGAGTACCCTATATTGATTTAGAGGACTGTATTGTCTATCTCGTGCATATACTACGAAACAATCAGTTTGAGGTTCGCTTTACCTATCCGAATCTCTTGTATATCTCATGGAAGCATTATGAGAGTGAATACATTGCCAATAGAAATCCTATTGTAAAGGCCATGGCACCACCGCCAGCACCCGCGAACACAAGCAAAAAGGGTGGTGGGCGCACGGCTGGAGAAAAGTCCCGGATTTCGTTTCAGATCCCCGAAGAGCTTTCTGCACCCACAATGGCCAAGTCTGCTGTTGATTACCAGCCTCCTTCCAGTTTCCTCTCAGATATTCAAAGGCCGCAGAGAGCAACGCCCTCGGGTGTATCCGGTGCAGGAAATATCGTAGCGGATCTTTGGAAACTTAGTTAGTGTGCAAAAGGGAGTGGAGACGGGTCGCAACCACTGGTCCAATCTTTCGTTTACCTACGAGCACGTCGGCAAGTTCCTTCACTGTGGCATTCCATACATGCGACAGCGTAGGAAACTGTTTTAGAATTGCATCAGCGCCTGCCGAGGAAACGCCAGGGCACTGTTGAAGAACCGAGGATGCAAAGACTGCAGGATCCTCACGATTTCCGCGTTTATGAATGGAGATTGTGTCTGTATACGCGACCTTGAGTGCCTCCTCCGTAAGAAAAACAGTGGGATCTTCTTTGAGCTGCTCCTCAAGAATACGACACAAGGCTGCAGTGTCGTCCGTTGATTCCGTCTGAAGAACGGAGACACCATAACGAAGTGTAAGGCGGGTGAGATGTTTCTGGAGCGCCTTCTTCGTAAGGCGTCCATTCATTCTATCGAGATCGCCCTCGATAATATAAAGAGGGCGGAGGCCATTAACTTGGCAGTGCGAGAGAAGACGGGTTCTCTGTTCACGGTAGCGCCCATCTAAGATCGATGCCTCCAGATCCGCAGCAGTCTTTCTCTCCGCCACAATACTCCCCTTACCTCCAGAGACATCAATCCAGATATCTCCAACAGGAAGTGCTTTTACCGGCCATCCTAACTTAACGATGAGCTCTCGCTCTCGTGTATCTACTGTTCCCGACATCCTACTAGTCTAGGAAGGAGCCGTTTAATACCAGTTGGCCCTCGGCTCTGTGGGAGCAAACATTCTTTCGAGGCCAGGGGTCCATTGTCTATAATCCCATCTATCTTGTTTTGTATTACGATCCTTCATCTCATAAAAGGGATCTCTCTCTGCACTCATGTCATTTACGACAGAAGGAACCTTGATATCTGCGTTTGTACTGATAGGAGGTGAGTCCGTATCGGTATCCTCGTAGACGATCTTTTCATTCTTCTTTCTAGAACCTACGATTTCATAGACGTTATCCTCTCTCTTTTTCACGTCGGCAATCTCGCCCTTTTTATCATAGATCTTCTTGATTACCTCCATTGCATCTTCCACATTGTAGGTGGTGAGATCTCCAGCCTTCTTAGGTGTATACGGTTTGAGTAAACTGCGCTCCTGTTGTTCTGCTGTGAGTGTATCCGGAGGTGCAACGGATGTATTTGAGATAGCGCTATACGGATTGCTGCTTCCGCGTGTCGCATCAGATAGAAGCTGGGCGGCTTCTTTATGAATATCAATGGATTCTTGTAACTGGGCCTCGCGTTTGGCTTGATCCGACCGAAGTTGATCCATTTGTTTCTTAAGGGTATCGACTGCGGTTTGTGTTCCCTGATCCTCAAACCCTTCCGTGGTATTCGCGACAAACTCGGGCGCGGACGGCGGAAGAACGGAGAAGTGCATGGGATACTGGGACATTAGTTTGTTGCGTAAGGCTTTGGTGATTTCACGATCAGATTCATTCTTGAAGATTAAGTTGTATTCATAATCGTCTACACTCTGGATAGGGTTTCCGAAGGTGAATTTGATTTCTCCTTCAGATGCATTCTGACTTGGTTGAGGATCAGGTTGAATGTCTCTGGCTACAAAGTCTGTAACAACACTGCTAATGGGCTCCTGAGGGGTCGCTAGCTCCTGAGGTTTCGACTCAAAAGGCTCGCGAAGATATTGGCGATATGTAAGGTAAACTCCAATATATGCAGCAACGAGAAGTATCCCGATTGCTATAACAAGTATATTTACTGTATCTGCCATTGGCTCTATTTGTGAGTCTCTTTTTTCTGTGGTTTCTGTAGGATGGCCGTAGTGGATGTACGTTCAGATAAAGATATTGGTGAATTTGAAAATACTCTTACCACTGGCCCGATCACACTAATCCTTGTCTATGCAGATTGGTGCGGCCACTGTAAAACCTATAAAAAGGATATTTGGTCGAACATTGTCAACTGGCGCAAAGAGCAAGTGGAAAATGGTGTTCCTATGAACCAGCTCGCCAGTCTACACTATGATCAGCTTCCCAAGACAAGCCAGCGAAATGTGAATCTCGACGGATATCCCAGTGTACTTGTGGTGGGAAAGGATGGAAATGCTGCAACATTTCCTGAGGGGAAAAACGCTCTCCCGAGTCAAACTGCGAGAGATATGGATGCTCTAAAGACGATGCTGAAGACACCTGAATTTTCCGAGAGCGCTACCAAGCTGCGGAATAAAGTGAATACCGCTGTGCGTTCTCATACCATTGAGGAGTTGAAGAACCCGTCTCCTCCAGACAGCTGGAAAGACGTTACAAAGGACAAAGGGAAAACACGAAAGATGAAAACACAGGGACGCACTCTTCTTCAGTCTCTGATGCAAAATGCGAAGATAACTGGAGGTGCGCAGCACAAAGGGGCGCAGCAGCACAAAGGTGCGCAGCACAAAGGGGTGAAGCAGCACAAAAGGACGCGCCGCTCTAAGTCAAAAAAAGGACGTAAGTCGCAGCGATAAAATTGGCGGAGGACAAAGGACTCCTTTTTCTCACACAACAACAATGGTTCTCTTTCACATCTTAGACTCCTTCCCCGACACACTTCATATTGATTCAGAAGATGAAACTACTCTGCAAGTTCATTATCTGAATACAGACCTGGCAGACGAGGATGATGATGAATTCCAGTCTCGCAGAAGACGTAAGGCTGGTGAGAAGGGCCTCAAGTTCAATAAGCAGCACTTTGCTCGGAGAAACTACAGTATCCATCTCTTTGGTGCAACGGCCGAGGGAAAGCCGATACGTGTTTCTGTCGGTGGATTTCGCCCCTACTTCTTCGTCGGCAGCATCCCCAAGGGAAAGGAGACTGCATTTCGCAAGGCCCTTGCAAAGAGGATTGTACAGTGCGAGTACGACTTCGTGAACCCCGAGGAGCAGGAGGGACAAGAGGAAAAGCCTCCACCGGCAAAGAGTCTTTGGGAACTTCTAGAGATCGAATTTGTTCAGAAGAAGACGCTCTACGGCTATACTGCAAATCAGCTCTCCACATATGCGAAGCTCAGTGTTCCCAGCATGGAGGCCTATCGCATTCTGAAGAAGATCTTTCTAGATCCCGAGACATCGAAGACGACAGATGCTGGCGGGAACTTGATCTTTCCTTTCACCCCAGCGCTTACAGTGTATGATGCCACACTGGACCCCATGCTCCGTTTCTTCCACGTTCGGAATGTTTCGCCCTGCGGTTGGGTTGAGGTTCCAGGAGAGCCTGATGAGAATGGACTTCTTGACTGCCACTGGGAGGATGTGAGTCCTGTGACCTCTCCTCCAGTTCCTGCTGCACCCTTCAAGATTGCAGTCTGGGATATCGAGTGCTACAGTGAATCGGGTGACTTCCCTGTACCTGAGAAGGATCCTGTGATCCAGATCGGCGTTGTCCTCATCCAGCCAGGTCGTGAGACAGAGAAACACATCTTTGTACTCGATTCCTGCGACGAGGTGCCCGGGGCGCGAGTGTACACATTCGACAGTGAAAAGGAGATGCTGAAGGCGTGGGCGACAGCAATGGTGGAATGGAACCCTGATATTCTCACCGGCTACAACATCTTTGGTTTTGATGAGCGCTACGTCTGGAAGCGATTCGAGTTCTTCAAGATGGCTGCTAGCTCGGATCTTCAAGGATTCACGCGCCTCGCCGATTTACAGAGGCCTGTGAAGCTCGAGGAGAAGTTTCTCAGCAGTTCAGCGTTGGGCGACAATACATTGTACACATGGTCGTCTCATGGCCGCGTTCAGATCGACTTGTACCACTACATCAAGCGAAATGTGAGTCTGCCTTCTTACAAGCTGGACTCCGTGTGCCAGCACTTCATGAGCGGAAAGCTGGGCGGTGTTGAGGCGGATGGTGATAACTGGACTTTGAAGACGAGTTCTACCGGAGATGTGATTCCCGGACGTTACATTGTTCTCCTCGATGAGACCGGTGACGTGGTTGTCGATAAGTTGCAGATTCTCTCTGTGCAGGCCAAGAAGTCCATCACGGTGAAGATGCCAGAGGATGAGGATGAGAGGATTGCAATTTCCTCGGCCATCAAGTGGGCGGTTGTAAAGGACGATGTATCACCGAAGGAGATCTTCACACTGCACAAGACGGGTGGACCTGCAGGTCGCGCTCGAATTGCCGCATACTGTATTCAGGATTGCGATCTGGTGTACGACTTGTATAAGAAGCTGGAGGTCTTCAACAATGCCATGGCTATGGCGAATACGTGCCCTGTTCCCGTTGGCTATATCTTCACACGAGGCCAGGGTATCAAGATTGAGAGTCTGATCTTCAAGGAGTGCTATGGTTCCAATCAGCTGATCGAGGTTCTTCCGAACCCGAATCGGAAGCCTGGTGAAGAGGGCGGTGCAGCTGAGGAATCCTATGAGGGTGCAATTGTGCTGGACCCGAATCCACCGGGCTTCTACTTCGATGCACCCGTGGGTGTTGCGGACTTTGCTTCTTTGTACCCCTCCACAATTGAGTCGGAGAACATCAGCCACGACAGCATTGTCTGGGCAATGGACCTCGATCTCAATGGAAAGTTTATCGGCTACAGTTTCGGCTCAGCGGAGGCCGAGAAGTTCAAGGAGCCCGGGCTCTTGTACACCGACATCAAGTTCGATATTTGGGGTCCTCATCCCGATGATGATCTGAAGAAGCACCCGCGAAAGGTCGTGAAGGGCCAGCGCATCTGTCGCTATGCGCAGGTTGGCGAGACGAAGGGCACACTACCGACGATTGTTCGAAAGCTTCTGGCGGCCCGAAAGGCTAAGAGGAAGGAGGCGGAGAAGGAGCCCGATGCCTTCCGAAAGGCCCTGCTCGATGCAGAGCAGCTGGCGTACAAGCTCACCGCGAACTCTTTGTATGGACAGCTGGGTAGCCCGACCTTCAAGATCCGCTTGCAACATCTGGCAGCATCCGTTACGGCCTATGGTCGCAAGCAGATCATGTTTGCCAAGAGCATTATTGAACGGTTCTATGCCGGTGCTCAGACGGTGTATGGAGATACGGACAGCTTGTTCATCAACTTCAATCCAAAGGGGGCCGATGGAAAGCCGCTCGAAGGAAAGGCGGCGCTGGAGGCGACGATGCATCTTACAGAGGAGGCTGGAAAGCTCGTAACACAGGCTCTCAAGCCGCCACATGACTTTGAGTATGATAAGGTATTCTATCCGTTTATCATCTTCAGCAAGAAACGGTATGTGGGAAATAAGTATGAGGAGGATCCAGATCATTACACTCAGACGAGCATGGGTATTGCACTCAAGAGGAGAGACAATGCGCCCGTGGTGAAGCTGATCTATGGTGGAGCAATTCGCATCTTGCTCACCGAGAAGGATGTGGCGAAGGCTGCGGCCTTTGTGCGCGAGAAGGTGATGGATATGGTGCGTGGAAAGATGAGTATGAGCCAGCTCACGATTAGTAAGTCGCTGAGGGCGGAGTACAAGACTGCTACGCCACCCGCCCACAAGATGTTGGCGAACAGAATGGCGGAGAGAGATCCTGGAAATGCGCCCGCATCTGGAGATCGTATTCCCTATGTCTATATTTGCCCCACCAACCCTCTCACTTCACTACAGGGTGATCGCATTGAGCATCCACCATTTGCAAAGGAGAATGGGTTGAAACTGGATACGAAGTATTACATTGAGCATCAGCTGCTGAATCCGCTTTCGCAGCTGTTCTCACTGTGTGTGGAGGAGATCCCTGGATACAAAAGTGATTCTGCGAATCAGGATAGAGAGTGGCTGGCAGGGGAGCTACTCTTCCGTGAGGCGCTGAATGCATGTGAGAAGGATAGTGTTCGTACTGCTGCGGCTGGTATGGGATTCACCGTGATTCCTAAGGAGCCTCGTGTTGTTACACGGTCTTCTTCTGCAGCAGTAGCAGAAACAGTAAAGAAGCCAGCAGCAGTCCAAGGTACTCTCGACCGATTTATGCTCGACCGCACGATTATTGAAACATACAACGCAGAAAAGAAGAAAGAGAAGGCAAAGGCTGCAAGGGCGGCAAAGGCCACTCAAAAGAAGGAAACTAGTTAGAAGAGTATGGACGCAATTCTTTTAGGAACTGCTGAACTTTCTGATTTATACAGAAAGAAATGTTTTGAGAGTGAGTTAAATTCTCTGGCTCGCGGATCCCACCAATATGTTCCAGTGTCAAGGCCGATCGAACTTGCAAATCACCGCGAGATCTGTCTAGGATCTGATTTGCTGCGCGATGCAACCGTGGTGATTCTTCATCCCACTGCAGATTCTGGGTTTCCTCATACTCGTGCAGGAAATCTCATTTGTATGCCCGCTGGGTACTCCTCTTCCCTAGCAGAAGAGACACTTTTTCATGAATCATTTCACTTAGATCAGAAAAATCGTCCCAACTTATGGAAATCGTATCATATTCGTGAGGGTTGGTGGCCCGTACCTGCATCTTCGATTCCAGATCGTTGGGTAGACCGTTACCGCATTAATCCCGATACTCTTGATCTTCCCTTTTGGTCATGGCAGACACATTACATTCCTCTTCCACTCTTTAATAATGAATCGCGCCCAGAACTTACCGAGTGTGAAGTGCGCTGGTACGATGTAAGAAATGGTGTTCTCTTTTCTTCTCCTCCAGCCTCTTTTACGAAACGATATGGTGGAATAACCTACAATGAACATCCCAATGAAGTCTCTGCGGTTGAATTCACGAATAAAGGAATCAGGTCGATGGCACAGCTTACACAAGTTTTAAACACATAACTAAATAGAGATGGTAGAAACCATCCATTCGTTGGATGAACTTCATATTTTTATAACGGTTTCCTTTGATAAAGAGGAAACCGTTGATCTTTCTGGCGCCATCCTACCTACCGAAGACCCTAATGGATGCTTGATCGATTCAAAAAGAGAAAAGTATGCAACCCTCACCTATCAATCAGTATCCTTTCAAGGAGGTTATGGATATCTCATTAAAAGCCTGAGAGAAACTGTAGAATCTCAACAGGCTGTTATGGTGAAAAGGCCTATTCGCGAGTATTCACAGCTCGGTCAAGAGGCACTTGTCCAATGGTTTGTGCGAAAGTCTCTTATACCGTATGGACTTCAGACTGCAATTCCTAAAGTGTATGATATCTTTCGGAGAAGTGGAAAGGTCTGTTTTAGTATGGAATACATACGGGGCGTGTTCCCATACGAATATATTCTAAAAAGCAGTCAACCTGATCACGTATTTTTTCAGATTATGGCTCAACTTGCTCTTCTATGTGGTATTCTACAACGAGATATTCGTTTTGATCATAGAGATCTTAAGGCAGATAATATCTTCATACGTGCTAAACCAGTCAAATATTCGGTTTCGTTTGGAACAAAACTCTACACTCTTGAGTGTCCATTCCAGCTAGTAATTATGGATTTTGGCTTCGCCTGCCTAGGAAATATAAAGGGAATTACACAAATTAATCTTGCAAAAGACATTTTACCGCAACTTGATCCGTGTCCAAAAACAGGTAGAGATCTCTTCCACTGCATTGCCTCATTTTGGATAAACCCTTTACTTCGTGATAAAATGTCTATGGAAACACGTGCGGAAGTCGATTCATGGTTTATATTAGATAAACGTGATTATTCCAAAGTTGTGAAGAAGTTTGCTAATACAGAATGGGTCTATATACTTACGGCAGCACCCGATTTTAAGCATGGGCGATTAGACACTGATGTACTTCTTTCAAGAATTGCTCTTCTCTATCCCACCGTTTTAGGCGTGTCCGAGGTACTTTAGGCGAACTAACTCAGGTTTCTGCTGTCCAGATGCATTAAAATGGGAGGCGGCATGAATACGATGAAATGTTAATTTAAGAGGAACATTATAAAATACTTTATTTTGTATTAAATTTCTGAACCAACAATCGTAATCATATGTAACGAATTCATTCGTGTAATGGGCAAGTTCCTTTTTGATTAAGATAGAACTGTGGATCATAGGGTTCATTTGCAGAAATGCATCGGGTGGCACAAATCCTCCTGGAATTGAGGGGCCGCCTTTGAAATTACCAAAGTATTCACAAAAGGTTCCAATTACATCAATCACAGGATTAATTTGGAGTGTATTCATCTGACAATGGAGTTTCATCGGCTGCCATTTATCATCTGCATCCAGGTGAGCAACCCAGGGTGTTGTAGAAAGTGCTACAAGTGCATTAATTGCATCGGGGGCTCCATGTACATGTGGTAAATTGATCACTGAAAAACGGGAGTCTTTCAGGGAGGAGACAATTTCATTTGCTTGTTGAAAGACCTGGCCACCTGTTTCTCCGTGTCCATTTACACCCACAATGCATGTCCAGTTCGTATAGATCTGTAGCTGAACAGAACGGACCGCTTCATGCAGATATTCAACCCCATTATATAAGGGTATAAGAACTGTAATCATTGTGGATACTTCCTCTACTTACTTTAGACCATTGTCTGGTCTAAAGTGAACGCACAGAGACAAAACATGGCATGTATTGTCTCTGCGTACTATAAAATACCGAGTAAGAAGCCTCATGAATGGTACCTCCCTTATCTTCTTCGCTGGTTTCGTTCCGCTGCGTGTAACACTGTTCCTGTGCACTTCTTTACAACAGAAGATGTTCGGGAGGAACTAAGGGCCCTCACGGATATCTCTCGTATTCAGTTTCATATTCTTCCGTTCGAGCAGCTCACTGCAGCACAGTTGGGGCGCGAGTTCTGGGAGATGCAGTATGCACGGGATCCTGAGAGGTATCATTCGCCCGAGCTCGGTATGATCTGGTATGAAAAGCGCCATTTCGTTCGCCGTGTAATGGAGCTTGAGAGGGGCGCTAGCGCGTTCATTTGGTGCGACGCAGGTTGCATACGAAATGATGGTTGTGAAGAAGTGGCAAAGAAGCTCGGTTGTCGCTTTGTCGCCTATGAAAAGTGTCGCATATATCTCCAATGCATTAAAGAACCAACTCTAAAACAGTTTTATCAGTATCCAGATGAATATATCGCATGCGGGCTTCTCGCTGGAGATCGTGCAGGATGGACCGAGTTTATTCGATTATATGAAGGGACTCTATTTGAGTATAGTTCTGTAGGTATTTCTACGATCTCAGATCAGCATATTACTTCGAGTTGCGTATCTAAGAAACCTGGACTGTTTTTATTATGTACAGAAGAAGGTAAAGTGGATGGAACCTGGTTCAAGTTCTTAGAACTACTCTAAGCTTGCGTGTTTTTGAGTGGCGCCGTTTAGAGTGTCTTCTTTTCGTTTGCGTCCTTCTTTTTCCTCCAATTGGATAGGAATTTACTCTCGAGTTATTATTATTATGTACTATATGAGACATTGCGTCTTTGTAACGATTATAATACTTGTTATATTTAGCTGGTACATCTTGATACTTATGCATGTATCCCAGTTGTTCAAGTGCACTACATAAATATGTGAAGGTCCCAAGGGCGCAGGATGCAAGTTTTACTTTAAATGCAGAACATTGTGTTTCAGGTTCACTAGGCTTTGGTGAACCCGCTTGAATATCTCTTACCACATGAATCACCGTACTCGGTAAAATATAATTTTCATTTCGGTAAATATTTGCATGACATAATGCAAGAAAGACTGCCTTTGTTTTTTCTTCAGGGGAAGAAAAGGTCGTGTCGCGCAGAGTTTCAGCTTCTTTTAAATATTTATAATATGCTTCTCTTTTGTCCTCAGGAGAAAGACTTAGATAGTTATCATAAATAACCTGCGCCTTTTCTTTCCAATCAGACATTTTTAAAGAAGGATATCTTCGTAAAATCTCTTTTAACTCTTGAAAATCGAATGTTCCTGCATTTCGTAGAATACTTACTCCAACATAGGTAAGAAGTTCATCATCACGAATCTGATCAAAAAGACGCGTATTTATAAATGTATTTTTACCATCATTATCATGAAAAATTAAAAAATCACCATAGAACTCGACGGCCCATTGTGTTGTGGAAGTTTTAGTGAGATCAGCCCATTGCCTCTCTACCTCTCTAATATAATCTGCTGCACTTACACCAATGGCTTCAACTGTAATATCAATATCTGATGTGGGCTTTGTGCTTCCAAACATATGCAGAGTAATTCTTGAATCCTCCCCCATAGAATAAAGGACCTTTGCAAAAATCCATTCACGTAGACGCCAGAATCGTTTAGCATCTTGTTCATTAATATCTCGTTCCCAGTCAAAAGTAGAGGGAATATTGTAGTCTTGTATCACTTCTAGAATTGTATAGGTTGTATCTGAAATTGGTGGAAGAGCCGAGGGATTTCCTGTTTTTCTTCTATAATGATCAAGTATACTTTGGCTATCGAGGTAAACTTCTTCACCCATCTACTATGGGGGGACTTAATCGGTAGACCCCATAAAAGGACAATGAGTGTGTGCGTTGTCTCCGCATTCTACCGAATTCCTTCAAAGCATTCCGTCGAGACCTATGTAAAATGGATGGAACCTTTCTTCAAGTCGACATCCTTCAAACTTATTCTGTTTACTGAACCTGCTCTTGTGGGACTCTTTTCCGAGCTTCGTGCGAGCTGGCCCGATCGTACTATCATTATTGGGTGGCCTTTTCAGGAGTTTACTGCATTGAAACGGTGGGGCGGAAAGGTATGGCTAGATGCAAAGGCCATGGATACAGAGGCCGGGCATAGTCCAGAGTTGTATTGCATGTGGTATGAAAAAAAGGAATTCGTACTTCGTGCAATTGCTTTAAAAGCGTTCGGCGCCGAGAAATTCGTCTGGTGCGACGCAGGAATTCTTCGATCTGAGGCATGGCTTCCACCTGTTGTGGCTCATTTTCCTTTGGCAGATCGAATTGAGTCTGGAAAAATAACTGTGTTGCAGATTGTTGATTTTAAAGATGGGGATGGTGTGGACACAGACTTTTCAGATGTGAATCGGATCGGAGGCGGGATTCAAGCGGGTGATGCTGAGGCATGGACATGGTGGTCTGGGGCCTATGATGCGATGTTTGCAAAGTATCTAGCGAGCGGACGTTTTGTAGGAAAAGACCAGAGTTTGATTGCAGCATGTGTCTTGGCGAATACAGAGAGATTTGTGCGCGTAAGGCCACCTGAGCAGTTAGATGGTTATTCTAAGTGGTTTTGGCTTTTACTATGGCTTTCGGGTTTGTCTGGTTGAGAGCTTTCTGTTTCTACGTGTACTCCTAGTTTCTATAATGCGAATACGTCTAATGGGGCGGCGACGAACCTTGGTCGAGGGTCTCCTTTTAGAGAGGGTTTTGCGTCTACCACCCTGTTGAACAGGGGCAGCACCCTCTGCACCCTCTTCACCTTCCTCACCTTCTGCATCCTCTGCACCCTCTGCACCCTCTGCACCCTCTGCACCTTCTTCCCCCTCACCCTCTTCACCTTCTTCCCCCTCACCCTCTTCACCCTCTGCACCCTCTGCACCCTCTTCACCTTCTTCCCCCTCACCCTCTTCACCTTCTTCCCCCTCACCCTCTTCACCTTCTTCACCTTCTTCCCAACCACTCTCTTCTTCTTGTTCTACATCTTCCTGTTGCTCTACACCCTCTTGCTCTAGAGGCACGCCAACATCTTCCGTTACCTCTTGCTCTTGCCCCTCTTGCTCTTGTCTCATATTTGCAACTTGTTCTTGGGATGATACAGTATTTGCAACCTTTGCAGCTGCAACTTTTTGGCTGTTATTTGCAGAACCAAAGAAGGTCGGAAAGGCCTGTGAAGCTGCTGCGGCTGCTACTCCAAGTCCAGCAACAGCACCTAGTCCTGTTGCCACTGTACTTAGTCCTGTGTTTCCCACAGGAGGAGTTACTTTCGTATTTGCGGCGGCAGCTGCAACAGGTTCATTGGGTGCATCTAGTTTCTTCGCAGGTAATGCATCAGGTGCATTTAGCCTCTTCGCAGCTAATGCAGTACTTGCATTAAATTTAAGACCTGTATCTGCCTTTACCTCAGGTTCTGCCCTTGCCTTTACCTCAGCGTCCGCATCTGCCCTGGCCTTTGCTTCTTCATCAGCCTTCACTTTTGCCTTCGCCTCCGCCTCCGCATCAGCATCCGCTTTTTCCTTGGCTTTTGTCTTCACAGCCAAATCATCCTCGGCAGCCTTTATATCATCATCTATTTTCTTCAGATCTTCATTTGCCTTCTTTGCATCAGCAGCCGCCTTGTCTGCAGAAGCCTTTGCATCCGCAGCGTCCTTCTCAGCCTTCTTAAAATCTGCATCAGCAAGATCCTTCTTTGCTTGTTTTTCAGATAATTTAATTGCAGCATCATCTGCATCTTTTTGTGCTTGATCTGCAGCTTGTTGTGCGGCATCTCTCTGGGAACGTTTCGCAGCAAGTTGATTCGTTGCCTCCGCAAGTTCAGCATTTGCCTTATCTGATGTTTCCTTTAAGATTGCCGCACCAGCTTCATTATTTGGAATTTCAGCTGCATTTTTCTGCGCCTTTGTATAAGATTCTGATGCAGCCCTTTTAGCAGCTAAATCATCTTCTGCTTCTACAACCCTTTTATCAAATGTGGAAAGTGCCTCATCTGCACCCTCCTTATCCCCCTTTCGTGCAGCAAGAACACCTGTTTTTACATCTAATTCATCCTGTGCATCGCGAGCAGCTTTTTCTGCCACAGTTGCCGCCGCATCCTTTTCTTGTAAGACACGTTTTGCATCTGCCGCCACCCGATCAGCCGCATTTGCTGCATTTTCAGCCTCGATCCGAGCTGCTTTCTTCTCATCTAATTTTTTACTAGAATCAAGAAGCTCATCTTGAGCCGATTTGAGTTTAGATGCAAGCCTTCCCTTTTCTGCATTTGTCGCAGCAGCAAGAAGATCTTGTTCGGCTTTACTTACCTTTGCCTGTTTCTCAAGAATGTCCTTTTCCATGTCCTCTACTTCTCCCTTAACACGAGTTAACGCATCGTCCGCAGAACTCTTTTCTGCATTTTTTGCTGCTAAAGAATCTGCCGCCTTCTTTGCATCAGCCTTTGCGCCCATGAGTACTTCATCTGCAGAATCGCGTGCACCCATCTTGGAGAGTACATCTGCTTGAGCATCCTTTACAGCTCTATCGGCAGAATCTGCAGCACTCTTTGCAGCAAGAGATGCTGCTTTTCTTTGCTCTAGATTCGTCAGCGCATCTGCGGCATCTTTTGCATAACGTTCTGCAGATGCTTGTGAGGATTGAAGTACACCTTCTGCAGTTGATCTAGATTGTACTTCTTGTATTGCATCTTCATAGGCCTGTTTAGAAGCTTTTACTCTTACTAGATTTTCTTCTGCCTCTAAAACCTCTTTATTTATTTTGGAATAGGCCTGTGAAGCCGTCTCCTTTCTAGCATTCATATTCGCTAAATCAAGAGCTGCTTTATTAAGATCAGATTGAGCTGTATCGACCGTATCGCTCGCCAGCTTGCGCACACCGATCTTATCTATCACATCCTTTTCTGCAGCTGCAACAACACGATCTGCATCTTCAAGATTTTTCTTAGCAGACGATGTAGCAGACTTCTTCAGCTCGAGAACTGCTGCTGCCTCATCTACATCCTTCTGTGCTATTGCAGCAGCTTCTGCAGATAGGTCGCGAGTGCTTGCAGAACTAGCACTTCCAGTGGTCGCATCAAGAGAAGCTTTCTTAGAGGCTGCCTCTTGTGTCTTCACTTCAAGGTCTTTTATTGCTTGATTTACCTCATCCTCTACTTTAGAAAATGCCTCTGAAGCTTCAGTCTTCTTTGTTGTTTTTGCTGAGAGAACAGTAGTCAACTCGTCTAATTCCTTCTGGGTAGAAGCTAATACTGCATCAGCACTCTCCTTGGCGGCTCTTTTCTCCCCAACACTTGTTGCTGCATCTAGTAGCGCTTTATCAGCGGCATCCATCTCCCTTTGAGCTGCATCACGGATTCCCTTCTTTGTATTAAAAAGTGATCTGGCATCTTCAACAGCCTTCGTGGCTGCAGCGACTGCTTCCTGAGATGTGGCGAGTGCTTCTCTGCCAGCTAACGAGCTTGAAGAAGCTTGTAATGCATCTGCAGCTGCTATTTTCTCATTAAGAGCATCCTCTGCTTTTTTCAGTGAATCATCTGCTTCAGAAAGTGCAGTTGAAACTTCATTCTTCTTAGAGGTTGCCTTTACAAGCTGTTCCTCTGCACCTCCTAACTCCTTTTGAGCTTTCTCAACACCCTGCTGTGATAAATCTCTAGCAGCCAGCTTATTAGTAACAGCTTCTTGTGCTTCCTGTGCAACTTGTGTTGCTTCGTCGAGCTCCTTCTTGGCAGAATCTGAAACAGTCTTTTTCAGATTAAGGGCTGCTGCTGCTTCATCTGCACTCTTCTGTGCAACTGCTGCTGCCTCTGCAGATAGATTGCGAGTACTTGCAGAACTAGCAGTTGCAGTTGTCGCATCAAGAGAAGCTTTCTTAGAGGCTGCCTCTTGTGTCTTTATTTCAAGGTCCTTTAATGCTTGATCTACCTCTGCCTCTATAGTAGAAAAAGCCTCTGAAGCTTCTGTCTTCTTTGTTGTCTTTGTCGAGAGAACTCTAGATAATTCTTCCAATTCCTTCTGGGTAGATGCTAATACTGCAGCCGCACTCTCCTTAGCAGCCCTCTTCTCCCCAACACTTGTTGCTGCATCTAGAACTGCTTTATCCGCTGCTTCCATTTCCTTTTTAGCAGCATCTAGAATTCCCTTCTTTGTATTAAAAACGGATCTAGCATCCTCTACAGCCTTCGTGGCTGCAGTGACTGCTTCCTGAGATGTTTCGAGTGCTTCCCTAGCAGCTAAAGAGCTTGAAGAAGCTTGCAATGCATCTGCTGCCGCTATTTTCTGATTAAGATCTGCCTCTGCTTTTTTCAGTGAATCATCTGCCTCAGAAAGTGCAGTTGAAACTTCGTTCTTCTTAGACGTTGCCTTTACAAGCTGTTCCTCTGCACCTCCTAACTCCTTCTGAGCCTTCTCAAAACCCTGCTGTGATAAATCTCTAGCAGCCTGCTTATTAGTAAGAGCTTCTTGTGCTTCCTGAGCAACTTGTGTTGCTTCATCAAGATTTTTCTTAGCAGAAGAGGCAATAGTCTTTTTCAGATTAAGGGCTGCTGCTGCTTCATCTGCACTCTTCTGTGCTATTGCGGCTGCCTCTGAAGATAGGTCGCGAGCGCTTGTGGTAGTCGTCTTTCCAGTTAAGGTATCAACTGCCTCCTTTAGCACTGCAGCATCTTGCGTCTTTCCTTCGAAATTCTTCAATGCCTGATTCACTTCATCCTCTACTTTAGAAAAGGCCTCTGAAGCTTCGGTCTTCTTTGTTGATTTTGATAAGAGAACATTCGTCAAATCAGTAAACTCCTTCTGGGCATCTGCCAACACTGCATCGGCAGCTTCCTTGGCTACCTTCTTCTCTCCAACGCTTTTTGTAGCATCAACTAGGACTTTATCAGCGGCATCCATCTCCTTTTGAGCTGCATCAAGAACTCCCTTCTTTGCATTAAAGAGTGTTCTGGCCTCATCAACGGCCTTTGTGGCTGCAGCGACTGCTTCCTGCGATGTAGCGAGTCCTGCTCTATCAGCTAGAGAGTTTGAAGAAGCCTTTAGTGCATCTGCTGCAGCTATTTTCTCATTAAGAGCATCTTCCGCCTTCTTCATTGAGTCACTTGCCTCAGACAATGCAGTTGAAACTTCATTCTTCTTAGAAGTTGCCTTTACAAGCTGTTCCTCTGCATCTCCTAAGTCTTTCTGCGCTCTCTCGACACCCTGTTGTGATAAATCTTTAGCAAGTGTCTTTTTAGCGAGAGTTTCCTCTGCTTGCTTCACTGCCGCATCTGAAACATCAAGCGCCGCCTTGGCTGAAGTTCTTTGTGTTGTTTTAACTGAAAGAGTTGCAGCTGCATCGTCTACATCCTTCGCCGCCTTCGTAACCGCATCAAGGGCTAATTTCTTATCCGCGCTTGTTGCTGTACCTTTTTCTAATGCATCAAATACATTTTTCATTTGATCTGCATATGCTTTCTTTTGCTGAAGATCCGCAGCAGCCTGTTCAAACTCTTTTTGTGCTCTTGAATAGGCCTCAGATGCTTCTACTTTCATATTTTTCTTAAAAAGAAGAGTTTGCTGAACCTCTGTTAATGTATCATCTGCAGTATCCAATGCAGAATCTGCAAAAATCTGAGCTTGTTTCTTACTTGCAACAGTAGCCGCAGCTTTTCTTGCAAGTTCATCTGCAGATACAAGATCAGACTTCTTTGTCACACGTGCTGCGATCATATCTTCTAGACGCTTATTTGCATCAGTCGCCTGCTGCCGCAAGGCCTTTACTTGAGCATCAAGTAATTCTTTGCCACCTATTTTATTTTGCTCTGCAACAATGGAATCTAAACTATCTTGATATGCCTTTAATTCAGCCTTTGTACGTACCAAAAATTCTTCGCCGCGCAAAACTTCATTATTTATTTCTGAAAAAGAGGTTGATGCAGCGTTCTTCTTAGAGGTTGCATCTGCAAGTTTTCCTGTAGCATCGTCTAATTGGTCTTGCGCTTCCTTAAGAGAATTGGCCGCCGAGTCCTGTATCAATCTTTTCTCAGAAAGCGCTCCCTCTGCATCTCTAAGGAGTTTCTTTGCAGTATCAAGTTCTCCCTTTACGTTATCAAGGATTGCCTTTTTCAAAGAATGTGTTTGATTTATACTTGCTACATCAGCGAGGGCCTTATCCTTTGCTTCCTTTGCCATACGAAGATCTTCTTCCTTCGCGCCCTTTGCAACCAATGAATCATACTGATCTCCGTACCTTTTCGCTGCATCTACCTTTTTTGCAAGATCAGATGCTAGATCATCGACCTCCTTTGAAATGTTTTCTACACTTTCTTCAATCGTCTTTTTTGCCGCCAACTTTCTACTCACTGTATCAGCTGCCTCCTTCGCAGCGTCCTCAGAAGCTTTCAAATTAGATTCGGCAAGAGAATGAGCACTCTTCTTACGTATCATTGCATCATTCGCCGCCTTCGCAAGTTCATCTGCTTTTACACTTTCCTGGAAAGAAGCATCTTTTAGAGCTCGTTTGTTATCTAATACCACCTTTGCATCATCCGCCTCTTTCTGTAACGCCTTTGCAGTATCTGAAAGCTCGTCTGCTGCTTGAGAAAGTTCTGCCTTGCTGCGTACACTGCTTGCGGCCTTTGTGTATGCATTCACAACAGCTTGCTTCTGTAAAATAGCGGCGCTTTGATCATTTATCTCATCATCAACCGTTTTAAGAGCTTCTTCACGCTGTTTCTTCAGTGCCTTTGCTGAAACAACTTTTGCATCTGCATCATTTGCTGCTTTTTTAGCTAAGCGCAGATTTTCTTCTGCTGTATTCTTAGCTGCCTCCTTTACTGCAAGTTTATTAAGGGCATCTGTAACCATACTATTAGACTCGGCAACTTCATCTTCTAAATTCTTTACTACAGACTTCTTTATTTGTAGATTCCTGGTATAAAACTCAACTTCCGCTTGAGCATTATCGGCTGCTTTCTTTGCAAGATCGCGATCTGCTTTGGATGCCCCACTTGCCTCTAATGAATTTAGTTGTTCACTGAAACGGCTAGCGGCCAACTTCTTCTCTCCAAGAGTTACTTCAATATCTTTCAATTCTTTCTGAACATCATTCAGTGCTCTAGATTTTATTGCCTTTTCAGAAAGAAGATCATCCACTTCTTTTGATGCAGCCTCTAAGGCGGCATTTGCTTCATCTACACTATTCTTTGCAGCTCTTTGCGCAGCTTCTTTCTTTGTTAGCATACCCGTTGCAGAATATAATCTGGAAAGAGATTCCTTGAGACTTGACTCAATCGTCTCACGTGCAGTTTTCTTCTGAGCAAATCTTGTTGTCGCACCGAGAAGATCTTCTGATGCAGTGGCGGCCGACTGAGCAATACTATCTTTTGATGATTTAGATAAAAATTTAAGCTGCGTCTGTTTCGCGAACTGTTCATATAAACTTGCCGCCGTTTTCTTCTCAACTAAATGAGAAGCTGATTCCGCGATTTCCGTCTGTATCTTTGAAACAGCTTCTTCAGCCATATCCTTTCCTGTCTTTGCTAATTGAAATTGCGTCATGCTCTTTGAAAACTCATCGTCGGCCTCCTTCAGTGATTTTTCTGCAGATTCCATTAAAGTCCTTTTTTGTGCAAGTCTCTGAGCTGCAGTGTCTGCCGCTTTTGCAGCAGACTCTGAAAGATTCTTTGCACTGGTCATTGCAGATTTCTTTGCATTCACAATAGCTTGTTGTTGAGTAACTTCTGCAGCCGCATCGCTCGCTGCTTTTTTGGCTGCATCACGCTGCGCCTTTGATGCACCAGACGCCGTCAACTCCTTTAATTCATCACTAAAACGAGCTGCAACAGCTTTTTTGCTTGCAAGTAACTGAGAGGCTTCTCCAAATTCTTCAGATATCTTGGCCAAAGCTTCATCAGACTGTTTCTTCATAAGTGTCTTTTTTGAAGACGTTTCAACTGCCTCATCTAAATATTTTTTTGTTATATCAATCACATTTTGAGCATTTCTTACCTTTTCAGACTTTTCCATAACTGTTTCAGCTGCTTCTGATGCAGCTGCATTTGCCTCATCTACAGACTGTTTTGCGGCCTTACGCTTTCCAATGGCATTCATATGATTTGTAAGGGCATCTGCTGCATCTTTTTTAAGGCCAGTTAATACAAGAGAAGACGTTGTCTTATCTGCATCAGCAGCAGTCTTTTTTAATGCACCCGATAATGCATCTTGATATGCCTGTACAGCCTGCTTTTTCCCTGCAATTGTTGCCATCATCTCTGATACTTCATTATCCACACGAGAGAGCGATTCGTTTGCTGCAGTTTTAGCAGCAAGAGTTATATTGTGTTTTGCAGTAGCAGTTGTTAGATCATCCGATACACGTGTGAGAAGTGAATCAGCGGCATTTTTTGCAGCTTGCTTCTCTGTAAGTTGTTTACTAGCAGATTTGGCTGCTGCATCCGCTGCCGACTTAGACCTAGTTGCTAGATCAAGGGCTGCCTTCTTCGCGCTAACCATTGCAAGTGCATCATCGACTTCTTTTGCTGCAACTGCTGCTAGATTCTTTGCTGCATCCACGTCTACCTGTTTCGCCCCTTTCTTTAGCAATGCATCCACCTGTGCTTTTAAAAGTCCGCTCTTTGTAATTGCATCATTAAAAATACTTTTTGCATCATCCACTTTCTTTAAAGCTACTACTACAGCCTCTTGTGTACTCTTCTTTGCTTGATCTGCAGCAGCCTTTCTTGCTGTAGCAGATGACAGATCGGTGGTAGCTTTTGCAACTCCTAGTTCTGCAGCTTCTTTTACAGCCTTTTTTGATGTAACCCCCTTTAATGAATCAGCGACAGTTTTTGCTGCAGCCTCATATGCTTGTTTTGCTGCAAGGGCAGATGCCTTCTTTGAAGAAAAAGTGGTTGTAGCTGTGCTAACATCACTCATAGCCTTTGCAACCCTTTCTGCAAGTTCACCTTGGACATCTTTGATTCCACCTTTTGTTCCTATTACCGCAGCAGCGGCTGCTGCATCTTTGTAGGCTTGTGAGACTGCTCTTAGTTCTGCCACTTTCATACCCTGTTTTGAAAATTGAGATGAAACTTCAGATGCAGCTTCTGCAGTTGCTTTCTTTCTAGCTATACTTCCTGTTAATGCATCCATTGCATTCTGAAAAGCTGCTCGTGTACGTGTAACTGCTGCCCCTGCTAGAGTTGCGGTGGTACTTTTTGTAGCGAGGGTTACCGATGCAGTTCCTGCACTTTGCTTAGCACTCTCTGCAATCACTTCCTTACCAAATCGTGTCCTTGTTTTTTCTATAAGGAGCGTACCTGCATCTGTTGCCGCCTTTGTTATTAAAGTTGTATCTTGCCGTGTAGCTAGTTTAGCGGCTGCATTTGCGGCTGCATTTGTGGCTGCATTCTGTGCAGCTTTTCTAGCGGCATTACTTAAAAATTCTTCAGCCCGCTTAACTGCCGCTTCCGCAATAGCATCATCTGCCTTTGTAGCTAAAGAAGAAGCACTTTCTCTGGCTGCCGCTTCCGCAATAGAATCTGCTGAGGCTCTTGCAGCAGCCGCCGCTGCATTTGAAGATACCTGGTTTCCAATAGCTTTAGCCGCGGCTCTTTCTGCTATACTGGAAGCGAACTCAGTTGATTCTGACATTGCTGCTGCAGTAACAGCATCTTGAGCAGCCTTTGCGGCAGCTGTATTTGCAGCAGTCTGCGCCGCTGTCTCTACTGCAATCTCTCCAGGTGATACGACTTTACCTGCAGAACTTAGAGCAGCATTATCCAATGCTTTCAATGCAAGCTTATCTGCAGATTCCGCTGCGGCTGAACTTGTAGCTCCTATAGCCTTACGAGCTGCGACCCGAGTAGCTGTTTCTGCAGCAGTATCAGCAGCTAACTTTGCAGCGGCATCTGCAGCAGCCTTTGAACCAATACTCCCCACTACAGATGATGCAATCGCTGAGCGGGCTTTCTTTTTTGCTGCAGCTTCTGTTGCAGCTGAAGCAGCACTTCTAGCTGCATCTGCTGCCGCCTTTTCTGCAACAGGGCTTGCTGATTTTTTTGCAGATTTTGTTAAGAGTGCTTTAAACAATTGACCACCCGACTGCATATGTTCTCTAAAGATACATCTGAAAATCTCTTTGATCATACTAACCTCACCATACTGTCGTTAGGTTATTATGAATAAGTATATTGTATATTAATCTGTACGAGATCTCCACTGTGTCGAACATACATTGCAAATGTAGATGTATTTGAGCGCTGCAGAATCATACTTCATGTAAATCACATCCTTCTCAACTCCTCCAACATTTGTCGGACAGGTCTCCTTGGGACACTTAATCGTCTTGATGTGCGGAAGCGTCTGATCCTGACGAGTAAATTCATTCAGAAGAATCTTGTATCCCTCACTGGCCCTCTGCTGCAGATAGGTCTCTGTGATCAAGCCTCCATCTGAATCCTTCTCGCTATATCCACATCGGCGACAAAGACGATTGAGAGTCTTCGTATCAGAAGAGCTCTGTGCAGCTCCACTTACAGTACCTGCGTCCAAATACAAATAATATCCATCCTTAGGGCAAAATTTCATTTCGTTGCCTATTCCCTACCAAGGATCAACGTTCATTTTTAGGCAGTTACCCTTATGAGAAATCATTGAAGGCATCAACTAAGAGGCCAAGACCAACTCCTCCCGCTAAGGCAACACCTAGAATCATAAGACTAAGCCCGCCAATCTGATTTGAAACACTGGGTTCCTTCTTCTTCTCCTGCGAAACAAAGAGTAGATATCCGGGAATAAAGAAAAGGATTCCAACAAAGATAAAAATAACCTGTGCTGAAATGAAGCCGATACCGAGACCAAACCCTTGTTTAATCATTGTTTTAAGGCTCGCCATTCTTTTCTAGAAGAAGAAGTTCTTTATGAAGCAACCTCCATCGCGTACTCCCTCTCATTCCATATGGAATATCATTGTAAAGAGTTTCTGAATACTCTATATTTTTCACTATAATTTTCTTCAAAGAGGCCAGTGTTTTCTCTTTAAAAGTATCAGGTAATTCTTCTTGTATTAATTTAAAATATCCAGATCCTCGAAGCTCTGATAGAGTAAGTGCGATAAGTTGGTGTTGAACAAAGGCTGCATAGGTGGATGCTAATGGGTGTGCCAGGGTATAAGAACTATACCCTGGTTCGTGAGAAAGAGGATTTGTATCAAGTAAAGCTTTCAAAGATAAAAGAACCATTGAAAGACTCATTGTACTCTGCCAACTAGGACCGCTGTAGGTGCCTAAAATAGATAGGCATACCTTTCCCTCCACATAAAGATTTGGGTGAAAACGAGTTGTTCCATCGGTTGTGAGTACGTTTACTTTGGGTGGTGAGAATGGATAGTCGTCTGGAAAAGTGAATTGAAAAATGAAAAAACAGCCCTCGAACGGAGTGTCTTCTGGGCCTTGGATAAGGGCTTTACCTTTTGTAATGCTGGCTTCATCAGGAAAGTAGTAAATTCCCATGTCGCGCATAGTCGGATCAACTACCTGCGGTATCTCTTTCATCAGTCTTTTTGACATGCATGTATTTACTGGTTTGTAGATAAGAGCCTCTTTAGGAGGTGCTGCCCGCGTAAATTTGACTTTGAAAAAAACGGAGGCCAAATCAGCAAACAGGATGGGTACTCTTCTCGCGTTGAAGGGGCATCCGCTAGGAGATTTCCTGGCAAAGAGGAGCAACTGTAAACCGAATGAAGCGAGTGTCGCGGGAATGACGGGCGGTGGTCGTTGGCTTGTAACAGATGATGATTATCCTGAGTTTCTTGATCTGATGCATGACTATCTCTTCGTAAAGGGAAATCGGTCGGTGAATCTGGTCGAACAGCCGCGTCTTAACTCGCATAAGCCGCTGCTGATTGACCTGGACTTCCACTATCCTGAAGGAAAAGGACTGAACCGCAGTTTCACAGAGGAACACATTCGCACGTTTTGCGCAAAGCTTGTAGACGGACTTGAACACTTCTTTACACTTCCTCAAGACAACGAAACTCTTAGATTCTTTGTAACTCTGCGACCTTCACCGTACCAGGATAGTAAGAAGAAGATCGGGAAGGATGGTGTTCACATCGAGTGTCCTGATCTCTGTCTTTCGAACGAGAAGCAAAAGGTGCTGCGTTCATGGCTTCTTGGCCAGAAGATCGTAGAAAGTTGCTTTTCGGGAACAGGGTACGATAACCCGGATGAGGAAGTCTATGATGAGTCCATGACGAGAAAGCAAGCATGGTTCTTCTATGGTGAGAGCAAACCCGACATTCCGCGGTACGAGCTCGCCCACGTCTTCTCGTACAATCCGACAACTCGGGCTCTCGACGTCGGCGACGTGGCCGAGTATACGCCGCGCGAGCTGATGGAGCTTCTCTCACTCCGCTACAATCTCGTGGCTGATTCAACGACCATCCGTGATGCAGTCGTGGGAGAGTACACAGCAATTCTGAATCCTCCTCTTCCAAAGGTTAAGGAGCCAGAGGTGAATGCTGCCCCAGTTCTAGAGGCGGTTTCAAACTATATTACTCAGCTTAGCGAGCGTAATGAAGAGGATAAGAACATCATTCGTACCATAGTCCTCAACTGTCTTTCGGTTGCGAGAGCGAATGCGTATGATACCTGGATTCGCGTGGGATGGTGTCTTCACAACATCGAGCCTTCAGAAGATATGTTCAAGCTCTGGGTCGATTTCAGCCGAAAGTCGCCCAGTTTCCAGGAGAGCGAAGTAGCCAAGTGGCGGCGCGACTGGTTTGGTCGGATGCGAAAGGATGGAGATGGGCCTCGCCTAACCGAGATGTCGTTGCGCAAGTGGGCGCGGGACGACAACCCTACTGCATATCAGGAAATCATCGACAATAATATCTTAGAGTATATTCGTACAACTCTTGATGCAACTCACTTTCATGTTGCAACCTTGATGCAGAAGCTCTATAACTCGAACTACGTAGCCTCGATCAACCAGAAAACAGTTGAGTGGTACTTCTACGATGATGCGATCAACATGTGGCGCCATCTCAATCAGGGTATGCAGCTCCGCCGTAATATCAGTTTCGATGTAGCTACTTACATCAGCAAGGCCTGTCAAAAGATCTCAAATGAAGCACTCACTGCAAAGAATAATGATGTGCGTGAACACTACAAGGCGAGGCTTGAGAAACTTCTTAAAATCCAGATGAATCTCTACACAACGGCCTTCGTCGAGTCGACAATGAAGATGGCATCCACCTTCTTCTGCCAGGAGGACTTCCACACAAAGCTCAACAGCAACGTCTTCCTCTTCGGTTGTGCAAACGGTGTTCTCGAGCTTCGTTCCCGCTCCGCAGAGGTGATCCCGCCCTCCATCACAAAAGAGCACGTCGTCTTCCGTGACGGCCGCCCCGAGGACTATGTGAGCTTTCTTGCAGGCCAGGGAGGCCTTGATGTTCCTCCCATCAACTACATTCCGTTCAAGAATCTGAACGAGGAGCAGCGCGGCTACCTCGTCGAGCTCAAGGACTTCTTCACGAAGATCATGCCCCGCCCCGAGGTGAAGGCCTATCTACTCCGTCTCATTGCGAGCTGTCTGGAGGGCACAAACAGGGAGCAGTGCTTCTACTACTTCACGGGTAAGGGCGGTAATGGTAAATCCAAGCTGCAGGATCTCTGTCGCCTCACGTTCGGTGATTACTGGACGTCCATGGCGACAACAGTTCTCACGAGGAAGCGGCCCGACAGTGGCGCGGCGAACCCAGAGATCATGGTGGTGAAGAACAAGCGCTTCATCACGATGCAGGAGCCAGACGACAAGGAGCCGATCAACACGAGCCGCATGAAGCAGTTCAGTGGTGAAGATATTATTGAGGCCCGAGCCCTCTTCCAGGACCAGGAGAAGTTCAAGATCACGGGCAAGCTCTTCATGCTCTGTAATGATCTGCCTCCCGTGAACAGCATGGACGGTGGCACCTGGCGACGTATTCGGGTCGTCCCTTTCGAGAGTAAGTTCGTAACTGCGGAGGATCCGGACTACATTGCAAAGAAGCCGAACGTCTATCTGAGGGACGGTGAGATTGACCACAAGTTCATGCTGTGGCGCGAGACCTTCCTCTCATGGCTGGTGGACATCTACGAGAACGAGTATCTCGTGAAAGGGCTCGAGCCCATTCCTGACATTGTGAAGAATGCGGCATCGGAGTACAAGGAGTCGTACGATACCTTCGCAAAGTTCCGCAATGAGAGAATTCGCAAGTCGGTGGGAGAGCAGTGCGATTTCAAGCAGATCAATCGTGCCTACACACAGTGGCTGAGCGATGGAAGACGCTCGGGTAGCAAGTTAAATCCTAAGAGTCTTCAGAGTCGTCTAAATGACGAGTATGGAGAACCTTCCGATGGAAAGACTTACAAGCACATTGTTGTGTTCGGTGATGAGGGAGATGTGGAGGAGTTTGATGCTAAGGCCTCCTAGGCGTACCTCAGCAACACCTGTGAAATCACCACTCCAAGTGCAAACATAACAAGCAGGGTAATAACGCTACTCGCAGTACTCCGTACTGAACGACCCACATAGAGACTGATAAAAATAGAAACTAAGAGATAGCTGCTAAAGAAAAATACAAGAACATAATCCTGCAATGTTTTTAATGTAGGCTGTGAAGGAAGAGCCAGTTTACGTTCCATGAACTCTTGTTCATATGTCTGAATTGCATCTTTAGAATCTGTAATTTTTCCTTTCAATTGTGCAACTGTCTGAGTGAGTTGATTGGAAAGATCTTCCGCTGTTCCTAAATTTTTATTTACACGTATATATTCATCCACCATATCCTGTGAACTTGCAAGTAGGGTCGTTGCATTCAGTTTACGATTTGATAGACCCTGTTCTACTTGAAACCCTTCCATACTACCATATGAACTTAAAAATAAGGAGACTCTTTGATCCCCCTTATTTTAGAGTGTGTAAGGTCGTGTCTCTATCGCCCAGCATACGATGCACAGAGTCCACCAATATCGACACCGGAAATATCTCCAATGCCAAATGCTAACCACCATGGGCCCGTGGGTGCAGGGGTAGCAGGTTTAATGGGTTCTTCACGAACTGTCGACTTTTTCTCATACCAGTGATTTTGATCGCGCACATTTCGCGTGTATGTATATCTTACTACAAAAATCATAGTATCGATTGCTAATAAGATAAAACCAACATAAATAACAAGAGAATAACTTACAACATCGATCCTTGCAAGATACGCAAAAATACAAAGGATCAACATAGATAGAAGAAAGATCTGTAGAAAAAAGAGCGTATCCATCTTATTATTATATGCGTACTCGTTAATCTGGTTTTGTTTTGTAGCCATATCATAATTATATATTTCTGTTCTATCCATTCTACTTTGGCGAGTCATTTACTTTCTGAATAGATAGAGTAAGATACCAACCGCAGTTAAATTCAGAAATGTATAAAGAGCAAGGCTATTCTTTGCATATCGATTCTTCTCAACTGAATACTCGAGTCTATCCTGCCGTAGTTTAACTTCATTTTCGTAGTCGAGATCGTTCATTCTCGCCCTAAGTCCTGTTATATCAATAGAAGAATCTTGGAATGTTTCTATGGGAAACGCTTGAGATGAATAGGAATCCTGAGAGGCAGATGGAGAGACTAAATTAGCATCTTCGCCCTCAAGTTGAACCCTCTCCATAAACTCTAAAACGGAAAGAAGGTCTTCAAGTCTTGCACGGAAGTAAATGTATTTTTGTTGTGAAGTTTTATTAGGACTGCCGAGATGAACGGATGTTTGATAGTCTTTCAAGTAGTATGCATATCGTTGTAAACTGTAACAATATTCTCTCTGCGTGGATGAAGCTAGCATATAAAAACTGTGCTGGTTGCCAAGAATATATCGGCCATCCTTTTTGGCGACATCTAGGAGAGCATCAAACTGGTTTTGTGTAATAAGGCCATTTCTATCTCTATCGAGCTTCTCAAGAAGAATACTTTTCTCACCAAAAGGCTTCTCGGCATCCTGTTTTGATTCAAGGGCCAGTGCATTTTTTGTACAGGTTGTGTCCATATCCCTACCATATGAACTTATAATTAAGAAAGCTCAAAGAGCTTTCTTAATTATAAGATTCATCGGTTAGTTCGTCGTTGGACATAAAAGTTAAGAAAGTTTTAACTTTCTTAACTTTTAGTCACGATGTTATATCATTATGATGTTTTTAGCCAAGTAATTATAGAGAGAGTTATAATTAAAGAGCTTCCTAAAGCAAGAGTTAGAGGATTTGATAAATTATACAAAATGTTAAAAATAGAAGCAAAGAATCCTTGTCTTACTTGAGGAGGACCGGGAACCCATGAAAGATTCAACTCAAATCCAAAATAACTTGCCGAGAGACCGATAAACATCATGGTAAAAAAGATAGAGAGTGCAACCAAAGCAAAAAGAGAGCCTTGCTGAAGAGGACGGCCAATTGGAAACCAGCTCTCAGTTTGATTCACTTTTTGATTAAGATTCGTGATACTCTGTGCGCGATCTTTTGCAGTATTTACATTATCTGTGAGGTCATTTAGTTCCTTCTGTAATGTAACAACTTCCTCTTGCAATGTGTAATTACTATTTGGGAGAGATCGTTTTGCTCGTATTTGATCTTGCACACATGAAATTGTATCTACGATCTGCTTTTCAAGACTCTTAAGTGTTACATCATTCGGTGAAGCATCTAACATATTTTTAGTTGCATCATGCCACGCATAAAATCGAGATTGATCTGTAACTCTATTTAAAACTGTGGCGTCGTTACAAGCCGATGGCATCCTAATTAAGGAACACAAACTCTGTAAATGTCGTAAAGACCTGCAGAAGGGCTCGGCCGTGTAATCTTTATAATATCTCCAGGGAGAAGACCTAGTACACGTGCAATAATATCTTCATGGAAGCGGATCATAGGAAGATTGCCCTTTGAGCGAATATAGTTCTGTTTCATGAACTCAGCATGTTCCTCAGGAGGAAGCTTCTCATGAGGAGGAACAAGAGTGTGATCACGAGGATCATAGACGAGAGTGTGTGCCTTGAAGAAGCGGATACGAAGCTTATTCTTCAGCCACTCGTCGAGGGCCGCCTTGTGAAACACATCTGCCACATCCTCTAGAAGAATAACAATCACTTCTGTTGTGAGAGGGTCTACTGAATTAGCATCCTCTGTGTTCGTGAGGCTGGAGAGGAAACCATAAATCTTTTGCTTTAGCTTCTGAAGACTGTAGACAACGCGGCACTTCGTGATCGGGCTATCAGGATTTGTCTTCGTTACATCAATCTGGAAAGAGGTCTGGCCAATCGCCATGGCCTCAATCTCCCAAGGACTGAAACGCTCATAGTCCTTTGTCTCGTATCCATTTTCCTTTAGGATCTTTATAAGAGTAATTCTGCTCCTATAAAGAACATCAAGATCTTCGTAACTCATTCTACTTATTCAGGGTGTTTGAATAGTATCAATTTTATCACCGGTTGAATTTATCACTGGTTGAACTCACCGGTTGAACTTACCGGTTGAACTCATGGTTCGCGAATTACATTCACACGGACATTTCCTCCATAGGGTGATGGTGCGCCTCCACCCGCTTGAGCAGGAGCACTTGCACGTTTCATCGCACTGCGGATAGGTTGCTGCGTGCCACCGAGTCCTTGGGCCCTTAGAGCAGACTCTGAGGTGTCGACGGACAGTGTAGGCGGTGCGCCGGGTATTCCTGAGGCGAGAATGTTCGCGGCAGGAGAAGTCTGCATGGGGAACTCCTCTTCCTCTGAAGAAGGAAAGGCTGGCGGTGAAGGAAGCATGGCTGCAACCTGTGCACTGTTCATCGGGACAACCATATACGGGCTCGCGGGTGCGGGCTGTGAAGGCGGGGGCGGGGGTGGAGGTGGAGGTGCCGCTGCAACCGGTTGAAGAGGAGCTTCTTCCTTTGCTTCTTCTTGTGCTGGCACAGGTAAAGCACCAAGGCCCGACAAATCCTCAGGTCTCACGACATCTTCCTCGACAGGTTGGACAAATTCAGGAACTACCGTATCAACAATAAGTCTCTGGGGAAGTGGTGCCTTCAGGGCCGCCTCCTGTTCCGTACGACTGAGACGCTGGAGTGCCGGTGGAGAAAGTGTCTGCAGATCTGCCGTCGTGAGATAGCGCATCCCAATGTTCATGTAGGTGGAGAGTTCCTGTTCGAGCAGTTTGAAGGCATACGGGATCTCAATCTTTGAAAAGGTTGCCGTACTTCTCTTGATCGGGGGCACAAGTTCCAGATTCGTAACCGTTTCTCCAATATACCGCACGGGGCCATCACAGAGAGAACACACAAATTTCTTCTCCCCTTCGTTATAAATAGGAATTGTGCCACAGCCGTTGCAGACAGTAAATTCTGTTCCATCTGCGCGCTTCATATAGGATTCATGGACGAAGGAGGCAATTCCATGCCCAATAATTGCATCGCGTTCCATCTCTCCAATACGTAGACCACCCTGGTTTCCACGTCCTCCTGTCGGCTGATGCGTTCGCTGTTCTCTGCGACCTTCTGCACGCGCGTTCCACTTGTCTTCCGTCATGTGCTTGAGGCGCATCGTGTAGACATTTCCAACAAAAAAGGTGGACGGTACCATCACACCCGTTGTTCCATCATACATCATCTCTTCACCCATCGGCTCCATGCCGAGAGTATCTCTCAGAACCTTACCAATAGCTTCTGCAGGGCTACCCGTGTTCATAAAGGTGGTTGCATTTCCAATGGCGCCCAGCAGCGCCGCCGACTTTCCAAGAAGTGATTCGAGCAACTGGGCAATCGTCATACGAGAAGGAATTGCGTGCGTGTTCATGATCATATCGGGCACAATACCAGACTCGGATCTCGGCATGTCGTGTCCGCGGATAGCCATGCCCAGTGTGCCCTTCTGCCCGTGGCGATTGGAGAACTTGTCTCCCAGCTCTGGTGTTCTGTACTGAGATACACGCACCTTCACCAGCGCCCTCTTAGCATTGTTCAACATCACCGCAACCTTTTCTACACGCCCCGTTGTCCAGACCTGTGCCGTTAAACTTGCGTCGCGAATCTCTCCAGACTCGCCCTGGATGTAGCGGCCCACAAGAACTGTTGTCTCGTCGACCCACTCTCCCTCACGAATGATTCCGCGCTCATCCAGCTTACTGTAATCAAGTCCAGCCCTGAGATTTGTCCAGGGAGGATACTTCGCGGGATTCGCAATTCTCGACTCGGTGTGTGCGGCTGCATCATCTTCTTCAAAGATCTCATAGCTTCGGAACGACATATTGTGGAAGAGGCCTCTTTGGAGTGCATCTGCATTCATCACGATACCGTCCTCCTGATTGTAGCCAGAGAAGCAGCCCATTGCCAATATGATATTATGTCCATAGGCCATTTTTCCATTCGCCACATGGTCGTAGTACAGTGTGCGAACAAGAGGTGCCTCCGAATAGCAAGAAACATGGACCTGGTTGTCGAACCGAGATGGGTAGTTGCTTGCGTACACAGAGACACCTTGTTTGCTCTGGGAACAGCTGAGCTGGTTACGCGGAGACTGGTTGTGATTTGCATACGGGATCATGCTAGTCATCAGACCAAACATGGTGGAGGGGTGAATTTCAAGGTGGCTCGAGTTCGACTGGATCTGCTCAGGGAAACAGGCCACATACATTTCGTTCGCTTCATACGGGTCCACATACTCAATGCAACCAATATGGGGAAGAAGAAGTTCCTTGTAGTCCTCCAAGACCGGTGCCTCTTTGGATGCAAGAGGATCAAAGAACCGGTTACTGGAAAGAGTGAAGTCCTGTGTGGGACCGAAGGATCCGAGGATCAGATCTCTCCAGCGCTTGGCGCCTCGAAGCTTCTGCGCAGGAACAACACCTCCTTTCATTAAATGGATGAGAGGACGGATCGGACGGCCTTCGTCGACATAGAGGAAGACTTGGCGGTCGCGAATGTTGAAGCCAATGCTCGCTGAAGGAGGAAGGCATCCCGTCCACTTCATGCATTTCAGAACCTCCACGAGAAGCACAGGTCGTAGCGTAAATCCCATGATTCCCGAATTGATGAACACAGGCACCCCACGCATAGAGACATCCGGTGTTACATCTTCGCAGGGGATCACACCTGCTCGGCTGAGAAGCCATTCTGAGATGGCGGTGGGAGAGCAATAGGTGCTAATCGCAGCCAGGGTGCTAAGATTCTTTGTGATACCAATGGAGGCGCCGCCAGGAGTTTCATTTGTGCAGAAGTAGCCAAATTGGCTGGTGTGAAGACGACGAGGGCCCTGCAGTTTCATGCCCGTGTCGAAGTTGAGAAGAACACGACGGCAGTGTGAGAGGAAGTCCATGTAGGAAAGACGCGAGAGGGCTTGGAGAACACCCTCTGCACCCTCGCCCCACTTCCCCTTGAATCCGCGGGTAATTCCCTCCGTGATGTACTTTGTCTGCAGTAGCGTAGCCAATGTGCCGGGAGAGAAGAGATTCTTGAAATTCTCTCCTGTGTAGATACTGCTGTTGTATTTGTACTCCTTGTCGAGTGTCTGGGTTGCAAGCTTCACCCACTTCGAATAGACATCCTGGAATAACATACGCGTTAAGAACCCGCTGGTGAGACATCTCTGGTTGCGCGTGTCATCCCTGTCGGTTCTCTGGTCGATTCCTGAGTGGACACGGAGGATTTTGCGCACACATTCGCCTAGGAACATTGCACGGGCGTAGGGGCGGTCCTCCACGTGAACAAAAAGGTGGTTGTGGAGAACGTCGAGAACGTGCTCAACACCGAAGCCCTTTGTGAGGACACGAATGTACTGCACCGCGCTGAATGTGTCCAAGAAAGGATGGGCGTGGACAATAGACTCCTGGAGCAAGGGCATGAGCAGTTTTGCCTCATCGGAGTCGAAGTTGGGGAAGATCATTTGGAGAATGTCCTTGTCGGACTGGATTCCGAGGGCACGGAAAAGCAGAAAAATAGGAACAGACTTACGAACGAATGGAATGCTCACTTCCATTGTGTTTGCGCGACGATCGAGAGTGAATCCTATGCGCCGGATTTGGCGCGTCTTCGGATTGAGACAGGAGATTGAGCCATAGAGAGAGAACTTCGGATCACGCTCCTGATTCTGCACATAGAGTGTATTGAATGCCTGTTCCTGGCGAGTGATGAGCACCTTCTCAGATCCATCAATGATGAAATAGCCGCCGTAATCATATTCGCACTCGCCCGCCTCCTTTAGAAACATAGGAGGCTTCTGGTGCAGAACGCAGAAGCGGGAGTGGAGAAGAATAGGGATGCGGAAAAGAGGGAAACGCGAGAGGGACGGGTCCGATTTCGCGTCGAGCTCAAGGACTCTCGGCTCACCCGAAGAATCGGGTTTCGAGAAGGTGATTCGGATGGTGATATCCGCTTGTACAAGGCTGGAATAGGTTAGATTACGGAGTCTCGCTTCGCTAGGAAACAGAAGACGGACTTCATCACCTCCTTGGAGACGAAGTGTGGGAGAGCCAATAAAGAGTTGATCACCCTTCACTCCACCAATAAAGATCTCGGCCTTGTATGCATAAACATCCGTTGTGCCGATTCTCTGCTCAAGGAGAATGAGTGGGTTGGCAGCTTGAATAATGGCGGGCAAATCCTGTGATAGAAACTGGTCGTAGCTATCGATGTGATGGCGAGTCCAGGGGTAACTTTGTGTATTATAATACAGAGAGAGTAGATGTTCAGCCAACTCTCTGGCTTCATCTCCTTTGAAAGATGGCTCCATCGCAAGAATCCTAATCGCAGATGAGGTTTCTTGAGATGGTAGATAATCCGCTTTTACTTATAGTTCCATGTTCTCGCCTCAGGAGCCGGTGAGGGAGGTAGTTGACCACCTTGGTATGCGGTTTGCAAGTCCTGGTAGACGGTCGTGGGAATCGTGCCGCCACCCACCTTATTTGATCCCAGTCCCTCAGGAAGCACAGTTGGAAGATCCTTCGGGCCACACTGAGAGGCAATATTGTTAATGTCCGTAAGACCACTTGTTACATAAGCGGGGTAGGTAACTCCTGAAAAAGGGGGGCCATCGCTGCCGGGGCGCATTTGGAAGTCGAGAGGTGCGCCCGCAAGTAGAGCACCTCCACGCATCTTACGTGTACCTTTCTTCTCAGTCTTCTTCACAGCCAAGTAGGCCTCTGCAGCAGTCTTACTGACTTCGCGGCCAAAAATGGACTTCCAGTGTCTCTGAAATTCCTTCACCTTCTCCGCTAACGTACCATGGTTGAGCTGGGCAGCCTTCTTTTCCATTTGATCAAACGCCCTTTTCAGGTCTGGAATTGTCATAGCCTTTTGTTTTTTTGTCGAAGAGCGACGCCGTGTCTTCATTCTATTGATGTTATAGAAATTGTCTATAAAAAGCTGTCGTGGAGGGTTGTGCGGGGGCTTGGGGTACTGTGAAAAAGTTGGGTTTGTAGCCCGTAAAGAGATTGAGAAGCCAACCAATCATGAAAAGGACAACCACAGTGATTAAAAGAGGAGTTGCGGAGGAGCCGATCGAGTTCCATGTGGCATTCGCGTACTCATCAGAAAAGGTTGCTTCATGTTTGTATCCAACGTAGACTAATAAGATAAGCGCAGATGCAGCAATGAAAAAAGGGGAAATATTGGGTAATAGACCTGCTATCACAATAAGAGCTGCAAATAATATTAACAAGGAGGGTATATATAACTCCATCTATTGCTTTCCTAGATTTTAGTAAGGAGGTCTACCTGTGTGAGGAAGTGTGTACGACAGCATGCACGAGTAAGACCCAGTGAATCGAGAATCTTCTTCTCGGGAGTCTCCTTGATCTCCTTTCCATCAAAGTAGACCTTGTCCTCTTTTGAGTTCACCTTCATTTCCTTGAGTTTTGCTTGGTAATACACCCACTGATCCCCGATCACCTTTCCACATTCAAAGCAGCGTATCGGAATAATCATTGTCTACTTAGAAGACAAGACATTCGTACCTTCAAATTTATCACTGCGTACATTCTCTTTCTTTCATTACCCAGTCGACTAACAGAAATGTCTTCTGTTATGAATCCTGGAACGAACTACTTCGGCAGCAACCCTCTCGGGCAGAAGGTTCGCTTCCTTGAAAACTTAGTAGAGAGCCTTAGAAAGAAGGTTGAGGCCCTGGAGAAGAATGGTGGCGGTGCCAGCGCCACGGTTGTGTCCGGGCCCCCTGGTCCTGCTGGTCCTCCTGGCCCCCCTGGCCCTGCCGGCCCTGCCGGCCCTGCGGGACCCATGGCCTACATTGCGATGCCCCCGAGTATGATGGCGGCGGCTCCAGCCCCTGTGGCCGCGGCAGCCCCTTCAGAGGTCGCCTCGTCGTAATTTCCTCACCATCGCTTCCGTAATTTGAATTCCAGCTTCCGAGAGAGAATGTTTGATGTATTCCGCTGTCCCATTCGGCTTTGATTTGAGTATGGTCATAATCTGTGTCATCTGTTCCTCAGAGTATTTTGCCGTTTTTCTCTTGGAAGCGACGAGTTTCACTTCACGTTCAGGACCTTCACTTGTCTCCTTTACAGACCCAATCTCAATTTCTTCATTGTGATGTTTATCGTGGCATGCCTGGCATACGACGATAAGATTCCGAAGAGAGTTTTTATGAGATCCATCGGCGAAATGGCCCGTGGCTGAAGCATCTTTCTGGGGGCGAATATGGTGCACTTCCAATCCCGATACAATGGCCGATGAACAGATCTCGCACGCCTTCCGAAGCAGGTTCGGATTGTACTGGCTCACGGATGCAGTTTCCTCTGTTGCATCTCCAATGAGCTGGTGCCGAAACTGCTGGGCCTTCTCAAGAAATGCGAACGGAAGTGAAAGGGCACGAGCGACTTCCAGTCCATACAGGCTACTTCCAGCTCCACGATGGAGAGTACGATCATAGATCAGCTTATCTGTTGCAGGATCGTAGCGAACCCGAAGATGCCAGATCTGGAGTCCCGGCAGCTCCTGGATTCTCGGAATGGAGAGGAGCCCGTGGAGATGGGTGGCAAAGACATAGGAACTTCCTTTTCCATCCAGCCAATCGAGTCCCGCGGCCACGAGACTGGTTGCAGAGACCGACTCGGTTCCACTACAGAGCTCATCGCCAAGCACAAGACTTCGGTTGTCGGCTCGCCCAAGGATCTCACGCAGCTCCGTCATCTCCACTGTGAAACTGGAGAGGCCGGCCCAGAGATTGTCCTGGTTGAGGATGCGTGTGAAAATGGAATTGTAGGGGCGGAGACGAAAGGTGGTGGCGGGAACATAGGTGCCGCATTGGGCTAAGAGAACAGAGATACCAAGGGCCTTCATGAGAGAGGATTTACCGCTTGCATTCATTCCATAGACGAGCCAGCCAGACTTGCCGGGTACAAGAGAGATATCGTGTTTCACGTATTCACTGCGTGTGGACTGCATCTCAATGAGTGGATGGCGGAGACCCGTCACTTCAACAGAGGAACCGTGCTGAGCATCTTCATAGACAGGTGCACAGAATCCGTGTTTCTTTGAAACCCGTTCCAAGGTGAGAACAACATCAATCCTTGCGATCCAGGTCTCTGCGGCTTCCCAGATCTCCCTCGAGGCATCGGAGAAGGCCTCACACATCGGTGCAAGCTCCTTCTGGAATGTGGCCCGTAGCTCTTCCCTCTTTCGAAGAATGGCTGTGTACAGTCCATCGAGATGGGGAAACTCCAGTGTCGTAGAACTCTTCTTCTTTGTAAGGCTCATCCCGGGATATGGAGTTGCCTCGGACATCTTCTTTTCAATCACTTTCATGATGGTCTTTGTCCCTGCAATTGCATACTGTGTTGGCGTCGACTCGGTGGACAAAGCATCTGCTGGAAGGCCCGCCCACTTGCAAAGAGTGTCTACCACCTTCACGATCTCTCCTTCTAGAGCCACAAGCTCTTCTTCCTTTTTTGCGGTAAGCGGTGCCTTGTCGGCCCGGAGAAAATAGAGATTGTCGTTGGCCTTCTCAGCCTTCTCGATATCAAAATAGGAATGGAATGTCTCGATATAGTCTTTGAATGTGTTTAAAAGGGTGGGATCCATCTTCAGAGTTCCTTCATCGGTGAAGACCGAGTTGCACAGGAGAATCTTCTTGTAGGTGATCTCGAGGAGAAGAATGTCCTCCGCGCAGATGGTATAGGTCTGAATCTTTCGGTGAATCCTGGGAAGATCATGGATATTCTTCATATGCGCATAGAGTTGGGTCGTTTCAAGGGTACCCATTTCTTTGATCTGCTCGAGACGATGCCGCAACTCCGTGATATCAGTGATGGGGTACAGAAGGCGCTCGCGCATCGCCCTACGACCCATAGCGGTCTGTGTTCCAAGAAAGAGACCTAGAACGGAGTCCTCCGGCCGGCTCATCAGAAGATTCACTTGGTTCAATACGTTGTTGCCGAGAAAGACAGAGCGATCTGGTATCCAGAGGGTATGCTGGTTGAGGCGATCCGTCATAGAAGGAAGATGGTCCTCGATAAAACGGAGGAGATAGACAAGAGACATTTCAGTGAGGGGCTTTCCACGAATAAAGAGTGAATCGTGGACTGGAAGAAGAGATTTTGGCTTGAACATACGGCGGAGGAGATCTTCGCGCACAACCGGATTTTGAAGAGGGCTCTCGGTAGCCTGGCGAATATGAAGAAGGGCTGTGTGAACTCCTGTGCGCTGCCTCAGGACCTGCTCCGAGGGGATGGAGATAGCATCTCCTTTCCAGTAGACAATGCATTCCTTGGGAGGATGGACCTGGCAGAAATGGAGAAGATCATCGGTTGTCCAGGATTCGCGTTTTCCTGAGGCTGCATTCTCATAGGAGAGAGTCTGTCCAGTTGTGAGATCAATGGCTGTGGCTGCAAAGGAAGGAGGGGCAGGAGAGGGCCAGACAGATTCCGTGAAATAGATGGACATGAGATACAGACTCTCCGTTTCCGCGCCTTCCGTGTGAGTACCGGGCGAGAGAACCCGTGTCATGTGGCGAGTGATTTTGGACTTCGCATCCTTCTCCTCTTCCACCACAACGCAGGTCCAGTTCTCACGAGTGAGTCGGAGAGAGAATGTGTGTAGACTCTGAATGGGAATTCCAGACCAAAGACCATCACGGTTACCTGTATCCTCCCCCTTGGCGAGGCGGGAAACACTTGCTTTTTTAAACAGAAGCTTAATGCCTAAAAAATCAATTACTTTGCGTGCGGTGGTCTGTCCCTCGCACGTGATCGGGTCGAGAACATCATAGAACTCGAAGAATTTACCCACCTGGTAAAAAATAGCCGTTTTTGGCCCGTAAATCGATGAATAATGTTTATATGTACGAATATATTCATCAAACATCGTTGTCATCCTGATATAAGAATAGCGGTTCATCTTTAGATGTGTAGTAGATGGTACCGAGCCCATATTCACGTTGGCATTTCTTAAGAAACCGCATACACCTGGCACAAGGCTTTGAATTCGTAGGCTCCTCGGCCTTTGTGAGTCTCCATACATAGAGGCTGGCTTGCCTAAGAAGAGTAAGATCTCCAAGCTCTCGGATTACATTCACTTCTGCATGAATTGTATGCCGGGAATGGCCATAGCCGAACTGGTTTACTGCAACGCAGAGAATACGATTTCCCTTTGCAATAATTGCCGTGTGCGAGCTTGTCTTCTCAGTGTTGATTTTGATGGAGGGTCGGATGTTTTTCAGGAGATAATCCTGAAAATGGACCCCCATTGTTATACTCTTTAACAAGGGAATCATGTCAATTTTACGCAGTGCACTTTACAATATCACCTTGTATCGTGTTTCCGTCCTTTTTAACACAGCCCTTGCCACTGGAATCACAAGTACCTGTACCTGAGAGGCAGCGGGTGCCATCAGGTTGCGTCATAAGTTTGCTTGTAATCGTTTCATTATCCGCGGCCTTTTTATCAGATGGGCCATTTACAAACCAATAGATTATGTAGAACAATATAATTGCCTCAAAAAGAACAAGAACTCCTTTTAATGCAGTAAGGGGTAGTAGAGGTCCCAGATTATAGACAACTGCAGAAAGAGCTAGGATCTGTAAAAACTTAATTGCCATATCTCCCATTGTGAGATACGTGCCCATTGAAGACCAATAGACTGCGAGTGAAATAACAGCGAGTAGGAGATTTGCGCCTCCCAGATACGTGTTAAAAGCTGGTAAAGCGGCAATCGTTGTTGCTTTTGCACGCAAAGCTGCTGCTCCAGCAGCTGCTTGCTTCCCCAGTGCAATTCTCGCTGGTGCGACTTTTCTTACTATGCTGGACATCTTACTTGAGTCTAAGAAATTTAAGCGCATGTACCGTTGGGGCAATTAGAAGCGATTGTGTATGCATTTTCAGTGCGATCTCCTGCACATGCCGTAGAACATGTGGCTGCATTTGTATCTGCTGCTTTAGCTGCAACAAGATCAGCCTCTTTGTTAGCAGCCTTAAGATCATTTTCACTATCTTCATCGGCGCCCGTAAAGAGCCAATAAAACATGCCAAACAGATATAGCTGAGTAATTCCAGCAAAGATAGCGGCAAATATACCTGCAAACTTCATCCAATCACTCTTGAAAACCATATTATTTATGTAATAGACCGAATATGTCCATACAAGGGCCAAAAGTATAAATACAATCACATTTATGTGGCTATGTATTTCAAAAATGGGGAGCTTTCCATCTACTGTGAACGAGTCCCATCTGAACTTATTGTACTTGCTAAGGTACATGTAAAATCCTAAAGAAGCCAAAAGAACATTCCCTAGTAATAAGAGTATAGGCCAACTGGTTAGAATGGATTGGGCCGGCGGAAGTCTGGCGTACGCACCAGAGGCTCTTGAGGCAGCCGATCTAGCCTTACCTGCAACAGAGGAAGCAACTGATCCAACCTTACCTGCAACAGCGCTTGCCCCGCTCGATACACTCTGTCCCACACTCGTTGCAGAGGTTCTTAGCCTGCTAGCTAATCCTGGCTTTCCCGTTGTTCTTACAGGAGCTCTTGATGTTACAGGAACTCTTGATCTTCCTAGCATCTCTATTCATAAGCTCATTTTATTTGTAACGTCGTTAAAGTGCCTTTTGTTTAAGCTGTTCAAAGTCCGAATACATTTGCCGAAGTATTTTCTCAGGGGCCTTAGAATCAATCTTAATAAGGCCCGTTTTTACCAAAGCTTTTTTGATTGTTTCAATCGATGTAGATTGACTTTCTTTCTTAATTGTTTTTGCGCGGTTCATGCGATTTGAAAGGGTATCCAATGATACGCGAATTCTACGCGGAGCCTTGTGAGTCTTTGAGCGATTTTTTACCGGGGAGACTTTCTCTTTTGCAGGAGCAAGAATAACCTTTTCCTTTGGCTTCTCTTTCTTTTCCAATATCACTTTGATCATCTTCTTCATCTTACCGCCTTCTTGTTCAGGAGGTGCGAGTGCAGGTGCAGGTGCAGGTGCAGGTGCAGGTGCAGGAGTAGCCTTTACAACTAAAGGCACGACCGGGCTCTCGACCTTATTGACTTTAACCATTCCTGAAGAGGTTTCTTCGGGTTCGGAAAAAGGATTCTGATTCTTTCTCCTTGACACACGACGTGTTTTCCGTCCAGACATAAAACTCTCTGCAGCATCTCCAGTGAGCTTTATTTCTTTTGTTTCCTCCATACTGATGTCGATGTAGATATTTAAACGGCACCCTTAATTCTCGGCTTGAACTTCTTCTGTTCAAGAGCTCCCTTTATGGGGCCCTCAGAAGAGACAATTTCTGCCCCCACCAGTTTTTCTGCAAAGACCTTTGAAAGATCTTCTCTATCTGGAAGTGTTACAGAGTCGGGATCCACCGTGAGGACTGCCGGGCCCTCTGCTCCTATGATCAAAAAGAAGACGGCCGTCCCGTGATCCAGTACCCTCGGCTTTTTAAGAATCAAATCCGGTTCTTGCGAACGAAGATCCACTTGTCCAATGGTTAGGTGCGATTGGCGTACTAAGAAACTAATTTGCTCTGTAGTGAGCTTTCTCGCATCTGCCGCAAGGGGTGGCTGAATCTCTACACGCCCAAGGGAGAGAAGTCCTATCAAGCTGAGCAAGCTACTGCGTTTCATACGCAATTTACCAGATTCCGCCTTTGGAAATAGGAATTCAATTCCATCAGGGAGTGCAGTTTCCTCCACAATCGGTACAACCCTCGTAGATAAGGGCGAAGATTTCTCCTCCAAATATCTAGGCTCCTCTTCCTTCTTTGTAGTCCAGTCCATGCGCATCAGTTCATACCATGCAGCCGATTTCTCAGGTATGATGTACTCATTTCCATCACGAATAGGGCGATCTAGATCAATCATATAGGAAAGATCATTCTCAAAGAGCTGCCGTCTCTTCTCGCCAAAGCGCAGTAGCTCCTCAATGAGTCGGTGGTACAGCAGTTCGCGAACATCAACCTGGATATCATTGAATTCAGGTACGTGAAGTAGACATTTCTCAGTATCCTGTTTCCAGACACACCGTCCAGAACATTTCTCGGCCCCCTGTGCACTGCAATTTACGCGACGAAGAAGATGATCCTCTTCCTCTTCTTCTCTTGGCACATTCGACATCCAGCTGATGATCTTATTCCCAAAGATTATTTCAAGGCGTTTCCTCTTTTCATATAGAGGTATAGCATCATCATCGATTACAGTTTCCAGTTTGCGGCGAAGATCATCACCTCTCTGGAGACCCGCTAGCCATTTTGCAAAGATAATACGCAAGTGCTCATAGATCTCACTTAGTTCCTTCTGTGTTGTGTATAAAGTAAGAGGAAGTGCCTCTTCATTTTCCTTGGCATATACAATCTTCTTATCGCGATTCCAGTCGAGATTTTCCTCCTTTTCCTGGGCGTACTGGATTTTTCTTCCATCAACCATCAGTTCAACTGAAGACGCCTTCTCATAGAGTTTTCGGGCAAACAGAAGTCCAGCTGCAACTGTTAGAAGAGGCGCGGCTTCGCTGCCGTCCCCTGTGTCGGCGCCCTCACGCGTATTAATATGAATCTTCACGTGGCCTTCCTGCATAGGCGGGTGCACAGACCCTTTGATCTTCTCTAGTCGATCAGGATCGGATGCGGGTAAAATGAGACCATTCGCAAGTTGTATGGCGCATACCTGCAGTTCACGACGTGATCTCAGGGCATCAATAATTCGGCGTGGCGTGAAATTACTTCGCACAGAAAGTACAGGTACAACATATCTCATATAAAAATCGAGCAGATACTCGACATCAGGAGGTTCAAAACTGGTCCAGTCGAGATAGACGTGTCGCCAATTCTTATTCAAGTATCCGTCATCTGCACATGGGATGGGAATATAGAGTTTGCTGTTTTTATAGATTGCAAGAGGATTATAGATCACCGCCGCGACGTGATTGTATGAATCGCGCACAACTCCATAGGGGCTCCCAGTTTTCATCGACTGCGGAAAGAGTGTCATGATTTGGGAAATGGGTGGAAGCTTCAGAACATCAATCGGCTTACTGGGATAGGAGAGACGTCCATCCATTGTCTTGCATTTGCTGAAGAACTCGGCTACACGATCCTTCACAATGGGTGGCCACAACGCCTCTTTTGCCCGCTGGAACACATCAAAAAAGGGCTCCTTTCCAGGGCGCGCATCTATATAGAAAATGGGCTCCCAGATCCCAGTGTAATGGTGCATGAGAAACGCGATATCGTTTCCTCCATGAATCGATTGGTTAAATCCGTAAAGAGGACAACGTACATCAATCTTCTCTTCCTTTGTAATCGGATCAAGTATGATATCTAAGACGATGAAGGTGAGACCCTGTCGATTTCCACGGAGAAGATTCGGTTCAGACATCAGAAGCGCAAATTGTCTGTACTCCTTCACAAACTTCTCATCGCGCATCTTTGCACGGAAATTGTTATAGCTGCTGTAGAGACGAGAGACCGCTTCTGTATTTGTGTCATTCACATCAAGAGGTACAGAATTTACAGAGATCCAGTTTCGCATCTCATTATCAGCGAGAACAGGATAACTGGGATCATAGAACTCGTGTACCATATTTCCGTAATTCATTTGAAGAAAGATAGAGGGCGTAAGTTTCTCGAGTATATCCTCAATGAGTGCATGTGAAGTGTTCTTTCCAAAGAAAGGGGCGGCTGAGGCGAGGAAACTATTGGGTCTGAATCGAACGCGATTCTCCACTCCAATGCGAAGAAAGCCGAACCCATCAGGCTTCAGACGCTGGGGAACCTTTGTTTTTACGAATCCCTGTGGATACTGGGAGAAGTACTTGTCGAGAACAATAGGTAGAAGACCAATCTGGGGCTCCTGTGATCTCTTCTTTTTCTGTTGGCTGAGAGAAGCAATACTCAATAGAATGGGGGGCTCTAGAGGGAGTTTCTCATCTCCAACAATATATGTCTTGCTCGTACCCGCCATTGCAATCATATAGATATCTCCAAGCTCTTTGGAGAGAAGATCTTCTGGTATATCTTCTTCTTCCTCCTCGGAGTCCTCATCATCCTCCTCTTCTTGCTGCTGGGCCACAGGAGCAGAAGGTAAGCCAACCGAATAGGGCTTCTTGAAATATTCATCGGTTCGCGTAATGGCAGGGTTTGCCGGCTTTAAGAAGCAACAAGGTAGATAGAATCCTTCAGGATGCGGTGTCTTTTTAAGAAATCCTATAAACGAATGGATTGCATTTTGTGTTTTGGGAGCAACTGTTCTCTCAATCACTGTCTCATTGAGCCCTGGACTTCTGCGATTCTGTATGAGCCGCCCATCGCAAAAAGGGCACGTCTTTGCGGGTTTTGATCCTTTGACTTTTCCTTCAATCTCTCGGCGGTACTGCCCTGGTCTCTCAAACTCATCTGAGCGAAGAATGAGATTGTCGCGTGTGCAGAAGTATTTGCTGCAGACATACCAATGGAAATTCTTCGGATTTGTGCCATACTCGAGGAAATAGAACTTCTCAGAGGTTCTCAGACCCGATTTCTTATCCTTCTTTGAGTCTTTTTCCTCGAGAGGATATTCAACAAATTCAATTTCACCTGAATCAATGTCTCGCTTGTAGATTGAATCTCTCATTTCCTTGTACTGATCCTGTGTGAGGACAGCGGGTTGGCGTGTAACATTCGCGGCACACATACTCACATATTTCTTCAGGGAAGGGTGTGTCTTCGTGTAATCGAAAAGGCGCTTATCTGCCTGCTTGAGGCGCGTGAGAAAGAAATCTGCAATACCTCCCTCGGCTGTTGAAGGTTCTGTCTGTTCCTCAGGAAGCTCTGCTTCTTCAAGTTCATCCTTTGGCGCCACAGAATCCTGCTGGATCTCCTGTTTCACAGAGAGGGGCTCTTCCTCACCCAGACCCTCCTCCATAAACATAAGGTCTCCCATATAATCGGGAGCGGCTGCAGCTTGCCCTTCCTCTTCCTCCTCTTCTTTTGTTTCCTCCTTTTCTTCTTTTGTTTCCTCAAGTTTCTCTTCAACCTTTTGGAAGGCTGCAACTGCACGATCACTTACATCGAGCTCTTCCTCTTCCGCCGAGAACATAAGAGAAAGAAGTGTGATGATTCGTCTGAGAGAGATAAGGCTTGTAACTCTGTAGATATGAAAAGTGTAGAATGGATGTTGCCCGAAAATGGCAATATCAATCCCAGGATTATTCATAAGAATAAAGTCCTTCGTTTCAGGAACTGCAAGGGCAACCTCATTTCGCGAATACCAATCTGAGACGCGCTTCGTTGCTTCTTCACGATCAATCTGGAATTCTTCCATTACCTTATCAACAAGAGTTCTTCTTTCCTGGCCAGCCTCTTTCAGAAGTGCTGCACGCGTTACATATTGTGTAAGAAAGGAAAAGACCCTGTCCTCTCTCGTGAAATTACTTACACGCTTGTATCTCAGCATAACAAGAGGTTGTTCACCAGGAAGAGGTGTAATTTGCTGGAAGAAAGAAGAAAAGACCCTGAGTTTCTTCTCCAGAACACGCTTTGAGAAAACAACATTCTTCACGTCGAGGCGGAGGCCATAGATAAATGTGCTATTATAGAGTTTGGCGGAGGTATTCGTATAGAAATCAGTTCCCTCTAAACCAGCCTCGAGATACTTTTCAATGTTCTCTAGATCCGAGATAGGACTGAGTATGCGAACTCCTCTCGGTGGTTGAATGATTGCATCAGCACTCGAATCATCAAAGAGACGAAGTGTCATATAAACGGGGAGACTCTGGCCGACTTTCTCTTTGATAACGACCTTCATATAAGCATAGTCGCACTCAGGTGTGGGGTTTCTCTCACGACTCCATTGAATAAGAAGGCGAGGGTCTGGTAAATCAGGAACATTTTCCTCTGTCATGTGGAGTTTTGTAACAGAAGAGCCTTTGCTCGGCAGAAGTCTCATGTATGGACGCGCCGAAGAGACTTTTGTATCATAAAAAAGTGCCTCGATGCCTTCCCCCTGTTTCTCAGCAGCCCAGCGAAACTGGAGAAATCGTACACCTGTAAGTGTAAGAGGAAGAAGAGGTTTTCCCGATTTTATTAGATATTCGATGCGGAGCCCGAATTCCTTTTGCTTGGAGAACTGAGACTCTTGAAGCGCAAGAACCTCCTTGTTTGATTCGGTGAGGGCCTTTTGATCCATAAGCAAAAAGGGAAAATAGGGGCGAATGAGTCCATTCCAATCGCGTTCAGATGCAGGGGCTGCAGCAGCAAAGACATCCTTAAAAAGGAACAGGTGAAAGACAGGTGTTTTCTTTTCATCTATTTGGGAGAGGATTGCGTCTTCATAGGTGAGTCGACTCTGGGAGACTCTCTCCAAGTTTACGATTTCTCCAGTCTGATGAACAAATCTGGATTTCTTATCCTGTGTCACTTTCTCATCCTGTTTTGCATAGCGGAACGGATTGAAAAGAAAAATCTTCTTTTCTTCAGAACTCTCACATTTAGAAGAAAATCCCTTCGTGAGTGGATCGGACCAGTAGTAGTCTGCGGAATAGAACTGCGATTTACTAGAGGAAGTCTCTCCAGAACTTAGCTCAAGAGGATTGTACAAAAGACTTTGAAATATGGGAGCGGCCTCTTCTCTCTTTTCAAGTGCCGCATAAATTGCAATTTTTATATCGAGCATTGTATAAAAGGGAAAAATGGATGTAAGTGTAAGAGATAAGGGTTCTGCGGTGGCGGATGAATGGTACAGTACTGTAATTTTCTTGAGATCATCAGGAAATTCATCGGCGGTACCATAGAGTGAATTCATTGTGCGCGATTCCTTGATTTTTTTGATAAGTTCCGCCACTGTCGTAGCGGGATGGATTGTATTTGTTTTTACCACGTCCATTCCTACCGGTGAGGCTGAAAATTAAGAAAGCTCTTTGAGCCTTCTTAATTTTAATTCCAGGACCGTAGACTAAACGGGTGATTCATCTTTTGCAACATCATAAGAGGGCTGATCTGTGATCTTCATCCCGCAATAGTTCACGGGGTGTGCAGTAAAGTCTCTGTGTTTATAGATGTGGATCTGCTCAGCTTCTTGGAGAAGCCAGCCAAAATTGTTCCAGAAATCGGCGCCGTGTCCAATAGTCTTTGTTATCATATGAGCCATCTCGTGTATCGCTACAAATGTCATAATATCTACATCTACAAGTTTTTCATGATTATCATCGCGTTGTCTAAGGCAAAAGTGCACGGATTCCCCTTTATTCACGCTATAACTTGTGAATTCTGCATCAGGTGTCGACTCGAACATACGACCTGCATCGGCAACAAAGTTGTTTTTTAGTTGGATCACCTGAGCCTTATCAGGATAACTTGATTCCAGATGGAGCTTGAGTTTCTGCATATTAAGACGGACTTGCGCCATGAGATCCGCTGCCTTTTGTTTATCAGGCATGTCACGTACTCGATAGGTCTTTCCATCAATCGATGATGTCACTTCGACAATCGGGTAGTTAGAAGCACCAAATAACATTTTCACCTTTTCAAACATATATTGTATTTCTGAACTCATTGTTTCCTATCAACTAGGGCGGAAAGAAGACATAATATTACAAACTGAAAGTAAGTAGTATTAGTATTTTTTACTTCGATTAACCTATTTACGAAACCTCGAAGTTGCGACGGTTCACATCAGGCTCGATCGTGGTGTTGTTGAACACGGAGATCGGGACCTGCGGATTCGGGGGCTCAGAGCGGAGCTGGTAGTTCGCATTGCGCATCGACTGGCCAACCGTATTCACGCCGATGAGGGCGCCCGCCGAAAGAAAGTTCTTGCCCTTGAGGCTGCCGTTGCCCATCGGGTTCTGCTGGGCCCAGACACTGTTGGCGTCCTTCGGGAGGAGCTCGCTCGGTGTGAGCTGGTCACGGGGGTAGCAGTTGGACGGCTTCTCCGCATCGCCGAACTGCGCAGGGCCAGAGACCTCCGTAGGCATCACATCACCGCCCATGGAGTTGGGATTGCTACGAGTGTCGGCCTTGCGCTTCTGCCCATCCTCCGCATTGCCACCCGCAGGGGCAGAGTAGTTCGCCGCTGCAGACAGAGTGGCCTGGAAACCCTCGCGCTTGAACATAGTGGGCTGTAGGTAAGCTAACGCAACGACAACAATTGCTAATACCGCGATTGCACCAACGGACTGAAGAGTGTAGGAGGCTGGCATCTTGCTTCTGTATTAGAACTAGTGTATATTTTTATAACAAATTGCATTTTTTGAAAAAGTTAATCTTCCTCAGAAGAGCCCGAATCGAAATCCGGGTCTTCGGGGATCTCACCATATTCGTTAAAGTACTTTTCAAGGAGTCGATCCTTCTTTAGTTTTGCAATAGCGAAGCGTAGCCGGGCCTCACGAATCGCTTGCCTTAACTTAATCTCTTCTTCTTGAGCTTCCTCTGCCGTAGAGCTATATGGGATATCAAACACAACCTCTAAATCACTCTTTTCTGCAGGGTGAACAGTGATTTGCCGTACAGTTTCCTTCTCCCCTTGAGAGGGAGACGCTGGGCGAGAAGGAGCAAAGAATCCGGAAGGTATCTTTGGAGTTGTTTGCTCTAAATCAACAAGTTGCCAAAGAAGATTGATTGTTTCCTTTGTTATTTCAATGCAATCAAGTTGCCAATGAGGTATAACCCATTCAACGTCGGATTTCTGCTTGTTAGAAGGGACGATCCACTGATTTCTAAGGCGCCGTAGAATGGAGGCCTCGCGAGGCCTTGAAGAAAACCACTTTGCTTCTGCCTCTTTCTTAATAAACTCTGAAACAAATAACTTAATGATTTGTTTATAGGTGTCTTCTTCCTCATTTGGACTATTTATCTTCGTTAACTTGTCTAGATACTGTGATTCGGAAGTAAGAATGGGGTGACCCTTTAATAAACGTATTCTATATGCCTCTCGTCCAGAATCCAATATAGGACTTGCAAACTCCATAGTCTGTTGCTGCGTAGAATCTATTAGACTACTTTAAACCGCGTAGAGTAGATGCCGGTCTCCGAAAAAAAAGAAGAATCAACTCTCAGTAATAAAATTATGCAAAATATTTTCTTATATATTAATCGTGATGAAACAAGAAAACAGCTTCAAATGTTTTTAGTGGATCCTCTCCTTAATCATGTAATGGAACGCATTCTTCCCTATATTTTCTTAACTTGTATGTTCCTTGTTATTCTTTTAATTATTGTTGTCCTTACCCTTGGAATTGTCTTATATCAACTCCGGAAGCCTATTGCGGACAGATGAATGCATGAAAGTACTCTACATTGGTAGATATGCAGGGTAATCAGATCAATACAAATACACTTGCCGATTCCGTGAGAAGTTGGGTACATTTTGATAATCTCGCATCAAGCCTACAAAAACAGGCCACAAATGCGCGAAATGTTAGAGATGGATATGAAGATAAGATTCTACAGACTCTTGTTGCTAATAAAATGGAAAATGCCATAATACAGATTCACGGAGGCAAACTTTCGATCCACGAGGAGAAACACAGTCTGCCTCTTACATTTGGCCGTCTTGAAGATATGTTACACTCATACTATAATGAACGCCGTATGAAGGATCTCAACGTCCCGGACGATACTCCTGATATTATCAAATTTATACGAAAACATAGAGATGTGGAAGTGAAAAAGAAGTTGAAGAAGACGGCTGCTTTACCCCCGCTACCCCCCGTCCCTCCTCCTAGCTAAAGAGTTGGCGCAATAATACTGTAGAAAGAAAAAGGAAGTACCGTGTAAATGAGTGTGTATTCGTTATCAAAATCATTTCAGATACAGGCTTGGTTGAACTGGCTAAAAGAGAAGTCGGTGTGCGATGAAGAGAGACAGTGGGTTCTTCAGTCTCTTGTACATCACGGACTTGTACCTCTTCTTGCTAGAAAGGGATATGTACTAGGATGCTCTGCAAATAAACTTGTCGCCACAATTGCACGAGAGTTGTTTTTAATTCGCAATGGTAGACGCTCTAAGAAATCTTGGCACTCAACCGTTTTAAACACAGAATATGAGGAAGAAGAATTCTCTCATTATCACTATGTGATGGATGAAGATACGTGGGATGAGTTCTGGGAGGGATGGGCATATCTCTTCGATGAGAATTGTATAAATGAACGTTTTATTGTTCAACATGCAGTGTGGACCTGTCTAGACTTAGAAAGGTCCCCTCAGACTGCAACTTTGTATGAATCATATGATACCGATGGAGAAGAGCCAATTGTCTTCAAGCCGCGGGCGTCCGCCAATGATCCTTATTTAATGGATATGGCGGAAGGATATTAACGGCGGAGCTTTCTTGTACCTCCCTTCTTGGCATTGTTGCAATTGTGCTTGAAAGGGCACTTACCCTCCTTGTGTGCCCAGCATCCGTTCTTCTCATGTTCCCACTTGCACTTCTTCGTCTGCCGTCCTAATTTCTTGAGAAGTGCTGTTTTACTCGCAATATTGAGTTTTTTCAGAGTATTAATATCACCCTTCTTAATTGCCTCAGCCTTTTCGCGCTCTGCCTTCGCTTTTTCCGCTTTCCGCGCGGCCTTCTCCGCCTCCTTTACCTTTCTCTTCTCTTCCGCTTCCTTCTGCTGTTTCTCCTCGCGCTCCTTTCTCTCCTCTTCCTTACTCTTCTTTTCGAGGTTCCACTTTCTTACCTCGACGTTACCCTTCTTCTTATCATTTTCCTCCTTTTGTCTCATACCATCGGCAATAATAGCATTATACTCATTTCTTGCTGCCTTCTTCTCAGCAGGTGATTTGGCTTGGTCCAGCTCATACTGGTAGTTCGCCCAAGACTTATTCTTAAATGTCTTTGTGTAGAAGATATTATTATTAGGTGGCATTACTAACTAATAATAATAATTTATATTGTCGATATTATGATGAAGACCACTTACCTTCATTGAACGGGAGGATTTCCATCTCATTCGTCTTTTTCTTGAACTCGTTAATCTTCTCGTAGACCTGTAACCCAGCAACCGTCTTCGGGATGCTTCCGTTCTTCATGAGCTCAGATTCATCGTGGCCAGACTGCGACGGCTTCGGGCCATAGCAATTCACTCCGAACTTCATCTCGGGGTTGTCGAAATGGCCTCCATTCACACCGGGGGTTCCACACGCACTGCGCTCCTCTTCAGGGCCCAGTTGAAGAAGATCCCATGTAGCCTTCTGTGTAGGATAGACTGCACCCTGTCCTCTAACCCAGCCATAGTTGCACCAATCTGCTCCTTTCTCGTATGCCTCCTTTACTTGATCAATTGTAGCAAGCTCAGCCCCGAGTGCACTACAGAGAGCTTCCGCATCATAATAGCTGTACTCATTCTTGCTCACATTGAATACCTCGGAGGGAATCATCTTTTTAACTATCGAGTCAACGATGCCCTGCGAGGGTTCTTCTGTGGTTACAGGTGCCGGTACAGGTTCAGGAGGCTTATTAAGACCTAGTGCAGAACGTGTTCTATCTATAAGATTGTTAAGTCCCGTCTGAAGCTCCTTGTTGAAAAAGAGGAAGATACTGATGAAAATAAGGAAACAGAGGAAAAAGATGCCTCCAATTAGGCCCCAGCTTGTAGTCGATGAATTGTTTAGCACATTCGTATTACCATTCACATAGTTAGAAGACGTATTCATAAAATTAGATGAATTTTTAGAAACCGTATTGAATACATTCGATGTTGTAGTAGCAGCGTTTTTTGCAGCATTTGTAAGCCCTGATGCAGCATTGGTTAAACCCGTCGTTACAGACTTTGCCGCATTCGTAACACCCGTTGTCACAGCTCCTGCCGCATTCGTAACACCCGTTGTTGCAGTTGTAATTGCAGAATTTGCTACTTTAGCGGCATTCGTAACACCCGCCGTAGCTGCCCCAAGAATACTATTCTTTGAACCAAGTGTTGCATTGCTAGAGAGATTCTTTGAAAGAGAGTTCAGTGTGCTTGTCGGGCCCTTATTAAAAAGAGAAATCAGACTACTGTTTTGAGGAGAAGAGACATTCCTTGAAGTAAGAGGTGGTGCACCAAGATTATTTTTCTTGTTCATTGCCTTAGTTATGTTTGAGGCAAAGTTGCTCATATCTATATTTATAGTGTGAATTTACTTTCATGCCATCAACCAAAATTGAAATTCTGGATACACGGACATTCATCATGGAAAAGTTATCAGAATTAAATGCTAAGAAGAAGATGCTTCATGAGATGTATGTGAGCTCAGTCCAGAGTTCGACGACAGCAAAAGAACGACTTGATAAATGTTTAACAGAAATTGAAAAGCTTGAACAGAAGATACGTCAGCCATCTGAAGCGGAAAAGCTTATTCTCTTGCCACGCCTTGAATGCATCAAAGAATACATTCTTTTACGAAAGCAAATTGGAAAGGTTGATCTTGAGTGGCTTTCCTCATACACTGATCATAATGATACCTATGATGGTTATTATCCTAGAAAAGAACTACACGAGGATCCAATTACAATTGAAGTGATTGAATCATCTGAGGCCTGTTCTATTGTATTGAGGTGTTCATGGACTAAGAGACATGAATACTTCAATTTCTTGAGCGAATATTTCAATAAGATTGTGGATTAGAAATCGTTCTCTCTTGATGTCTTAGACATCGTTCTCTGTCGATGTCTTAGACATCGTCGCCAGGAGATGTACGGTTTCCGCCACGGGTGTTGATGAAGTCGCGCTGCTTCGGTGTTGTGCACACGCATCCGCCGTCGCAGCTAAATGAGGCACCGCAGCACTCAGGCTTGCACTGATTATTTTTGAACATAAAAAGATTATCAGGGCCGGGCTCAACCTCGGGGCCAGTTAAGGGTTCATTCGGGGCGGTGTAACGCCAGCCAGAGCTATTGCCCGTCGGGAGACGGACACCATCGTACGGGCCAATCGACTCATAAGAATCCTTCGCGCCGCCGCCATTTGCCAGGCTGTAGCTAGTGAAGCCCTCGCCCTTGTTTCTGAAACCATTCACAGGCTTCTTCATCTCCGCGGGCACAGCTGCAGGGGGCATGGGAGGGGCCGCAGCAGGCATAGGAGGGCCAGGCATAGGAGGGCCAGGCATAGGAGGGGCCGCAGAAGGCATAGGAGGGGCCGCAGCAGGCGTAGGAGGAGCCATAGGGGGTGTGGTGCCCATATTCACCGTAGGCATCGTAGCCTGGAATCCCTCGCGTAAACCAAAAGGTATGTAATACATCATGACTATGTTCGCGGCCAATAAAAGCATCAATGCTGTAACTAAGACAGAGACACGCATCTTGAATTCTATAGTTAGGTGTTCTTTTTTCTAGAAGGCCTTGAGGGGACCAAATGTCTTTCTGATCCAGTCCCTGTCCTTCGCAAAAATGCGCGAGTTTTCTGGAGAAATTCGGAGACTTAGTTTTGCAACCGCATCGAGTTTTCTATAAATTGTAAGAGCTCCCAAATCCTTCACTGCCTCAAGAAGAATTTTTCTTCTATCATTTTCAGGAAGATTTGTTGAATATCCATACTTTGTAAGTTCACCTTTCCGTAAAGGGGCGATGGCTTGTCCATTGGGAACTCCCTTTCCAGGTTTTCCAGTGTCCTTAATACAGGATGCAGGAACGTACAAACTCCTGTTTCTCGGATGAACCTTATAGGTTGTGCCGGAAGCTTTTCTCACCGTGTAGCCCTTCGATCTGACTGAAGTCGAATAGCGACGCACATATGCTGCACGTCCAATGTACCCCCTAGGACACTTGATACTCTTATTAGTATTCTTAGAATGATGGATACGCGCAGTCATTCTCTTCTTGAGTCTCTCCCCAAGATGTTTACCTGATTCTGCATAAGGCGACGTAGAACGCACACATCGTGCAGGGACATATGTGCCTGCTGCAGTTGTATATTCTGAACGCTTACGATATCCCTTAGGGCATCCTGTTAAAAAATGGTAAGGTACAGATTTTTCGAACTTGTGTTCCATTCTATTGTATAGGATAGAAATCTATTCATTTATACTGTATATTAATATGTTTTATCTCTATTGCCATAGGGTTTTCATAGAGATCACGATGGCAATAATATTCTAACTGATCTGCTAAATGAGATGTCATTCCTTCATTAATAATATCATCAAATACACCCTCTAAATTGTTATCTTTAAGAGAAGAAAAGTCCCTTTTTCTCTTAATCACGCTCGTAAGAACCTTGTGAAGATTTAATAAGATCCTTGCAGCCTCCTCGGGAGATTTCTTCGGTTTATTCAAAATGATCTCTTTTTTAATAGTATTAATAACATTGCGAAAGAGGGAAATTTTTTCATCATCATTGTAGGGCATCTCTACTTTTACTTATATTTTATTGGTCCACTTCTTTAATTTGCCACCCCTTGGTTTCTTCGATTGGAGATGTTCAATAACTTCTCTGGGTAATAGAAATCCAAAAGAAAGAGAAAATCTCTCTTTCTCGCTTTCCACGAGATCAGTCCAATGATATTCTAGTCCAGAAAGACAGAGTACATAACAACATTCTATACTCTGAATTGGATTTCCGTCGTAGTAAGCTTGTCCTCCTTTATCTGGAAGTTGAAGAAACACATTAAATCTACAGTGATACAAATCACCTTTATTAGGATCACGATGAGGATGAATATATCCATTCGTGTGAATTACACCAAGAAAATCTTTAAAATGAGGTTCTTCATGTTTTTCAAGAGTTTCAAGTCCTTCCTTTTCAATCACTCTCTTTTTTATTTCCCAGACAAGAGGATGTATATCTGTGTTATGAGATTCCATAATAATATCTGAACGATTATAACCGATAAGTTGTAATTTGGGCTTCATTTTATGTACCCATTCAACAAGTTCTAGCCGTTCTTCTTCCGTCATTATATATCCCCTGTTCATTCTGCTCATCCATGGAAGAAAAGTTTAGGCGCCTAAAAAAAGATTGTTTTCCAAAGTAGATGTCAAATCTAGACCCCAATGAGATCCAGCGCGCTGCGGCCGAGGCTGCCCAGAAGGAGACTGCCTTTCCTGCGAAACAGCGGGCCGAGTATGTTCGTGCCATGGTGAACCGTGCTGAGACCTACAAGGCAGATGGGCTTAGAAAGGAGGAGATCGCGGAACGTCTTCCCGAGTTTGCACGTGATTATCCCCATCTCTTTGAGACTGTTCTAGGAGATGAGCCCTACCACAAAAATAGCTTAACGACTATGCTGGCAATGCTGGACAAGATGGGAGAGGGAGATCTGTCTCAGCATCAGGCTTCGGTAATTGTAGGGCAGCGGCTCGTGCAGACATTTGTGAAACCACAGCTGCAACAGCAGTAAGGTTCACTACTTTCTGTAAGACTGGAACGTGAAATCGTACACACCATGCATGACTTGCCGCGAAATACTGTCTTACAGAGGCTTCCCATAAAGAGGGCGTATGGATATAGGCGATTGCCTTTTTGAGAGATTCCTTCTGTGTTATAGCGAGACCCTCGATATGTTTTATAATGTATTCGTTTTCAGCGGGCGTGATAAAATCCTCTGAAACAGGATAAAACCCTTTGAGGCTTTGCTCCTCCATTTTCAAGAGAAGTTCGAGAATTTCGGGGCGAAGCCCTCTGAACCCTTTACCAAGAAAGTATCTTTCAGAATTGCACGGCCGGCTCGTGGCAGGTTTGTAGAGGTTCCATTCGCGAAAACAGCGTCCCAGAAGAACAATAAGGATCTGAGTGTGTTCTGAGAGAATATCGAAGAACTTGAGAACAAAACAGCCATTGGTTGAAAGGCACTGGAGGCCGATGAGTGAAGAACAGAGTAGAAGTTGAAAGACTCGCTTCTCCTGCACAGAGTAGTCGATTGAGAAATCGAATCCTCCGTCTGCAGTAAAGAGTTGTACTCCTGGCTTTGCCTTCTCAATAAAAGAGGTCTGATTCTCCTTCACGTAGATATCTCCTGTGTTATCTGCACCATAATGGAGTTTGATTTCCGGGTGTCGCTGAAGAAAGACGGATGCACGTCGCCACCCCGGTACACTATTATTTGTCGGCTTTAGTGTCATTGCCAACGCAATCTGTACCTGCTTCTTTTGATGTTCAGCTGTTTCAAGAAGTGCTTCGATGAAGCCACCCGGCCCCTCGGCTACATGGGCGGAACGGATCTTGTTCTGCGTTTTCGGAATGATCTCGTAGAACTTTAGAACACCGAGCATCTCGATCATCTTGAAATAGCTGCGGCTAAGAGGTCGGTAGATACAGAGTGAGGGGTGAAAATGGGAATCATCTTGGGTGTGGATGAGTTCATAGGGATTGGCCATCTTTTTGGCGAGTTCCCAGATGTGGGCGGCCTCGTACTCTGCAATTGTCTTTTTGTAGGCCGAGAGATCTTCATTTATGGGTGGATCTCGCCAGGGGACAAAGGTGAACAGGTGCGGAGGGCTGGCGGGTATTGTCTGAAAAAAACGTGTTCGTTGCCATGGTGGGCCTTCTTCTTTCCAAGTTTCCATACCTTCTTATGGGGCTAGGTGTTTAGCCTCTTCTTCATATGGTAATAAAAGAATCTAGATACTATAGTAGAAATGCTAAAGGATAGAAAAACAAGAAAAGTATCAAAAAAAGTAGTAGCCAATCTGAATAACAATGATACTGTTTGGGGAAAAAATCCAAAACTAGAAAATTTTTGGAGAAAATTGGCTTCAGGGGAGAAGCTTGTTCTTATTTACAAGGATAAAACCCATACGTATGTAAATATGCCTAAACCAACTACACAAAAATATAAAACTATGATTGCAGAGTTTTATGAAAATGATGATATAGTAGCAATGTTATCAAGCAATATGTCTCAAGATGCTTATGAAGTGTATTTATACCCAAAAGCTAAAGATAATTCTGTTGAATATGTTATAAAAAATTATAAGAAGTATTTTAAACCACTTGTTCCAGGTGATAAGTTAAGATCGCCATTATAGTTCTCAGACCTTTCTTAGTTTCTCTAGCTTGTAAATAACAATCCAGACAATCTTAGCAGGGGTTGTGGCGGGCATCACACGGGCACTGTCTTTGATACCCCAGTCTTCCGACTTCTTCTCAGTCCTCCCCCTTCCTCTCAGTCATCCGACTTCATTACCGTGAAGCCCACATCAGGCTCCTCGACTAGTACAGCCGAGTTCGGCATCACGATGTTCATGCGCAGACGCGCTGATGAGCACATGTCGTTCGCATCCTCGTGCAACTCCTCTGCAATCTCCTCCTCAGTCGGCTCCTCGACATCTTCCTCCTCATCCACCGGTACAGGAGGTAGGCCCTCCTGGAGGCGTAGCAACGCCGACTCATCCAGCAAGATCTGGCTGAACGCCGTGCCACCGCGGATCACCTGGCCCGTCATGATGTTCGCACTCACGCCCGTCACAGGATCCGTCTCACCGAAGATGGCCGCACGCAGCAGAATCTTCTCCGTCTCCTCGAAACTCGCCTTGGCCAGCGGGCCAATATCCTTCTTGTTGATACCATATCTGTCCACCGACATGAGACGACCCGCATTGGTCATCACATCGCACAGAAGGCCAAGGTGGCGGTAATTCACGCCCGCCTCCTCAAACAGCGTCGAGATCTCATTCAGCAGCACGGTGCGAGTGGCCTCAATGCCGAGGTTCTCGTAAATATCGTGCACGTGGCTGCTCACTAGACGATTGCCATCAACCATCGGGTGAATCATCACCGACTGGAAGTTGCTTCCATCCGTGTCCAGTACATACTGCTTCACCGGCTTATAGGCACCACCCTCCAGCTCCAGGGCATCCTTGTCCTGGCGGAAGGAAATTCCCTTGATACCCGCAGTGCCGCGGATCACAATGCCATTCAGCAGGCGCACAATGAACTTCTTCAGATTCGCCAGATCGTCGAGCTCATAGGTGGATGTCCTAGGGAGGCGCATTCTCATGATGAGGCGAGGACTGTTGAAGTCGCTGTAGATCAGTGTAACCTCATCTGAGAAGCGCTGCTTGAGAATGAACGAGATGTCGTCCATACTGATGTTCTTGTTGAACAGCTTCTCTCGGTCCAGCTCCATGCGGAGCAGCCAGTTGCTTAGAGGCACCTCCTCCTCGCCCTGGGCCTGGCTCACTTCGAACTGCTTGTGGAAGGCAATGATATCTCTGTCCTCGGGGAGGATTGTCTCCTCGTCCTTCGGATCATAATAGATCGCCACACGCTTCGCCACATCCTTTAGCATCGTAAGCTCAAGGTCCTGTGCAACCTCACGTGCCTTCTCCTTGCTCTCGCGGAACTCGGGCTTCAGATAGATCGTGAGAGAAATCGCCTTGGGCGACTTCGTCACCTTCAGTAGCTCCTTCAGTCGAGGAACACCTCGAGTTACATTCGACTTCGCCGCCACACCTGCCAAGTGGAAAGTGTTCAGCGTCATCTGCGTCGACGGCTCACCAATACTCTGCGCCGCAATGATTCCCACGTGCTCACCAGGCTGTGCCCATGCTTGCCAGTTCTTGAGAACAACCGACTCCACGAGCGCATCGAAGGCCAGCTGCGACATCTTCTCCTTGAGAATGAGCTTGTGCGGTGCCAGGTAGAAGCGGAGCATCGCCCCCCACAGAATATGGTACGACTGGGTACGGGAGATGATCTTCTTGATTCCCTCAAGAACATAGGAAGGAGTGAGATCCGATGTCTCCTCCTTTCCGAACTTGCTCTGAATCGTGAGGAGAAGTCGCTCCAGATTCACACTCGCGAAGGTGTTTCCATCCGCCTTGTTACGGTAAACGCCCTCCACGAGGACGCCGCGGTCCACAAGAACCGTCTTTGCGAACTCATCAAGAGCCGACTGGTCCTCAGGGGTGATCGCCACGCCCTCCAGGCCACGCATAGCGTACTGCGTGAGAATGTCGGTCTCTGTCATCTTCATCAGGCCAAGGCCCTGAGTCTCAATCTTCGTGCTGTTCACGCCGTCCTCACCATAGTGGAACTGCACAATGTTATTGCGCGCATCACGAACAGTGCCATCGAACTGAATCACGAGATCCTCCATCGCCTTCACGAGCTGGCGCTGGATATATCCAGTATCCGCGGTCTTAACAGCTGTATCAATCAGACCTTCACGACCACTCATCGCGTGGAAGAAGAACTCCTGCGGTGTGAGCCCGTGAATGAAGGACGACTCCACGAAGCCGCGGGCCTCTGCACCATCATCGTACTTCTTGTAGTGCGGGAGAGTACGGTCCGTGAATCCATAGGGGATTCGGCGACCTTCAGGAGCCTGCTGTCCCACACACGCCATCATCTGCGCAATGTTAATCGTGGAGCCCTTGGAGCCCGCACGAACCATGGCAATCAGACGATTCTCATCAGCCAGGGAGGCCAAGCCAATCTTACCTGAGAGCTCCGTCGCCTTGTTCAGCTCCGTGTAGACCTTGTCCTCGAACTCCTGCTGATTCGTCTTACCGGTCGTGTTCGTGAAGAGACCAAGGTGCACCTGGAGAAGAATGTTCTCGATCTCACTCTTCCTCTGCTTGATTACCTTGTCCATCTCCTTGCGCGTCTTCTCATCGGCAATCAAGTCGCTGATACCGACTGAGAAACCATTGTAGACGAGGAACTGCTCGACCGTGTTCTGCATCGAATCAATGAAGCGCACGGTGTCCTTTGAGCCATAGTCCTTGAACGTCGTGTGAACAACACCCTTCGACGGCTTGCTGAAGATGTCCTTGTCCAGAATACCTTGAACGATCTCGCCCTCACGGATGATCACGAAGTTTTCCTTCTTCTCCTCCTCGGTCTTGGCCTCCTTAAAGAAGCCATTTCCCATCTCCATGTTGATCGGCGGGAGAAGCTGAGAGATTACCTGCTGGCCAGACCAGTGAGATCCCTTGGCCGGCTGGGGCATCACACCCTCAAAGCGCGTGTTCCACATCATCATGTTCATGAACTCGCGGCGGTTGAACTGGATCTTGGGCCTCGTCATGCGCCATGAGCCCACAAGAGTATCCTGAACAATGCCAATCACCGGCTTGGCGTGGCGAGGCGTTACGATCTGGTGGGGAACCGCCGCAATCTCGGCCAGCTCCGTCGACGCCTCCAGGCTCTGAGGAATGTGGGCATTCATCTCATCACCATCGAAATCTGCATTGTACGGGCTCGTAACGGATACATTCAGACGGAATGTATTGAAGGGAAGAACCTTCACGCGGTGGCCCATCATCGACATGCGGTGCAGCGTGGGCTGGCGGTTGAAGAGGATGATGTCGCCGTCCATGAGATGGCGATTCACCGTGTCGCCGAGGTACAAGACGATGTCCTTTGCAACGACGTGGCGAAGACTGATCATGCGACCGTCCTGGCGAATGAGCGTCTTTGCGCCCGGGAACTTGTCTGCACCATTCTGGATGAGCTTGTACATCTGCTCACGATTGTAGGGAGTTACGCGCTCAGGGACCGTAAGATTCATGGCAATCTTCATCGGCACACCGATCTCCGCCACAGACAAGTTCGGATCAGGAGTGATAACCGAACGGGCTGAAAACTCCACGCGCTTACCCTGGATATTGTATCGGATACGACCCTCCTTCGAGCCGAGACGCTGCTGGATCGACTTCAGTGGCCGCCCTGAGCGCTGGGCAGATGGCGCAACTCCGGGAATCTGATTATCAACTAGGGTAGCCACATGATATTGGACTACATTCGTGTACTCGTCGATAATATTTTTGGGCGCATTATTATTGATTTTCTCTTGAAGCATATTGTTCATATTGATGATATCAAACAGCTTGTGCGTGAGATCATCTTCTGAGCGCTGATTGTTGTCCTGGATCACCGAGGGGCGGACCTGCGGAGGAGGCACGGCAAGAACTGTGCAAATCATCCAATCAGGGCGGCACCAGAAACGACTGAGGCCCATGAAGTCGACATCCTCGTCGGTAATGCGGCGGAAGAGACGGAGAACATACTCAACCTCCAGCGTCTGGCGCTGCTTCGTCTCACTCGCAGCAGCGGGTCCCTCAATCTTGTCCCACTCCGCGATAATTCGGGCAATTCCCTCACGAATATAGCGGTCGGGCTGCCGCGCGCCGCAACCATCCTCTGTCTCCTGGCCACATCGTCCAATTCCGCTGCAGAGATCGAGCATCTGGCGCCACCGGATCTCTCCGCGACGCTTGATAAGGTTCTTGTGCAGATCCTTATCAATCAGAAGCTTGCTGCAGCGAACACAGACACAGCTTAGTACATTTAGAATGTACTGGAAGAACTGAATATAATACACGGGCCTTGCAAGACGGAAATGGCCGAAGTGACCAGGGCAGTTGTGATTGCTTTGGCCACAGCTGCGGCACGTTTTTCCATTATCGAGAACACCCATACGCGGATCAAAGAGACCATTGATTCGCGGCTCGGCACCATCATAGGTTCCGCTATTTGTAATTTCAACGACAGAACGCTTCTCAATTTCATCAGGACTAAAGATCCCAAACTGAATCCCTACAATGGGCTCAATTTCAGAGCTTGGTCTTACTAAACCAGATGGCATCCTCCTCTTAATTAGTAAGTTCTTTCTAAGTGGTTCTTGGAACCGCTGCTACTCAATTTTTACTACTCACTTATAAAAGCATATCACTATCAATCATTTCCTTCACTAAGGTTGGAAAAGGTGTAGTGGGCTTCCAACCTAGCACGGCAAGCGCCTTCGAGGGATCACCGAGCAGAGTTTCCACCTCGGCAGGACGGAAAAACTGGGGATTTACACAGACCCGTAGATCTCCTGTAACCGAGTCATGCCCCTTTTCATCAATACCCTCGCCAGACCACACAAGGGCTCGGCCAGTTGCAAGGGTATAGGAAACATCAATAAAGTCGCGAACTGTGTGCTGTGTACCAGTGGCAAGAACAAAATCATCCGGTGTGGCTGCCTGGAGAATGCGCCACATTCCCTCGACATAATCACGAGCGTGTCCCCAATCTCTCTTGGCATCGAGATTGCCAATTTCAATGTGAGACTGGCGGCCCTTTACAACAGCGGTAATTCCCTTCGTGATCTTGCGCGTGACGAAGTCCTCACCCCTGCGAGGGCTCTCATGGTTAAAAAGAATACCATTTGTCGCAAACATTCCGTAACTTTCGCGATAGTTTCGTACAATCCAATATGCATAGAGCTTCGCAACACCATAGGGGCTGCGAGGATGAAAGGGAGTTGTTTCCGTTTGGGGAACCTCCTTTACCTTTCCGAAGAGCTCGCTCGTACTCGCTTGGTAAAAACGGATACGATTATTATCTTTCTGTGCACGGATCCACTCAAGAATATAGAGAGGTCCAAGACCGTCCGCCTTTGCGGTGTAGTCGGGCATAGAAAAGGAATGGTGTACATGGCTCTGTGCAGCCAGATTGTAGATTTCTAATGTACCTGACGCATCCGCGGGGAACACTGTGGTGAGTGTATTTTGCACAGAGGATGCGTCTGTTATGTCTCCAATGTGCAGCTTGAAGCGCGGGTGCTGGAGATACACATTAATGCGCAGAAGATTCTGGTGATTCGAGGTGCGGCGAGCAAAACCATGAACTGCATAGCCCTTCTCTAGAAGAAGCTCAGTGAGGTACGATCCATCTTGACCTGTAACCCCTGTTATAAATGCGGTCTTCATCGTTCTATTTGAAATAGGATACGAACACTTTAGACCTAGCGAAATTTATACAAGACCTGGTAGTTGTGTAAAAGGAGATCTGCATTTTTCGGCTCTGATAAGACATACATGCCCTTTCCAGGAAGAGTCTTGTCTTTAAGATAGACCTCCTTCATATCTGAAAATGTCTTTCCACGCCCATCTAACCAATAGGGTGTTGATGGTGTATCGTCGATAAGAAGAAGAGTTCCAGGACGAACCGTAGGAAGAATTGCTCTATATTCATTAAGCCCGTGAACTGCTGCAGGAATAGGATTGTAAAAATCGAGATCCCAACTATCCAGGTAAATCACATCTGCCGGCTCATTCCTTTTTGCCCAGTAAGTGAAGAACTCTACACTGTCTTCGCAGACAAGTTTGGTGGCAGGACACATATTACCTTGGTGCTCAAGCACTAGTTCCTCATTTATATCAACTGACCAGAATCGGCCTCCATATTTTCGCACAAACTCATTGAATAAATATGTACTTTTTGTACCGGCACTCGCAATTCCAGATTCTAGAATTGTAAGGGGGCGTAGTATACTCATATTTTTGAATAGTTCCCGAAATGTGAGGTAATTTACATGCATAGACTTTCCCTCTCCCCCAAACATTTCATACTCGCCAGTTTTTTCATCATACCAGAGATTTCCATCTAGGTTTGCAAAATGAGCTTCGACTAACTCCATAGTATACTATCTTTGAACGTTTTTAGACCTGGGGAAGAACACCCGTTTCGAATACACCGATCCGCTCGTTCGAGCCGCCGCACGCCTCGTAGCAGACTTTCTTTGAAACGTGTCTGAGATCTAGATGTGAAGCCATACAATAGATGCTGCTTTCAATCATATGAATCTCAGTTGCGTTTACAAGAAGAAACGTATAAAATAACAGAGGTTGGTTGATAACGAGCTCTGCTACACTGTGAAATGGATGATCAGCTGGATAATGATTCTCATTGAGATCAAGTACTAGCCTGTTTGGGTCCTGTTTGTTAAGCATATCCCAAATAGGCAACTTTTTTGCTTGAGATTGCTGATGAACAACGATGTAGTTCGGTGCGACGGAGCGCACTTTCAGTAAAAGATCTGCTGCCTCTTGAAACTTGGGTACATGAAAATAGGCTTGGCGCACGTCTCGCGGCAGCCCAAAGTCGTCGTAAAATGAAAGAGGAAAATCATAGACCTTGTGCCCTTCTGTATGAGCTCCACAGGTGAACACCGTGAATCCATCGGCTTCAATGAACTTGCGATGTTCACTGAAAGGATGGAGAACATAATCATCTTTGATTGGAAAGGGTTTGATGGAAGGGTCGTCGGCGTACATGAGTCTCACATTTGTCTCATACTTCTCCTTGCAGACAACGATCACTTCATCGAATGCGGTGGCGAGGTAACGGACAGCCCCGTTCATCCAGAACATATCACCGAGGCCAAGGTGACTATAGACAAAAGCCCTCTTTTTCGCGTATCCCTTCTGTTCACGGAGATTTGAAGAAGCAGCGTGATTCAGTTTTGACTTTACGCGGAATCGGCGATCATTTTCATCAAGAATCTTCTTGCAAATGGCCGCACCTTGTTCCGCTGTTACCTCCTTTCCGTGGAAGAGATCCTGTAATTCCCAAATTGCAAGATTAATCTCGAAAAGAAGCTTGTAAAAATAGGCGTATTGTTCACGGTACTTTGCAAGGCTTTGATCAAGGACATCATATTCCTTTTCACAGTCAGCTTTTCTCTCGTCGGCGATTTTGCTCTTTTTAATCTCTAGGATCGTGAGTTTATCAAGTGCTTCCCCAAGGGAAACGGGGAGAGTAATCTCTGCCATATCTACCGGTGTAAATAGACTCGGTTTTAGCCCCTTGACGTCGTGACTAAAAATTAAGGAAGTTAAAACTTCCTTAATTTTTATGTCCTACCCTAAGGGATGGCTGGCACAGCCAGCACTTACGACGAACTAACCGATGAGTAAGGAAGCTCTTTGAGCTTCCTTATTTTTAAGTTCATATGGTAGTAAAATTGACTCCTCGCTTAGCTGCTTTATAGCTAGAGATGTCCCATACATACCGTCTTGAGCTTCTGCCTACCGAGGAGGGTCGCATCTTTTATTCGTCGACTCTGAATCGGTCGGATGAGAATGCTGGCGTCGACCTCTTCGTGGTGAAGGAGTACAGGATGGAGAATATGGACTTCAATTCAAAGGCACAGCTTCTCGACCTCGGTACCTCTGCACGAATGGTGCGAGTGAACAAGGATGGTTCAGAAGAGGATGTGCATTACTGGCTCTGCCCGCGCTCCTCCATTATGAAGAGTGGCTTTGTTATGGCAAATTCACAGGGCGTTATCGATAAGTCGTATCGCGGTACTCTAATGGCGCCAATTGCTATCTCAAACCAGATTCTCTTTAATAAGACGATGTCTGCAGAGAATCACCTCAAGGGTGATCGCTACTTCCAGATCGTAGCTCCAGATATGGGGCACATTGCGAGTGTTATGGTGGTGAACTCCCTCTCTCAGACGGTGCGAGGCACGGGTGGCTTTGGTTCCACCGGGCGCTAATGTCGTGACTAAAAATGAAACATACCTTTTTCGATGGAGGTGTATGTCCCTCGAACTGATTATTGGCCCGATGTATGCGGGGAAGTCCTCGTATTTGCTCTCACTGATTAGCAAATATGAAGCCATTGGATGGAAAATTCTAACGCTCACCTCCAGGCTCGATACGCGCTATGAGAAGGATGCAATTCATAGCCATAATCATGGGCGCCACGATGCAGTTGCCGTGTCATATTTAGGAGAGGCCGATGCACATCCTGCCTACGCGGACTCAAAGCTAATTCTTATTGAAGAGTCGCAGTTCTTTGAAGACCTGGTAGCCTTTGTTCTACATGCAGTGGAGGCCGAGGGAAAGCATGTAGTTGTCGTTGGCCTCAGTGGCGATTTCAACCGCAAACCCTTTGGCCACACGCTTGAACTCATTCCCTTCTGCGACCGGATCACAAAGCTCACAGCCCTCTGTCGTCTCTGTGGCGATGGAACACCCGCGCTTTTCACGCACAGAACGAGTAAGGAGACCTCTGTTATCTCAGTGGGTGCGGCAGGATCCTATGATGCTCTTTGCCGAAAGCATTACCTACTAGCGTAGTCGTGATGAGCGGGGCGGCAGCGCCTTCTGAATATGCCAGTGATAGGACTGATAGTGCCAGTCTCCTGTGGGTATAGCAGCCCTCTGGCCATCATTCGTCCACTGCAGAGGACGAAGACGAACCTTGTCTGCGTGATTATTCATTAGATAGTGAAAGTACACCTCATAATCTGCAGCACCCGACTTCTCTTTTTCTGTTACACAATCAAGATAGGCTTCCCAAAAGTGCTTCTTATGAAGATCCTCTACCTTCTTCATCATCTCAAATAAGATTGTGCGATTAAACACCATTACATTTGTGATTCCAGAGTTCATTCTCTTCCACGCAGTGAAGCTCGGATGAAGACGGGCCATGTGATCAAAATAGGGTTGGTGCAGCTCTATCATTGTTTTATCCACTAAAGTCTTTCCGTTTTCCGTGAAGCGTGTTCTCTTCTGGAAAACAGTGTCTGCATCTACGATAAGAACATTTTCCATAATGTCGCTAATGAGAAGAGGTGCATAGAACTTGAGGAGCTGCTGGAGATACCAGCCACCGCGTGCGACAGATGTCTTCTCTGCGCAGATCTGGCGACTAAAAGGAAAGAGGGACTCATCGAGCACAGCTGCTCCCGAGATATCCATCTTCTTGTGCGCAATTACAAAGATATAGCGTGCACCCACAACATGCTTACGCACAGAGGTTACGCATCTCTGAATAATATCTTCGTCCTTCGGGCCTAGCGGGATGACAACATCATAGAGCGACATTCTTTTTCATCTTCTGTTGCGGCCTTTAGGCAATACTCTTGCAGTCGAAAAATTTGATTCATGGCCTTTGGGTAGATAAATAACCATGCTCCGTACAAAAGATTATATTCACTTTAGCATTGAAGAAGATGGAGAGATTATACGGGAGTTTTCAGGGGCTACTTACACAGGCCAATGCCTCCCAGGAGATTTCGTAAAGCCTACAGAGACGGGCTGCGCCCTGGTTGAGAGAGTTGAGCATCCACCTCTTGTTGGAGTCTTAGAACTCAATACGAAGGTTCGCTATGGCTTCACTGGAAGAGGAGTTCCCCTCTACTTATTCAAACCGCTCGATGATTCGTATCCTCCCATGTTGGTTGCATCGAAGGAAACGACACGTACAAACAAGTTGGCTCTTGCCGCCTTTGAAAACTGGCCTTATGGAGCAACCTTTCCTCGCGGCGGCCTCCAGATGATTCTTGGAGAGTGCGGCGACTTTGCCACAGAGATGGAGGCCATTGCCTATCAGTACTCTCCATGGAGCTGGACGAATAAGAGGATACCTGATAATCTTGCGCATCCATCCAAAGAAGGGCGCATCATACTCTCGGTACCCACAATTAATATTGATCCTCCAGGTTGCAAAGATATTGATGATGTGGTTTCACTCTGGATGGAAGGAGGCCAGTGGCGTCTTGCGATTAGTATTGCAGATGTCGCGGCCTATGTAGCTCTGAATCCCAAACTCGCCTTTGCAGAGAGAATTGGACAGACCCTCTACAGTGATGGGCGCGCCATTCGTCCTCTCTTTCCAGCTGCGCTTTCAGAGGATCTCTTCTCACTTCTCCCTGGAAAGGAGAGATTTACCCTTAGTCTTATTTGCACATGGGATGGAAAAACTCTGAGCAAATTCTTTTGGAAAGAGACTGTGATTGTAAACACCGCCTCGTATACTTATGAGTCGTGTTATGGTGCGAAAGAGGTTGATATGGGTGTTCTACAGTCCATTGCAGAATCATTAGTAGGGCCAACGGGTGATTCACACAAGTGGGTAGAGGCCTTCATGATCCTCTACAACACAGAGGCAGCAAATCGGCTCGTGGCCGCAGGAAAAGGCCTTCTTAGAACGCACGATGCACCCAATGCAGAACGTCTTAGCCTGATGGAGTCGCTTGGCCTCCCTGCAAAAGAACTGGCGTATCCTGCTGCGGTCTACTCCGTTGCAGATACAAATGCACAGCACTGGGGACTTCAGAAGGGCGCTTACTGCCACGCCTCCTCTCCCATTCGCAGATATGCAGATGTTCTGAACCAGGGGGTTCTCAAAGGAGTTCTGGGGCACCAACCATGGAAGGCCTTTGCGACGACACTGAACTTGCTGGACAAAAAAGGAAAGGCGTACGAGCGGGATCGTCTGTTTGCCACCTGTATTCTTCTGGGAGACAAGAAAGGTCAGGAGGGTGTTGTTGTTGAGATGAAAGATACACGAGTTTGCGTGTATGTTGCAGCATGGAAAAAGATTATTCGTTGCCCGGTCGATCGCCTATATGAAGCAGGTACACGCGTCCACATCGCATTCCATGCATCTCCTCAGCGGGGATCTTATTCATGGAAGAAGAGGGTTGTGTACCGTTGCGACTGATTTGAGAATTCGAGTTTTTTTAATTTCTTATTATATATTATAAAGAAGTATGCAATCAGTAGTTAATTTTGTAAAAAGTTACAACTATAATTTAGGTGGTAATTATGAAATTAAGAAACTTAATGGTATATTTTACAAGTTTACTAAAACAGAAACTGGTAAAAAAACTTTTGTACCCGAGTATGATATGAAGGATATTGAAGGATTAAGTTCTGACTTAACTCAACTTAAAGAAATACCAGTATTGGAAAATGCGCCCACAGTCGAGGAGCAGAAGAAGATGGATGAATTATCATTAAAAATGATGATTACTTCTATTGATGAACAAAAGAGGAGAAATGCTATGATGATACGCCGTGGTAGGGAAGAGGCCGAGAAGGAATACCAGGGCCGTGCCACAAGCATGCAAGTCCCTCCTGCGGCCGCCTCACGTAGTTGGTGGGGGTGGAAGAGGGGCGGGCGTAAAACAAGAAGGACTCGCCGCACGAAGGGAAAGACTCGCCGCACTAAGGGAAAGACACGCCGTTCTAAAGCTTGAGATAGAGGCTCTCAGGGATCGCCGCATCACGCACCAGCTTGGCTTGAAGTCCCTCCAACTTCGCCAGCTCCTCCACCGACTGTGTGAAGGTGGCCATCGACGTCCACTCCTCCAAAAGATTAGCAACCTTCAGTACCGTTCTCATGAAATTGCCTTCGTAAATCTCGTACGTCTCGCAAATCGCTGAGATGTTGTCCCCTTGGATCCAGCGCCACACGGGCTCAATCCACATACTGTTGAGGCTCCAGTAGTCGTGAGGAGAGACAACTCCGAACTTTTTTTCGGCGGAGAGAAAGACATCCACCGACGTGTCCAGTTCATAGAGGGCATCCTTTACCGCGGAGGGAATCTGGAGAGAAGCCAAGGAAGGTGCACCCTCCGATCTCTCCTGCATGAAAGCGCACAGGAAGCAGAGAATCTCCTCTCCTGTGAGCTTCGAGCAAATCTTATTCTGGAATGCGTAGCTCATCAGAAGAGGATTGCCCTCATTGAGTTCCGTTGCAAGTGTTCCTAGAGGTGTGAGATGAGACGATGTGGTTTCGCACGGATCCTCAAAGGCCCCCAGAAATCCAAGTTCCTTCAGAACATAGAACATCGGATACAGCGTCTCCTTGTAGGCTTGCAGAGAATAGAGATTCTCTTGTGCTCTGCGAAGATCAGCCTCATAGTCCTTGAGCGTCTTGAAGGTAGCTAATGCCTTTATGTAGACGGGCCCCACATGCGTATTCTTCCAGGCCTCGAGGGCCTGCTGCGCCTTCTTGCGTGCCGCATTCACCGTCGTCTTGAACGTGTTCTCCAAAGACTCCTTTTCTTCCATTGCTTCCAGGAGTTCAGGAGTGAATGCAAGATCCTTGATCTTCTGCTCGGCCTCAGCGACCCAGCGCTCCCCAGCTTCAGTCCGCTTCATGTGCTGCTGAAACCAGTAGCTCTCAGACATCAGACGAATCCAGTCGGTATTTCCCGAGTGAACCGTCTTGAGAATGAAATCATAGTGGAAATTCATACGTGAGATGAAGGTTGATTTCTTTCCCTTCATCATAGATTCTAAGTCTGCAACACCAACGGGATCCCTCTCAGGAAGATAGACAATGAGGCCCTCTGTGTCCTTTCCTCGGCGACCTGCACGACCTGCCATCTGGATATACTCATCTGTGTAAAGCATGCGGAGACCATTTGTCTCATCATCGTATTTCTGAAAGCCAGTGAAGACAACGGTCTTTGTCGGCATGTTAATTCCAACCGCAAAGGTCTCCGTGGCAAACAGGACCTTTACCAGCCCCTTTGTGAAGAGGATCTCAATGATCTCCTTCAGAAGAGGAAGAAGGCCGCTGTGGTGAAAGGCGACGCCTCTTTCAAGAAGAGCACGGAGTGTGAAGTACTGCTTGGTCGTGTTGTAGACTGCAGGATACCGATGGAGGTGAAAGTCGACAATGTGCTTTACCGAGGCAGCCTCCGTCGGCGTAAGAAGAGTTCCCTGGACCTTGTTTGCAAATGTCTCACACGACTTGCGCGAGAAGACAAAGAAGAGGGCTGGAAGTAGTTCCTTCTCATGGAGAAGCTGGATCGTCTCATTGAGTTGGTGCACATAGGAGACAGGGCGCTTGCTTCCATGAACAACAGGATCCTCATAGCCTCCTTGCCTTCGGTTTGCAACTTGTTTCTGGTGCTGCTTGTACTGGTCTGTGGTCGCCGCTCTTCCCTTCAACCAGAAGTTATAGAGTTGGGGGGAGAAGCTCTCCTTATTGTCCATAATCTCCACAAAGTTTGTACCAGAGAGAACTGTATGGCGAAGAGGTACAATGCGGTACTGGGTCGAGATGAGGTAGATCGCCTTCTTCTTCAAGTCGCCGAGCCAGGAGGCAAAGAGCTCGGGCCCATCAATCGTTGCACTCAGGAGAACAAGATTCACAGAAGGTGGAAGAAGAATGAGTGTCTCTTCCCAGACCCGTCCACGCTCCCTGTTATTGATATAATGCACTTCATCAAACACAACTGCATCGAGATCGTCGATGGAGAGAGAAGCAGAGAGACCGAGGTTCTTTGTGGAGCTTGTATACTTGAAGAGAAGATTGCGGAGAATCTCCGTAGTCATCACTACAATTGGTGCATCTGGCTTGTACTTGATATCGCCAGTGAGGATGCCAACTTGGTCGCCCCAGATCTGCTTGAGATCATGGAACTTCTGATTGGAGAGGGACTTGATAGGAGTCGTGTAGAAGACACGCCGCCCCTTCGCCATGGAGGCAGTAATCTGATACTCACCCACAAGCGTCTTTCCAGATCCTGTCTTTGCAGTTACAAGCACATTCTCATGGCGATCAATCGCGGCCACTGCATGCTTCTGGAATGGATCAAGAGGGAAAGGAAAGGTGGCTTTGATCTCTGCAGTGCAGGGTGCAGAGACATCGACTGTATGTAGATATGTAGATAATGGCATACTGCACACACCCTACACCTCGGCCTTCATTTTTATTGCTTCACATATTTGTCGACGAGCTCTTTAAGAAGAGGATCATTTGTGTAGATAGATTTTGTATACTCGGCTTTATCTTTTGGTGTAAGAAGCCTATTAATAAATGATTTACTGTGTTTCTGTGTTTTCACAAGGGGTTTCTTAGTCTGAATCTTCTGTGTATTCACGGGGGCTTTCTTAATCTGAACCTTCTGTGTTTTCACAAGGGTTTTCTTAGTCTGAACCTCCTTTTGTGTAGCGCGATTTCCATTATGCTTCTTTGCACCATTATTAAAACGAACGGCCTTGCGAGTTTTCTTAGGAGTGCCATTTATTTTCTTATAGACTAAAATATATCCATTTGTTCGTATATCGGCTATTCTTTCTTCTTTGGTAAGAGTGGTTACTGCAGAATCATTAAAAAGAATCCAGTTTCCAGTAGCTTCCTTCCACATATACCGATAATGCCCAGAGGACAAAGTTCCTGTATGAAGTACAGCTCCTTCCAATGCCCAGCGTACTCCAGAAAGAGTAATTACTGGAGTTATATCAATATCCTTTACTATTTTTGTGCTTTCATAAGTGTTAGGATCAACCTGAAATCTGCTTAACTGTACTATGAGATACTTCTGAGATTCACTTGCAACAATATCCATTTTTTTATGAGATGTAAGTCCAGCAACCTTTTTACAAGAGTCTAATTGACTTTCTACTCCAAGATTCTCTTCTTTACCATATTCGGTAATGCACTTTTCTACTGTATTGCAGGTTGAAATTGGAAGAGTTAAGATTGTCTGAATTTCACCGACAGGATTTGCATTAGATTTTGTTCCAGCTATATCTTTACAATAGGATGTTGTATTTACTGTGAATTTTAACAATCCTAAATTCTCATTTCCTATTCTATTAAAAATTGAATTGAGTAGAAACTCTGCAGCATCTTTTTGTTTGCGTTTTTTTCCTTTCTGTTCTTTTTCATAGTCAAGAGGACATTCAAATTCGGTTGACTTCTCGCCAAGTTCTAGATCAACCGGTTCTGCTCTACTTTTTGCCTCGGCAGCATCCATCTTTGTAAAATATCCCTTTACTGGATCTATCGCGATATTCTTGAATTCAGGAATTCTATAAAGCATTTGAATAATTGCATTTATAAAACATGTAACATTTGGATTTACTAAGCCAACATATGGCATCTCCCTACTTATAACCAAGGTTTACTGGATTGGACCTGCGGAACAGGAGGATCCCAGCTATTTCTCTGGCCCTGCTGGGGCTCTTCCTTCTTTTCCTCCTTAGGAGGGGCTACTGTCTTCTTCTCCATCATCTTGTGATTGAGAACATAGGGGACAGCGTAGACCGCGAGGAGAGACACAAAGGTCGCAGCCTCCGTTGAGACGGAGAGAAGACCAAACGCGCACAGCACGGAACCAATCATAAGAAGCGCATCACGAGCAAGAGCCGTTGTTCCATTCTCCTGGACATATCTCTTGAATAGATCAATCATCGCATTTTGGCCCGTAGGAACATTGTTGATCACGCCATAGTACAGGGCCAGATCGTAGGCCACTTGTAAAAGAACAAGGATCACAACAAAATAGAGGGGATTCCAGCCGTAGACAGGAGTTACGTACTGAGTGTAGATGGCCTGGCCCGTAATGAAAAGAAGAAGAAGGCCAACCAAGTCCACCGTGATCGCCTCGTATCCAAATGAATCATACCAATCGTTGAGCGTCTTTCCTCCCACCTGGTAGCCGCGGGCCAGTGCAATGCTCAGCACATTCATTAAGAGGGCCGCACCCAGAAAATAAGGTAGATGTTCAACCTCCTTTACAATCGAAAGGTTGGGTAAATCTGAAGGCCTTCCAGGAGCAAATGCAGCACCACCCTCCATTTAAATCTAGTTGGAGACCAGAGATTATGTCAGAAGGAGAGGATCACAGATGGATGTGTTATCTCCTGCAGACCAAAACATTGCCTATGCAAACCTATGTAGGAGCAACTGTTGATCTGGATCGACGTTTGCGTCAACATAACGGTGAGATTTCGGGAGGCGCAAAGAGAACCACGGCGATTAAGAGTGGCTGGGAACGAGCATGCCATGTAGAGGGATTTCTTACACAAGTAGAGGCTTTGCAGTTCGAGTGGGCGTGGAAATATCATTCACGCAAGTGCGCGAAGTCGCATCCTATGGAGAGAAGAATCTGGGCTGTGAATCATCTTCTGAGTTTACCGAAATGGGAACACATTTCGTTGATTTGGGAAAAAGAAGATGGTTTCTAAATAGATGGCAGGGCTAGTCCTTGTATGGGATATGGATAACACCCTATCGGGCGAATATTCCGATAGGATTACATTGAATCCGAATGCTCTCCGTATTCTTCAAAAGGCCATCGATGCAAAACGCACAGGAACCGTTTCGGCGATTTTTCTTCTTACAAACAATTCCGATCTTATCTACATTGATAAAGTACGCATTGAACTTCTGAAGCGTCTTGGCCTACCTGAGAATACACCCTCTCCCGCACCCTTCAATTATATCATGCCTCGGCAACATATGAATCGTCCCCAGATATTTGATCCTCCGAAACGCCTACAAGACGTGGAGTTTATGATGATGCAGGTGAAGAAGGGGGTTCGCGGGCTAGCAGATCGTGTATTCTTCTTCGATGATATTCCTACACATGTCTTGCGAAATGAGATTCCGCAAGATCATTATATACAGATAAATCCACCCTTTACTGCCGGCACAGCAGACCACACGGATTACAGGGCGATCGAAATGAGTCTTTCTCCTTATAGTGGTGGGCGTAAGGCCAATAAAAAAAAAAGAACGCAAAAAGGCGGCAGTCGTATCTTGAAGAGATCAAGATATACACAGAAGAAAAGGAGATTTACGCCTAAAATTGATAGTTAATTCGGATTGGTGGCTACTGTACCGTCTAGACTCAACTTTCTTAAATTTGAGTGTAAGCGGTAGATGAAGGCCTCTGATTCGACGAACTCGTTGAACGCGCTCGTTCCCTCCGTGCCATCATGTTTCATATGCCTAGAAGAGGATTCTGTCGATGGAGAGCCTCTTGTAAGTTCAGTGCTTCTTCGAAACTGCGGTTGCAGGTTTCATACTCATCCTGCATGCTGGAATAAGTGGATGAAGGATAAGAATGATTACGACTGCCCCATCTGCCACAGACAGAGCCTTCTGCGTATTGGAGTAGCTCCGAACCCTGTTCTTGAGGGAGATCCTGAAGTAGATAATACTAAAAAAATTCAATATCTATATATTCTTATACTCTTCAGTATATTGCTTGGATTTGCAATTTATTATGCCATTACGAATAAACTTTAGATATGATATAAATATTTAAAAAATGCTTGGATGGTGAAATAGAGTATAATACCAGAGACAAGTACGAAACACATGAGTAGTAAAATCCAGCCACCCGTGATAAAATTCTCCTCATACTCTCTTCTATGTCTTGTAAAATGATCAACAATTTTTGTTTCTAGACGTTTACAGCAGGGGCAGCCCTCCTTCGGTAGATCTGTGAGGGGAACTTCTTCCTCGGACTCGTGGCGGTTCATTAGACTGATACGTCATTATTTTTTAGACCCATGCTTCGAAAATTTGATAGGTTGGTACAAACTCCAAACTGTATGGAGTTGGCGAAGAGGACCTGTTCTGTGCTAGGCTGTTATGGCTTCACAGCTGCAATTGGAATTGGCTTTGTTGCATGGTCGGCAACACACGTCTATGTCTGTTTCTGTGCACCACAAGGTGTCTGGGGATTTATCCAGAGCCTCGTTGTCATGGATAGTACATTCTGTCAGATTCTGATGAGTCTGATCCAGCACACCCAGAGTCTATATGGTGCGATGATGATAGCGTTTCTCTTCTCTATCGTCGGCGCAATTGGAAAGGGTGTTTCATGGATTACAGGGGAGCCTGAGGCACCGATTCCTGCTGTGATTGAGGGGCGTGTTCTGCGGCCCAGGAAGGCTGGATGATTTATATTCAAGCAGTTATTACATTTTTAAATGTTCACATGCTTCATAGTTGTCCTTTGTTATTTCTAAGCATCTTGAATACTCAGGTTTCTCTTGAACGCTATTGAAAAATCTATTGATAACAGCGTGGGCGAGACCGCTACCGCTTCCAACAGCAACTCCGTGCATCATTGATGCACCTAATGAGGGTAAAAGACCGGGCTTTTGTATTGTCTCTTGCGGTTTTACTTGTACTTGGTTTTGGGTTGTCTGTATTGCAAGAGGTGTCTTTGCGGGCTTTTGGTTTCTAGGCATTTCTACTTTATAACTATATAATAGATTAATCTTTAAATTTACAAAGTAGAAATAATAGATCCAACTACAAGCAAATTTCGAAGCTCGCCTAAACTGAGCGGTCTTTCATAAATCATATGGGGTATCAGGAGAAGTTTAAATTAGTTAGAGCGGCTCTTATTAAGAGATGTAAGGATTGTATTTCTCATAATTGGGATCATATGTTTGATATGTGGTTAAGCTGTGAAGCAGATATGAGTTATGCTTATCAGCACGAATTTAAGGAACAGTTTAGCGAATATATGAATTCTGAGATTGAATCGCGGCTATATTTTGCCGGTAAAAATATTATTTTTGCAATATGTGCTTTTATGAAAATGAAGAAAAATGCCAGTCTCAAGAACGTTCTTGATTTTACTGAAGAGTTTTTATCAGAACAACTTGATGACTTTGATAATTGGTGTGATGAAATTATGATGGCAATGCCCGATGAAGAAGATGTTGTAAACAATGTAATACCTGGTGAAGATAATCCATCATAAAGAACAGTCTAAATGTACTAGTCTATCAATAGATCCATTGTAGTAGAATAGTTGGGTTGGTTTAGATTGGTGCATGGATTCATATTAACAATTCTTCCTCTTGTTTTGATACTTTATAAGAAGTCTATTAAATTCTTCATATTTATCATCATATTTAGTCCAGTTCGCCGCTAATTCATTTACTTCCTTATTAAATCCTTCAACCTTACCATGTACACTTTCATATAATTTAATAAACTCGTTGGGTTTATTATTTTCAAGATAATCAAAGAGTTCTTTTCTCGGTATACGCCGCCTTTCATTCTTGTTTGTAAGTACTCTACTGTTTGTATCAGATCTTAGTGCACTTTTTATAAGTGATAAACATTCATGCTCTCTCAATATAGAAGTACTCAGTTTCTCTATTTTCTCTATAAACAAGATAGACCTTTCATCTTTCTTGCATAGCTCGATATACTCTGATATTTTTTTATTCTTATAGAGTTCAAGAATTTTCTGAGGACGAATATAACTCCCCTTCTCTTGTGGCATAGGAGTATCTTTTGTTTCATTTGTAAATGAATGTAGATAAATCTTACAAATATGATTTAGGAAATCACCCTTTTCTAAATCACTTTTCATTCTATTACATATTGCACAGCAAGGTACGACGTTATCAATAAGATATCCACATTCTGAATCAACACGATCTATGCCAATTACTCTTGCTTCATCATATTCATCACAATAATAACAATGAGAGTTTACAAGTGTAATAAATTGTTCTGCAGTTAAATTAAATTGTAAATTCTTTTTCATTGCTCCCCTTACATATTCATCATAGTGTTTCGTAATATTTGCTTTGCGTTCTTTATTATAATCTCTTTCCTCTCGCTCCCTCTTTTCTTCTGTCTCTCTCAGTTTTATATAACACTCTTTACATCTTTTTACTATATCATTACGAAATCCCTCGGTTGATTCGAGCATTGTTATACCGCATCCTAAACACATATCAGGTGTAAGTTGACGCTCCTGGTATTCTTTTCTCTCAAGAGTTCTTGTTTTCTTGAGACACTCTTCGCATTTAAGTTTACCATCTTTAGTTTCATTTTTGCAACTTCTTTTCCCTTCGTCACATATACGTATTCCATTTTTAGCTGATTCCTCTAGTAATATGTTTCTTTCACTATGCTTTCCACAGTACTTGCCAATAGATGCAATCTTATCACACTGTTTTCCTTTATTATCATTCTGTTGAATAATAGCAATGCAGAGCATGGCGTTCTTCTTTTTCTCCTCTTTCTTTTCTATACAAGCGGTACAATATAGTTCTAGAGAAGTTTCTTCTACTAACGATAAGCATCGATGAGTTAAACACTTTTTCTTTTTATTATTTTTAGCTATAGTAAGAAGGGCCTGTTTCTGATGTTTTCCACAGAATCCATGCTCTGCAATAGGCCTCCAACAACGTTGTCCCTTCTTCTCTCCCTGCTCCATAACAGCATTACATGTTTCCATATTTCTTTTCCTACTAGGAAGAGGAATATGTTTTTTTTCAATTTTAACCTACTCCGTTTTACCGGAGGATTACTAATTGGAGTACGGCTTTTACTAATTTGAATACGCGAGTCCGCCCATGCCACTCATTACGCGGAGAACGTTGTAGTTCGTGGCGTAGATGTAGACAGTTGAGGAGAGGGCCGTGCCAACCGCGTTGTTGGAGACCGTCAGCAGCAGCGTGGTGTTATCGATACGCGATAAGTTGCACGTGCCGCTGGGCTGGTGCTGCTCGGGCTGGAGGGCGAACGAGTAGACGTTGATACCAACAGCCGGCACGTTGGTGTGGTGCTGGAACGGCTGGACCTCGTTGAAGTAGCGTCCCTCGCGAACCTGGAATCTGTCGTGGCCGTTGAGCTGGAGGAGCGCCGTAACAACCGGGTTCTTGCCCGCCATGCCCTCGAAGCGCGTGACTGAGTAGCCAGACTCGAGGACAGACCGGTCCCACCAGTCGCTGAAGTTGAACGGCTGCTGGCCCTTCCAAGGGTTGATGGTCGCATCGTCGCACGCGACATAGGAGTCGCGCTGGACAACCCAAACAAGCTCCTTGCACGGGTGGTTGAAGTTGAGCTTGAGCTTGTTGGCTGAGCTCGTGATGGACTCACCGCCAGTGAACTGGAGGGTCTCGATCAGGTACTCGTGACTTACCTGGGCGAACTTGCGGCGCTCGTCCGTGTCGAGGTAGATGTAGTCGACATAGAGAGAGGCAGCCGTGAGGTTCTGGCCAGAGACACGGTCGCGGATCGTGTGGAGGTTGGTCGAGATCTGCGGGGTGATGTCGAAGCAGAGGTTGCGGATGTCCTGGAACTCGAGGTTGATGCGGACCTCGTGGTACTGGAGCGCGATCAGCGGGAGCGCAAGACCAGGGTTGCGGCAGAACCAGAACTGGAGCGGGATGTACAGCGTGTAGTCCGGGGCGCAGTTGAGCACCTCGGGGGAGCTGTTGGGCTCGCCACCCTGGCAGTCGTCGTCGCACGGCTCACCGCCCTGGACGAGGAGGTTGGTGAGCTGGGGGACGTTGCCAACCATCTTGGCATAGCCGGCCTGCTTGCCAGCCTCCTGGGTGAGCTCGTTCCAGATGTGGAGCCACTGTCCGTAGTGCTTGTCGATGCGCTGGCCGCCGATCTCGAGCTCGACGCTCTTAACGAGGTTGTGACCAACCCAGTTGAGCCAGCGGAACTGGGCACCAGAGCCGTCAGAGGCGAGGAGGGAAACCTTAGGCAGGGTGGCCTGGAGGTAGATGCGGTGGATCAAGTCGCCGTTGCGCTGGATCGTGCACGTCACACGCTTGCCGAAGCCAGGAGAGCCGTTGAACGGGTTCTCGATGGACTCCATGGCGAAGTTGGTGTGGCGACGGTAGACGACCTTGAAGAAGGTGATCTGCGGGTTGCCAGTAAGGTAAACATCCTGCGCGCCATAGGCTACGAGCTGCATAAGACCACCACCTGTCATTTTATATCCCTTATGGAGAAAAAAAAATGGAAAGTGCCGGAAATGCGAAAAAAGGAAACTTTTTGCGGACGGAAAAAAATCTACCCGATGTGATCTGTAAATTACTTTGAACGCGCATTATTAGAAGCCCATGCTTAAACATGGAAAGGATAGTCCAGACAGTAAATGCCAGTAGAAACTGCCTTTTTTAAAATCCGTCCAACAAAACGGAGTAATCCAGAATCCAGAACTACACTAGATGCACTACATCAGGTGCAAATCAATCAGATTCGTGAGCGTGAGGCGGAAGTTACACAGTTAACGGAAAGGCGAGAGAAGCTTCAGTCCGATCTCTCTGTACTTCAAGATGATCTTCACCGTGAAATTATCGAACAACAGGTAAAAGATCTTGGCACAGAAATTCAGAGAAGGGGTGGTAATAATGAAATGTATGATTACTATCTGAACACAAGTGAATATCTGTACCAGTATTATAATATCCAGGAAAAGATTAATAGTGGTGCAGAGGGGTTTCGTAAGGCCCAGCCCACAAAACAAAAACAAGGTGATATTCTTTTTGCCTTACAGCAGGCTGCAGAATCTGAGGGAGAGGTACGTACCGTAGAACCTGGTTCAAAGGAGATTCTTCAGAGAGATAAGTTGCTGGAGGCTTATATTCAAAAGATTGATCCTGAGTATTCTCGCCAAGTTACTGATACTATTAATGATCCTTATGGAGAATGTCCTTATTGTGAAGTCGAGATGATCTTCAGTACAAATGAGGCCCTCTTCACCTGCACAAAATGCGGATACCAGGATTTTGTTCTTATTGATTCGGATAAGCCGAGTTACAAGGACCCACCGCGCGAGGTCTCCTACTACGCGTACAAACGAATCAACCATTTCAATGAATGGATTGCCCAGTTCCAGGCAAAGGAGAGTACTGAGATTCCAAATGATGTATATGAATGCATTTTGGATGAGCTCAAGAAGGAGAGAATCAATGATACACGTATGTTGAAAGCGAGTAAGATCCGTGAGATTCTAAAGAAGATGAAGTTCAACAAGTATTATGAGCACGTGCCCCATATCCTCAATCGTCTCAATGGACAAAATGCGCCCGTGATGTCGCGCGAGGTTGAAGAGAAGCTGCGATACATGTTCAAGGAGATCCAGCCTTCCTTCCAGAAGCATTGTCCAGAGGGCCGCAGCAATTTCCTTTCGTATTCCTATGTTCTCTACAAATTCTGTGAGCTTCTGGAACTCGACGAGTATCTACCCTCCTTCCCTTTGCTGAAAAACCGCGACAAACTCTATGTGCAAGATAAGATCTGGCAGAAGATTTGTTCTGATCTGAAGTGGGAGTTCATTCGGTCTATTTAGATTTGCAGTTCGCCCCGTCCCACTTGCAAGCGGGCCTTTCTCTGCAGCCCGATGAATCCGTCGCATTCGCACAGAGAGACTTGCGGGTAGTGGCTCGGACATCATCCGTGATGGAGGCCATTGCAGCTAAGGCAAGATTGTCGTCTTGAGTAAAGCCTTCAACAACTTCGATATTGTTTCTCGTAAGTTCGGCACGCACTGTTCCTTTTATACTCGAATCAAGTACTTTCTTCACATTTGAAACAACAGTCTCCGTTGAGCAGGAATTTGCATTTCTTTGGGTATAGGTGAGAACAGGAAGATTTGCATTGAAGATTTCTGCTTCCATAGCCGTAGGGGAGGTGAAAGAAATGGAGGGCTGTTTTGCCCGTGCACTGGGGCACTGGCTAGCGGAACCTACGTAATTTGCATTAGAGCAGGCCTTTCCAACGGGAAATCCATTTCTGTCTGTCATAACGCACTTGTTTGAATCTTTGCACCAGCCACATTTATCCGTTGTTAAACACAAATCGCAGCTTGTTAGCTCAGAACATGCTGAGCATTTTTTCTCAGGTTCAAGCCAATTGCAGTCTGCTGTATTTATACACGCAACTTTGTCGCCTATACTTTTACAGGTCTGCGTATCAAATCCTTCTTGTTGTATCATCATGAAAACAGCAAAAAGAAGTAAACATATTGCGAGTATAAGAACCATCTAGAATGGGGTTAGATTACACTTAGCGCATCGGGGCTTTAGCGCATCGGGGCTACCCGTCAGCTTTAGCGCATCGGGGCTACCCGTCAGCTTTAGCGCATCGGGGCTACCCGTCAGCTTTAGCGCATCGGGGCTTTAGCGCATCGGGAAACCTACCAGGTTCGCGCCGATACCGAAGCCAGCGCCCTGGCGAGCCGTAACCCCGATGCTGGGGCTCACGACATCGAGGATGGCGAAGACCGCAGCCGCGACAACGCCGAGGGTGAGGATCTCCATCGGCGGGAGGGAGCGCTGCGGGACAAAGATGGCCGCAACCGCGACAAAGAGACCCTCCACGAGGTACTTGATCAGGCGATTCACGATTTCGGTAGTGGCGTCCATTTCTTATATTTCTAAGCAAGATTTTTTCTGGAGTTGCCGTAAAGGCAAAGTGGTCTAAACAACTAAAGATCCTTCTCTAAAGAAATGTCTACACCTGTTCGCGAGGAGTTTCTTGAGGATGATCCCGAGATTGCTGGCCAGAAGTTTTGCCTCATGAGCTTCCTAAGCCCCGAGAAGGTTCTTGCAAGCAAGGACGTCTTCTTCTTTTCCAGATTCGTGGAGCAGTATGAGTTTGCTCTTCGTGTAAAGAGTCTCGAGCAGTACATGGTGAAGACGATTCAGTCGATCAACACGAAGCTCGACGAGCATGCGAGCAAGTTCGACACGATGGATCTCAGCGGCGTGGCCGATACCTGCAGGAATTCGCGTGTCCGTATTGACACCGTAATGGATGGTCTTCAGAACTTCATTAAGGACAACCAGAAGGAGCTCAAGGACACGAAGTTGAAGGAGTCCTATGAGGACTGGCTGTTCAATAGCCGGGCGAAGCTCGAGGAGGAGTTCCTTGCTAAGAACAACTTCCAGACAACGGTTCGTGGCCTCAAGATACGTGGTGTCTTTAGTTCACAGGCTGAAGCTGAGGCTCGTTCTAAGAAGATGCAGCGCATGGATACCCTCCACAATATCTTTCTCGGAGAGATTGGTAAGTGGCTGCCGTGGGATCCCGCACCGACGGAGGTTTCCAACCAGGAGTATGCAGAGGATCAGCTCAATACCCTGATGAAGAAGTACAAGGAGAATGAGGATGCCCGCGAGATGTTTATGCGCGAGAATCGTCAGAAGGGTGGGGCGAAGCCCGTATCAGTCTCTCGCCCCTCAGAGGTGAATGAGATGTTCGGAGATGCCCCTGATCTTGCTCTCCAGCGCAAGATGGAGGCTGCCAAGAAGGAATAAATAGTAGTATTGTTCTAATAAAATTCGTAAGTATAAATATTTTTATACTTATGATTTATGTGTAAATAGTATATTTATTCGCCACGGAAATAATCGTTCGTGTATGGGGGGCTGATCAGAACGCACTTACCGTCCTGGCAACGTTCACCCTCATTCTTGCAGATAACGCCAAAGCAGGGGGAAGCGGCACGGAATCCCTCACTGTAGTACATGGGGAATGTCGCCTTCAGAATAGGAAGACCGATCAGGACAACCAGTAGAACAATGAAGAGACCAACGAGTCCATACTGTGATTTACGTGCCATATCTATCCTGTAGATGGAAAACAAATTCCTTTCTTCCCTGTTTCATCCGACTGACAATTCGCTTTTTCTCCGCACTGATTCTCTAGTTGAGGATCACACTCCTCACCCAGCTTCAATTGATCTGAATAAAAATAGAAATATCCAATGACGCCCCCAATACAGAAAAGAAGTATAACAAGAGCACCAATAATCACTTCAATGCCCATCCTAGTGTCTTCCTATAAAAAACAACTCATGGAACAACCGGGAGATCCGTGTTCTTTAGAGAATGAATTTCCGTAGGCGCGCAAATTCCATTGATGCAGCGCAAAGGATGCTCGCATGGCTGAAACCCTACCCCGCAACGTGATGGAGCTTCTCTTGCCTTATTAAAAAAGTAGTCGATCCGTAGCATGCGATCAGCGATAAGAAGGAGTATACCTAATAAAAGGATAAGCATGATAAAATAAAGTTCTGATCGCCCAGCCATACTCTCTTATCATGGGAGAAGTTTTCCTCCAATATAAAAATCTAAATACTATGCACAGTATGGAAACAGAACCAAGAATTGATAAAAATTGTTTATTTTATATGTGTTATTTATTGCTAGGCCCTTTATTACTGGGAAATGGAGTTTATATTACGATTGCGAGTGCAGGGCAAAATTACATTGCCCTTATTTTATTATGTATAAGCGTTCCTTCAACCGTTGTTGGAGGAATTTCAATAATATTATATAAATGCAGAACTGTTCCACAGCAACTCGTTATTATCCAAGAAGCTCCACGAATACAAGAACAATTACAGTATGTGTATGTGAGTCGCCCTCCAGGAATCGAGTGTATAATTTGTGAAGAAAATCCCCGTGTAATTGCCTATATCCCCTGTGGTCACACAGTCTGTATGAGTTGCAATGAGAAACTCATAGATAAACCGTGTTCATTTTGTCGTGCGCCTATAAACGATAGGTTGCAACTCTATTAGATTTTCCGAACCTGGATCGCCGGCCCCTTGAGCTTTCTTGCTTGGCTCGGATCGTATTGATTCACGCCCTCCTCGTCTTTATCCTTAAAATGCGCCGCCGAATGAGCCCAAAATTCAGGAGCACCAATACGGAAATCGCCGTGCATATCTGCCCTATAATAGAAGATACAGTCTTCCAGTTTACTGCTCTGGCTCGTGTTATCCAGAACGAGGCACTCATAGTTCTGTGTGCACTGGTCCATGATCTGGCAGAAAAACTCGAAGGAAGGAAAGGCCGATCCATAGTTCTCGAAGATACGCTTGCGGTTGCTCATGTAGGGCTCGCGCAGAATAAAGACGAAGTCGACGTTGGTACGGAGAGCCGGTTGAATACCGAGAGGATACTGCATAGTAATCAAAAAGAACACTTTGAGCCAACGACCATTCATGAAAAGATAGCGAATATTCTTGTCGTGTGTCCAGCTATCGTCGTACATACAGTCGTCCAGAATCATAAAGGAACGAGGATCAATTCTGGACTGCATTTGCCCAGCAGCTTGCTCCTTCATGATTTTGCTCATTACGAGCTTCTGTCTCTTCACGAAATTGGCAAGAATTGCAGCATTGTATTCACCGTGAATAAAAAGCGGCGGAATCATTTTTCCATAGAAAGAGTTTGATTCTTCTGTTCCACTGATAACTGTTCCAAGGGGCATTTCCTGGTGATGATATAACAGATCCCTCACTAATGTCGACTTTCCTGTTCTTCTACGTCCAATAAAGACACATACGGCGTCCTGGGGAATCCTCTTCATATCGAATTTACGTAAGCTTAAGTTCATTGATGCAGATACACTCATACTTATTAATCCGCGCTTTTATGCAAAGGATTGAATGTACGCAACAAAAAGATGAGTGAAAGTGGGACAGATGTACTCCGGGGGATGAAACTTCCTCCTCCACGTTTTCTTAATGCCCCCATGTCGAATAAGCTGCAAACAGTCTTGGGCTACAAACATTTACAGACCTTCTTTCCAACTCTCACTCGCCTCTTCCGCATTAATAAATTTCAGTCTGATAATGTCTGGTTCGATACAAAGTGGAGAATTAATGAAATTGTTTCGACGGGAACAGTTGGAAATTGTGATGTCTTTCTTGAGAAGAATATTATCGACTGTTCATCACAAGAATTTTCCAAGGTACCTGCCTATATGAAGGTAACTCATCTTCTGGATCCGGTCCAGTGGATGCGTGGAAAGTATAGTCTTCCAAAGGAATCCGGCCTTCCTTGGCATTCCAAAACGTGGGCCCATGCGTGGCACAAGTTACAGGATCCTTGGAATCAGGCCTATGTAGAAACAATTGCAAGTTATGCAGTTGGAAAGCTTCGTGAAGAGGATATTTCTCCCCACTTCAACGAGTTTTATGGTGCATTTTGTGCCAGGGCAAACTCATATCGCTACAATCTAAATGATGATTTCTCTAGTTTTCGGAATGAAAGATGGTTTTGGAATGGAAAGAAGAAAGGTTTATATTCACTGATTGTGAAGGATAGCGAGTCTCCTGGAGCACCTGTACCCCCTCACATCCTAGAAGATCTTCTCACATCACCTTCACTTTCCGATTCTGAAGAGTCCGAGTTGTCTGAAATGGATGTAGAGACCGGAGGTGATCTTGAAAGCCTCGACACTGCCTCTTTTAAAACGGAGTCTGTGTCTTCAGAGGAAGAGGAAGAGGAGGAAGAGGATGAGGATGAGGAGGATGAGGAGGATGAGGATCAGTACACCGTATATGCAGAGATGAATGATTTTCCGGTTATGCTGATTCTTACGGAACAAAACAAGAATACAATGGATTCTCTTTTTGAAGAGGGTACACTGGATGCAAAGCCTGGAACAGAACGCTGGGAACTGTATTGGTCTTCATGGATCTTTCAGATTATTGCGGCCTGTTCTGTAATGCAGCGTTTTTTCGGAATGACGCACAATGATCTCCACACCAATAATATCGTATGGGTTGAGACAAAAAAGGAATTTCTCTATTACAAGAATGCTGCTGGCCTTGTATGGAAGGTTCCCACCTTTGGCAAGATTTTCCGAATCATTGATTTCGGTCGTTCTATCTTTACAATCAACGGTACAATGTTCGTAAGCGACGATTTCCGCCCTGGAAATGATGCAGATGGACAGTATGAGTTCAAGCCGCTTACTGCGAAGCCAAAGGAGGAGGTTCTACCGAATCCATCGTTTGATCTGGCGCGCCTTGCGGTGAGCTTGTTTGAAGGTTTATTCCCTGCTCGTCCTGATGAGGCTGCCTCAAAGAAGATTTTAAGCGAAGAGGAAGGTCTTGTGATGCGCGAAACGGTATCTCCTCTCTATAATTGCTTGTGGATGTGGATGGTGGATGATAATGACTCGAATATTCTGATGGACCCGGATGGCTCAGAGAGATATCCTGATTTCTATCTCTACAAGCACATTGCCGCGAAGGTCCATGGGGCCGTACCCTCGAAGCAGTTTGAGAAGGCTCCTTTTTCACAGTTCATTACGAAGGAGACTGTGGAAGAGAAGGTGTATTCATTATTTTGTTAGATACCGTGGTGACTAAAAATTAAGGAAGTTTTAACTTCCTTAATTTTCATTTCATATCATAAACATATTAAAAGCCTGGTACACCCGTTTGGAGTTCCATATCAGGGACCTCTCCTCCCTTTAGCATAGGTAGACCCGAAGAAACTACATCCTGAACACCTGTAAAGAAAGTGTTCATTGAGTCCGGGATCAGTTGGAGAAGAACTAAGATTAAGATCGCACCGATGATGAAGTCGCGCATAATTCCCTTCAGCTTGGGCTTTTCACTCTGCGTGTAATACGTTGCAGCAGCGCCAACTGAACTGATAATTGAACCACCTATTATCATTCCAATAACAAGTTGAGTAGAGGATGGCGATGACATTCTGCCGCATTTCGCGAAAAAAGGAACTGGTTTATAACGCGGCTTCGCCCTAAAGGGTATCATACTCAATTGTAGTATCTTCATCCTCGATCGTATCAAATGCATCAACTGCAGACCCAGACATATCCAAGATTTCTATATTTTCACTCTCCTCTTCCGTTGAAGGTTGAAAGGTATTCATTTCGGGATTCTGTGCATCAAAGACTGAATCAATATTTGCGAAACGAACAGTGGGTTCTGTATCTACGAAAAAGGTTGTTGCCGGAGACTCGAGAGTCGCTTCTTCCTTTGGTTCCTCCTTTGGCTCCTCCTTCGGTTCCTCCTTTGGTTCCTCCTTCGGCTCCTCCTTTACCTCCTCCTTCGGTTCCTCCTTTGGCTCCTCCTTCACATCCTCCTTCACATCCTCCTTCACATCCTCCTTCGGTTCCTCCTCCCTTTCTTTTGAAGGCTTCTCTTCATCGTCCTCAGCATCCTCGTGGAGGTACTCGCGTAGAATACTCTTTACCGGAAGCATACTGCGAATCGACTGCAAGAGACCTTCGCGCAAAAGATCCTCAATTTGGTTTATGTTCTTCTGGCGTTCAACAGAAGATACAGAGGGATTAAATAGGTAGGCATTCGACCACAGAAGACGAGCAGAATGACACATAGTCCTGTGGATAAAGTGTTCCTCCTTCGGGATCGTGATTTGCAACTTCTTATTCTTTGTGGTAAGACGAATTGCAGAAAGAACCTTTGTATGTGCAATAAAAACCGCTGTAAGAAGCTCCTCTAGATAGTCGCAATTTGCAGTATCCTTAATGCGCGCCGTTTCACGCTTTACCTTATCCACATTCCAGTCGGGCATCTCCTTCAGAAGATCCTGAAAGTTCCAGATGAGCTTCTTCGGATCTGTGTCTTTCTGTTTAGCATCCTCGAGTAGTCCTAAAAAATATGTCTGCAATGCGGGCACAAGAAACTGACCTAACTGCCGTGTATATTCACTCTTTGCCTCAGCATATACGCTGATATTTTCATTAGAACTCTCCATATTTATTCCGGAGTTGTTCTATCCTCCATAGAAACCGCGTGTAGGAAAAAGGAAAGTTGAACCCAGGGAGATGAACCACTTCCAATTGCACGAATACACTTTTGCAGAGCCGTATTTTTCCATGTGTACTTTTGAATGCATGCATCCAAAAGATCATGAGGTGATATTCCATTTTTCCGCATAGAAGGAATCTCCTTCCAATCAAATGAAAGTGAAGATGGTGTGGGAGGAAGAAGATGAAGTTTCTTTGCCAACTCAAGATGTTTTGCTTGACGAAACGAAGTCGATGTGTTCATTGAAACAAGAATGCAACGAGAGAGAATTGGCGGTGCAAGTTTCCAAGGTTCGCGGACTTCCAGCATACAACTCACATTCTCCGACGCGGTTTCCAAAATGCGTCGTAGAAAAGCCTGTGCTTCCTGTGTTAAATCGTCTGCACCCTCTATCCATACGAAAAGGGTCTCACGTGAACGGACCTGTTGATGGAGAATCTCTCTTCCTTCGCGTAAGGAGCGATCAACTCTCGCATTCCAGCGAAACAGTTTTGCTTTTTTCATCTGCGCTTCTCGGTGAATCCAGGTACTTTTTCCAGTCCCTGGATCCCCACAAATAAGATATGCACCTTTTGGCGTATTTATTTTTATAGGAAATGCAGACATTACCTAGAAAGACAATATAAGAGTGTCCTTAGACCTGAAAAAAACAGCTGGATAAATATAAGTATAAGATAAAAAGAACACATACTATCCTTATGCCTTTTTCGAGAAAGTCTTGTACTCTATTTACTTCTGGTACACCTATGATATCCTCATCATCTTCATCCTCTTCGTCATCCAGTAACACACCTGTATGACAAATTGGACAATCCAATACCATTTTATGAAGTTGTTGATGATAAATATATGTTGCAAAACATATCGGGTGAGAATAAAAAGTGCATTTACAGTTAAATATGGATGTATCTATTTTTATAGCATCTGAATCTAGACATATTTGACAGTCCATCGTCTACCATATGAACTTAAAAATTGAGACCCGTAGAAAATAATATTATTTAAATAAGATGTCGCGCCTAGTTCGTATTGGGGAAAGAATGATTGAACTTTCAGGGTTACATGGTGTTTGGCTGGGAACTTGCCACTTGGGTGGGTCACGTATCACACTATTCTATCCTAAGGCCCCTACACAGATCATTGAATATGGCTATGGTAAGTGGGGGCAAGCCGAAAAAGATGTAAAAATTCTAGAGGAAGCTAAGAAAGAATTTGAAAAGACCTTACATACCCTTTAACATTTCCTGTAGAAGATCCTCGTCGTGGTTTGCATTCTTCATTAGACTCTGCTGGAGAGGATTGCGCTCAACCGCGGCAACCATATCGGGCGTATTTCTCTGCATGCTCACATCCAGCTTCAGAGGTGCCCTGTACTTCACCTGGCCGAGGTCGCCAACACCTGTAGAGATACCCTGTACACGATTCACCGCATTTGCGCGATCATTGATACTGTCCGAATTGAGTTTCTTGTAGGAGACTCCATTCTGTTCACCCGTGAACACAGCGACGTTTCCATTTCCAGCGATCGGCGTGCGTCCCTTAGCAATCTTCTCCTTGCTAGAGTTCGTTCTCATCTGGTACGCAGCATCGTGGCTCGTGAAGTCCTTGTTCACCGAGATACCTCCACCGAAATACTCGGATTTTGCAGAGATCTGTGCCTTTTGTGTCGGGCGGGCAATATCGTCGGGATCATAGACCTTGAGGCGGTTCGGTGCATCCGCCGCGGAAGCGTTTCCATAGTATCCCCAGTGAACCGTCGTCTCCTTCACCGTCGTGCGGGCGATATCGCTCGGGTCCCAGACAGTGATTGCAGGAGCGCCTCCAGCATATCCGACGGGTGTGCCCGCCTGGCGAATATTTCCACTCATCTCTTCTCTTCTTGTGGGCCTGGCATCATCATTGTAGTGAACCGGCACGGATCCCGTATCGGCGGGGGCGAGGTTGAGACCCATCACGCGCTCACTCGTGGCGAGTCTTTCATTGGGCCGGATTTCGATAGAAGAACGACCATAATCTGCTTGGGGTGCATCCGGATTTCCAGTTGAATACGTGGATGCATCGGCGTTACGGTAGCCAGCACCACCATACTGCTGCGCCATCGGGGTACGGTAAGAACCAGTTACGTAGGACTCTCCAAAGGCCTGAGATGCAGCGGGTCCCTCGTACTCCACAGAGGTCTCGGGACGCGACTGGTGCTTCAAAACCTGGATTGGACGAGACGTTTCCTTCTGGATGTCTTGTGCAAATGCACCTATGAAACGCTCACCCGATTCATCGATAAAGAACGTATCGGGCTTGTACTTTCTTACCTCACCTGTATCCTTCGCAGCCTCTCCGATGAAGTGCACACCAGGTACAACAGGACGATCGTAGGTGAGCTTGGGATTATCCGCCGTGCGCAGATCATCTGTACGCTTGATATTCTTCATCATGTAATCATTCACCTCGTACTGCTGGAATCCACCCTTTCCTGTGCTGCCGAACTTCTCGCCAAGTGCAGGGGCAACCTTCACCGGCTCAAACGGCTTCTCTCCTGAACGATTGCGAGGGGTATTGATACGGCTCTGGATAAAGTCGGTGTTAATCTCCATTCCAAGAGGATTTCCATACGGTGTGTTTGCAGAATCAAACATGGCTTCAACCTCTTTCTTTGCGATCACGGTTGTACCTGCACCTGTAAATGAGTCAAGAATGCCCGTATTCGTTGCTGCTGCAACATTTTGGCGAACGCGTCCACCAAAATAGGGCTGCATGTTATTGTGTGTAAACTCACCCGTCTTGATGCGCTCACCTGATAGAGGACTTACCATGAAATCTCCAGCCACGTAATTCGGATCCTTCTCAACACCTGATGTATTGAATTTTACCTCTGCCGTAACGGACTCCATATCAACAGGCGAAGGAGCCCAGCTCACAACTTGTTTTTGTGAGGGCGGCTTCTGAGATGCATATCCAAAAGCAGATCCTTGCGGGCCGGGATTCACTTCGCTCGGATATCTTTGCCCTGCAGGGGTCTTGTACATGAGATCAAGATCTTGATCCGGTCCTGTTGCAGATCCTCCCTTAGGCATATTTGCAAGAGGTGATACAGAGTTCTGAAAAGATTCGGGTTTCGGTGCAGACTTTTTATCATCGCCACTTAGTTTTGTAACTACATATCCCAGCCCAAGAAGGCTTAAGAGTCCGGCTACTTCCATACTATTCTACCGTGGTGACTAAAAATTAAGGAAGTTAAAACTTCCTTAATTTTTATGTCATACCACGAATTAACCGATGTCTAAAGGAGCTCTTTGAGCTTCCTTAATTTTAAGTTCATATGGTAGTGTCGCAAAGAACTAATACTACAAAGCGCAACTTTGTAATATAAGTACTTGAATACAAATTTATTTATCTTAACTCGTGCGTCTTGCACCGCTCCTTGTCGAGTGTACGTGATGGAATGAAGAAATCAAATGGTGTTTCAAAGGTTTCTTGAGGATTGTGCGGCAGATGCTCCCACCGATTCCATCCTGTCGCACGGAGAGTGGAGGGAGGATTCTTCAGACGATTAAAGATTTCCGGAAAGCTCTCGTCGGGTGCTGCAACAAGAGGAATGCTGTTCAGCTTGTTTGTGTTCGGATTGTAGCTCTCTGCATTGGATCGTACACGTGTTCCGAGACGATTAATATTCTTCAGGTCGGATTCCACATCGGTCTTCCACATTCCTTGCGGCCAACTCGCACCGCTCTTTTGGATACGAATGGTGGCGTCCACAGGGAAACTCGTAGGGCAATGTATGCCGGGCGCATTCAGATAATACTGCATTGCGTAATTTGTAATTCTCATATCATCTGCCTGGTGAAAGTTGTCGAATTTACCTCTAGTAAGTGCTTGTTGACGAATTTGTATAGCCGTGCCTTCCATCCTATCGTGTTGTGGCAATTTAGAATTTCTCAGGTTTTGTGCATGTTTCCTGTTTAAACGGAATGGGTGCAAATGTCGCAGGATATGCCCACATCTGATATGCATTCAGATGAACAGGTTTTACGTTGATACTCATATCATATTTTGCATTCTTTCTTTCAATTGTATCACTCGTGCTGGGAATATGTTCCCGTTCATTTCCCCATGTGAGAGGACGAGTAAGTCCAAGAAGATCAGACTCGAGATCAACACGATTTCCCTGGATACCGGATACTTCATTTCCTCCGACAACTCCAAGAATATGACGAGCTTCTTTCTTGTGCTGATAGACGCCAACAGCCTGTTCGTAATACTGGGGATTTTCCTTTCTCTCTTTTCCAGCTTCGAGAGGTGTAGTTTCATAAGCCTCTGCAAGTGTTGCGGCAGACATTTCTACCAGATGAACTTAAAATTAAGGAAGCTCGCTGAGCTTTCTTAATTTTAAGATGTATCACCGTTACTGATAAGATTTACATTTATGCATTCACGTCGCGGATGTACGTGCGACTGGGTATGCCGCCACGGATCCATCCTGAGGATGCGACCTCTTCAACAAGATTTTTGGGGTTCTGGATATTGTCCTTTACCGACTTGATAAGAGGAGTAAAGGTTCCCTCGAACTGAGTCTCCGTAACGGTTCCACACTCCTTTCCTTCACGGACCTGCTCGCTGTGTAGGAGAAGGCTCTCCACGTCGGGATTGCCTCGGCCACCACCCATATAAGGCACGCTTAAGAAGGGGCGCGCTTGGGCACGAATGATACACCGATTATTCTTGAACTCGGCCTGGTTCCGGAGAACACTGTCGGCATCAATTGCGGAAGTATTCAAGCCGAAGCCCTCGCGAGGGTAAACCTGGAGGTTATTTACAGCCAAAGGATTTACTTCACGCGCATCCGGTACAAGATTCGTCGTGAAATATTGGCCAGCCGCCAGAGACTGCTTGTAGTATTGGTCGATGCCAACTGTATCATCCTTGGTATGTGTGGAACGGTTAATTTGGAACATCTGTTCTTCTCTGCCTAGTAGAAAGTTTTCTAATCATCTAAAAAACAAATGGTATCCTTGAGTTCAAAGTTCTGCAAATGCGTGAAATCCGTAAGAAAGACCATTAAATTGCGGAAAGGAATAAAGAAAACAGCAAGTGCGAAAGAATCTGCCGCAATTGCCATCTGTACAAAGAGTGTTCTTCAAACTCGGAAGCGAACTCTGCGCCGGTTTGCATGTAAGAAGAAGCCCTTTCTAAAAACACAAGCTCTGCTTACTAAGCGGGGGAAATGAACGACGCGGAGGAATTGAGAAGGCCTTCCTTATTAAAATTTATGGCCCTATCTGAATTCAGCCAAGGAAGGGCAGCCCCGTCTGTCCCGGGGAGGCAGTTTCCTCCCTCTTTGCATGTCTTGCCAGGGATTTTGTAAAGCCAATTCTGGTAACTATCTACATCGTTCGGAATGGTCGTACTCGGCATAACAATAAACTGTCTTTGGCTCTGTGTCTTTCCGAAGATATCCGTAGGGTCGCTCGTGAACTGAACGCGGAAAAAGTCATCCAGCGACTTCACAATCTTCTTGTCCTGTACATTCGCTGCAGGAGGACGTGAAGGATTGTACTGAATCTCATTGAGGAGTACGTTCATAAAAGGATTTGCGGCTGTCGGGAAAGAGACTGTTTCAGGAACCTCTTCCGCCGGACCTTCAGGTATGGGGAGACTATTCTGAAATTTCTCAACAGGTAGGCGATAGTTTTGGTATCTATATACAACAGGTGCAAGTAGAATAAATACTACAACAAGTGATACAAAAAGAGGGATTTGGTTATCAAGACTATAGTTAAGAACTCCTCCTACGAAAACTCCTATGAATAACCATGATAGTATCGTGTTTACGAGTTCAGAATAGCAATTTTGTTCATTTTTTACAAGTGAAAGACTGTTAAATAACACAGAGGGCCTTTCCCATATGTATGGATCGCAAAGGATACCCTTCATCTACTGGTGATGCTCAAATTTAAGAAAGCTATTTTAGCTTTCTTAAATTTATGCTTATCACTAAAGAGTGATGCTCAAATTTAAGAAAGCTATTTTAGCTTTCTTAAATTTATGCTTATCACTAAAGAGTTATGCTTGAATTTACTTCTTTCCCTTCTTTCTCTCCTCGAGCTTCTTCCGTAAGCGTGCCTTTGCAATGGAAAGACGATTCTCTCCGTCTCTTCCAACAGAGCGCGCAGTATCCTTATCATCAAACGTGAAGGAGTCGCGGAAACTCTTCATCATCTGAACAAAGGCAGGGTGGCCCTGGAATACCTTCATGAGCTCCTCCGCCTCCGCAGCAAGCTCCTCAGGCTTCAACTGACCACTCTGGATCTTGTTCTGCAGTTTCTTTGCAACCTTATGCATTGCTCCCTGGAGAAGAGCGGGTTCGCGCGTGGCTGCCTGAATCAGGATCTCAAATGAACGAGTGGGATCGTCTTCGCATGCCTTGATATCTGCAGGAGAAATGCCGAAATCCTCGGGCTTGATCTCGCGAACCATATCTTCTGCAAGCTGTGCCAGCTTACCCTTGAGAAACTGTTCGGGAAGAGGCGGAAGAGTATCGCCCTCCATCCCAAATAAGTTTGTGAACTTCTCCGCCATATCCTTAAAGTCGGAGGAACCGAGCTTCGAGCGCCACTCCTTCATGATCTTGTCGACGGCTTCGCGGGAAAACGCCGAGTTTCCATTGGCATCCGTGTTCTCAAAACTGATAAAGAGGTCGAGAAGCGAAAGGTAATCAAAGATCGCCTTCTTTGTCTTGGCAGAAAGAGTTGCCCAGAGCTGACGAGTGATCGTCGTGCCGGGTAGGACTGTGCCAGGATACTCGCCCTCCTTTCTTTTAGTGCCAGCCGTGTAGACATGGCCGAGGTACTTGTCCTTGCGATCATCGGGGGATAGAGCCTTCGCCGCCGCAATCTCCTTAGAAAGTTCCGGACATACTACAAGTAAATCATCACAAAACTCAGTGTACTTCGAATCGAAAAAGGTATCAAATGATTGAGACATTCTTCTATATTCTTGGAAGACCTACAGATAATTCTTTACGCTCTTTTTTAGAGATTCTTTGCCTTCTCGCAAAAAACAACAAGAATCTTGAGGTACGCCCAGATTGCCTTCCTGTTAGCACTGGTCATGTCTGGCCAATACTTATTGAAAATCATTAGAGAAATAGACATCTCATTAAATTGCTCAGCAATCATCTTCTTTGCGTAAGGAATGATATACTCATCATCCTCTCTCTTGATTGCATCTCCGAGCGGGACATAGACATATTCGTGAAAAAGATCAACAATCATCCTGGGGTTGATCTTTTTTAGCCCAATTATGGCCTCTAGGGCCTGTTTAATCTCCTTCTCCTCAGGATACGTCTCAGAGAGATCCTGGAAGAATTCGATCAGCTTCGTATTAAAAGCGTTCAGGTACGACATACTCTTATAAAGATAATAGTGAATAATCTTTAGACTAGGCGCGAGGGCGTGAAGTGGGCATTCCCTCCTCACGAGATTTTTGATAGGCCTCCATTTGCTTATCAAACATCTCCTCCTTCTTTGTCTTCTCCCTCTTTACTTCACCTCCGCCGGGAAACCCCTGAGAAGTCTTATCACCCGGCGCAGCGGCCCCATTTAGAAATGAAAATGCACCTGGAATTGCTGCACCACCGTCCCCATTGGTTAATGTATCCGAATCATTAAAACTGTAGCCAAACCCCTTTCCGAAACTTACATTTTCAGCCATACTCCAAGCGGAGGGCTCTCCTCCCGGGGATCCATCTGCTACACTGCTCTTTGCATGTTGAACTGTGGAGTCCTTCATCTTCTTTTCATATAACCAATTCATTACATTTCCATCTGTGCGGGGCTCGGGTTCACCCGAAATCACAAGTGTAGGAACCTTCTTTAGCCAACTCGGGAGGGGCGGGCGATTGGGAGGATCAATGCAGACCAGTTTGAATTCCTTTATAAAAGGTGTCTTTGCCAGTTCCTCAAGAAATGCAATAGACCATTTGCACTTTTTGCTAAAGAAGCAAATATGAATTGGCTGGCCACTCATTACAAAATGGATAGAACTTGAGTTTTAAGGAAGGACGCGCACTGAAAACCTGCTTCCTAAAATTGAGCCCCCTGAGGCAGATGGAGAAAGCAGAAGCTACATCAATGTCCACTGCACAGAAAAAGCAGATTCGTGTTCGCCCAACCACTGCCGTGAAGCAGGTAACGGCACCGTTTGAGAATGTTCGGCAGACCGGACCCATGACGCTCACGTTTCAGCTTTCACCCACACACGTTTCCTATGCAAATTCTCTTCGTCGTGCCGTGCTAACACTTGTAGAGACTGTTGCATTTCGTGCAGATATTGATGAAAAGGGGAGCACAACCGATATCCGGTTCACAAAGAACAGTACGCCGATGAGCAATGAGATGTTTGCACACCGCATTGGCCTCATCCCAGTGCATGTCTCAAATCCTCTTGAGTGGAAGGCCGATGAGTATGCATTTGAGCTCAATGTAAAGAATGAGTCGACGGATCCTCTTAATATTACTGCCTCTGATATCAAGGTTTCAAAGAGGGGTGCAACGGCGGATGAGCCCGACAAGCTAGTCCCATCCACTGAGTTCTTCCATCCTCATCCCATTTCACGATCGACCTGCCTTCTCGGTGTACTCAAGGGCCGTGTTGGAAAGAATCCTGCAGAGGAGGTTCAATGCACTATGAAGGCAACACTTGGAAATGGGCGAGAGAATGCTCGGTTTATCCCGGTGAGCATGTGTGCATACAAGTATACTTTTGATACAGATGAGGATAAGCGTAAGAAGGTGTTCCAGGACTGGCTCTCTTCACACAAAAAGGTGAATACATCTGAACTTGAGGCGAATCCTGAGAGGAAGGGCGAGCTTGAGCGCGAGTTTGCCACGATGGAGGTGGCGCGCTGCTTTCTGAAGGATGAGAAGGGTGAGCCTTACAGTTTCGATTTCTCGATTGAGTCTGTTGGAGTCCTTACGCCCAGATATATTGTAGCGAGGGCGCTTGATATTCTACAGGCCAAGCTTATGAAGTACGCCTCCATTGATAAGGGTGATTTGCCGCCGAGCCTTACAATCCAGCCCGCAGATGCTCGTATGAAGGGTTTCGACTTCATGTTCCAGGGAGAGGACCACACGCTTGGCAACCTTCTTCAGACATGGATTACCGAGACTTCTGATACATTTGCTGGATATAAGGTTCCTCACCCTCTTCGCGATGAGATGCTACTTCGAATTGGTGTAGAGGATGGCCTTCAGACAACAGCAAGGGGTGTTGTGGCGTCTGCTGCGAGGGGATGCGCGGAGATGTTCAGGGGATGGCGGTCTGCTTGGGAGATGATTCGCTAAATGAATAGGGCCTGTTGCCAATTAGGCATTGAATTCACCAGCTGAATCGTATCAGCCAAACGAATATGCTCGCCACGCGCCTTTAGTGTCGAAAGATAGTGGGAGTGAAGAAGATACACTGCTGTGCGATGCGGTGTAGGAATATCCCCCAGCTTTTTTGCATGCGCCTTATGAACCTCGGTATAGGCATCATAAGCAGCACGCGTCTGAGTACGGAGAGCCGTCTCATACTGCCAGAAGAGATCGCGGTCCTCAGAATAGTGCTTGAGATACTGAGACATAGTGCCCTCACTGCGCAGCCTCAAGAATCTCATCTTCGGGTCCGATTCATTGCCACGGAGGGCCCGCAGAATACTGTACGATCCATTTCTGAGTCGCCACCGATCACCGTTCTCGCCCTTCAGAACAAGTCCCTGCCACGTCCATCCACGCGAGGCCGACTCCTTTTGCATATACTCATCAATCTCAGCCTCCGTAGCAAAGGACTTCTTCTCGATAGGCAGAAGACGCATCTTTTCAAGTGCATCAGGCCTCTTCACGGAAGCATTCAAATCAAATGTTCCATCTGCATGGATCATCGCATACTGTACGAGATGAAGAGAAGGATGATGAATTTTCTCAACAATTCGGTGCTCAGGATGCTGAAGAACAAAGCTCATACAAATGGAAGGTATCTCCGCCGTGGGAAGCTCAGTAAAGAGATCCTCGAGTTTTGTTACTCCGTATCGCGCAAGGGCCTCCATGAAGAGTACATGGAATGTCTTCTTGCTGTAAAACGTTCCACTCGCATCCAGCTGAGATCTCGATACAGTATGATACTCACCCCCTGATACAAATACATTAATCATTGTACCATCTACAAACGTCTCTAACGTAAGCGACGTACCAGGAGAGGGCATACCCTTCAATGCCTTCCTTGGTGCAATAGACACAGGGCGATTCGAGACCTTATTCCAGACCACTGAACGAAGCCATGATGCATGAGGAGCAGTTTCAAAATTTGTCTTACCCTTTGTGTAACGTATCACAGCATACGGGGAAGATGAATCCCGGATACTCATCGAGCCACCCTCTTCTGTCTTTAGAAAGCCTGATAGGGCCTCCCATGTAGGGTACAAATCAAGGAGATCCTTAAAAACCTGCATTTTTCTGCATATCTTTTTTGTGAAAATATCGTCAATTTTACTTAGCACGAAGTAGGAGATGGAGAACGAAAGCAAAGAAGAAATAAAACAAGAAGAGGATCTCTCCTTTGAACTTGGAGATCGAATTCAAATTGTCGGAGGAAAATATGATAACCTTCGTGGCAAAATTTACTATCTAGATGAGAATATTCTACGTGTCCTTCCCGACGGAGTTTCTCATCATACCGAAAAAATCGACATTATTGATGGAGAATTTGATCCTTCTCTTGGAATCGAAGTTCCCTATATTCTGCAAAAAAGAGCAAAGCCCTCTTTTGTTGAACAAAATGATATCCATGTCGGCCAGCTTCTCGAGACATTTACTGAAGCAGGAGAGGTTGGGCCAGTGTACAAGATCACGGGAGTAGACATAGAAGAGGATAGTGTTTCCGTAATCGATACAACTGGGGCAGAGGATAAGATCATTTTCAATTATATCGGAATACCTCTCGACAGGCCTTTTGTTGTTGTACGGAATCGCGAGGCTGTTTCGGAGTCGAAGAAGGATGATAAGGAGGAGGTTGCGGCTGCTAAAGAAGAAGAGGAAGAGTTCGAGGTTCTTGACCGATTCCAGATTGCGCCGGTTTACGAGGTTCGTGAGGTGGCCCGTTCCGAGCGGGTCTATTCCGACCTCGAGCAGCGAAATTCAATGTTAGAAGAATTTTTCCTCGATATCCCTGTTTCCCAGCAAAAGAGTGAGAAAAAGAGAAGCGAGGTACGAAAGCTGGTGGAGATGATGATGATTCTGCGCAATGATCTTATCAATTATGATCGTTCAGGTGAACCTGTCGGCATCAAGCCTATGTCCTATTCTTCTCTTGCAGAGCTTGTTGAAGCAACCCCTGTTCCTCTTGCACGTCCCGTGTTAGACGCAAAACGTGTTCTCTACATGGATCACTCTGTAAAACGTGATGAGGATGAGACAAAGTCGACGCTTGATGGGATCAAGATTGAATATCTTGCAGACGTTGTGAACGACTCAATTGAGTTCTATGAGAGAGAGCTTGGATCTTCTGCTGATGAGTATATCCCTGATCGCCTTCCCACCTGGTATCTAAACTGGGATGTCTACGCAAGCAAGTTCATGTCTTCATGGCAGGCCTCAGGAAATTCTCCTATGCGCCCTTTTCTGCAGGATACTGAATTTTTCCGTACCCCTGCGCCCGAATCGGATGAGCGCATTGTCGACGGTCTCCCCGACTTGTCTACAAAAGATGATGATATTGCAGAGGGGAAAGCTGGGCTCCATGTCGGCATGGAAGAGAAAATCTATATGAGTTTATTGCGCGGCCTCGCAGGACGATCAGGCCGCCTCAGTGCAAAAGAAGAGCCTCGTGTAATTGAGATTCCTGAGCGTGCAACAGTTCTCAACTACATTCTCTTTCCCATGGCGTTCGACAGAGAACTCGGTGCAATTCGCTCATCCAAACTCGCGTATGATATTGGACGAAGCAAGATGCTTCCTCTTACCATGGGGACAATTCTTGATCAGAAAAAGGGTATTTCTGAAGTTCCTGTCGCCGATGGAATTCTTTCTTTTTCTGGAAGTTCACTTGGAAATATACAGATTGAGGACTGGCTCAAGACACAGCCTCTCGAATCAAAGGGTCTTGGAGATATTCTTCCCAAACTACTTTCGCTTGGACTCACGACTCGCGAACTCAATGTGAATCAGATGCTCGTTCTAATTGAAAAGGTGAAGGCTTATCGTGCACTCGTGCGAAAGTTTATTGCGGAGACAAATGAAAAATCCAGGAAAAAGCTTGATACCATTAAAGTCTATAATAATATGCTTCTCTCGGCCGAGCGCGCTTCTCAGATGATTAGTATGGTGAGTTCCGAGCCTATTTTACAAGAGGCTATTGCACTGTTCCAAGCCCGTTTTCCCAGTTATCGTGAAAACGATCTCGCAACCGTTGCCTATCTTCTCAGCAAGTACTCGGACTATTTCTATGCAACTCTTTCATCAAAGCCTACCGGTCTCGTGCGTGAACGCATTCGCGCAACTCGCGACAGTTTCCTTGAATCCATCTATGAATCTGCGCGCATTGTGAAAAAGAAGAAGACAGCGGGTGAGATTCCTCAACCGAATCCTTGCCCCCACGTCCGTTCTCTTTCGATCATCAAAAAGGTGAAGGATAAGGCCAGTTATTTCAAACTTCTGGCAAAATTCATCACACAGTATGGAGGTGAACGAAAGGATAATTGGCTCTACTGTATTTCCTGTTCAAAGACATGTCTCTGCTATCACGAAATTCTCCTACTACAGGAGTTTTTGCGCCCTAGGGAGAAGGAAGTTCTCCACAAAGAGCTTCTTCTCAACTTCAGTGGTGGCCAATTCCATGGCCGCTATATCTGCAAGAATGATGGACAACCCATCTCGGATATTGAGTATGATACAAACCTGGAATACGATGATGATGGTCGTCCTCTGATGGGAAGATCCGTTCTCGTGGACTTGGATGCAGTTCAACAGGAACAACTCGATGTTCTTCTCGGTGCGCCCGCTGAGAAAGTCGAACACTTCTCCTTTTCCACCGAGGTGCAGAATCTCATCTACAAGACACTTCGCCAAATCGCAGACAAGATTGGAATTGCCTTTATTGCTGACGATACAAAGAAGATTGTCCAGAGAGTTGATGTGGAGATGATGCGGCAACTGAGTCGCGAGGATTATGGAAAGATGCAAAAGGCGAGTAAGGCGAAGGGTGGAAATGTACCTGATTATGATGTCTTTTATCACCGTATTCTGGTTTCTGCTACGTCTGCCCAGACTCTCTTAGCAATTCAAACCAACATTCCTGGATATGTGATGCGCTACAAACTTCCTGGTTGCAAGGCTGGATTCACTGGATTTCCTCTTGGGCCTGAGGAAGATAAGACAGGAATCAACTACCTTGCATGCGCCATTGCGAGTATCATGAAGAATGAGCCCCCTTGGAATCTCACTGGATTTCAGAAGGGTGCACAGGATAAGAGGGAAGCACTCATCGCGGTCTATATCTCGAAACTTCTGGGCGCTGCAATCAATGATCCGAATGTACAGCAGGAGATTGCTCTCAAAAAGGAGTATCTGAAGGACACATTTGGAAAGGAAACGGATGAGGAGGGACTCGCAGAAGCTCTTCCTGAATCCTTCCGCCTAGTGCGCGAAGGCGAAGTGATTGTGCCCGAAGCTGCAGGAGAACAAGAGAAAGTTCGTGGATGGATTCTACAGGCAAATGATATTGCAAAGGCATCTGCTGCTGCAGAGTCGGTCTACACGGAGACAACCTGCTGTTTTACTCCTCTTCATGCGCCCCAAGAATTCTGGCTGGGGCAAAAGGACATGGTGAAACTGGACATGGGCAGACATCCCTCTGGACCTCGCGGAAGCCACTTAGCTGTTCATTTTACGTCTCCTTCTATGAGCTCGGCGATGGCGGTTGCCTCTGAAGATGATTATTACCGCGTATTCCTTGAAATCTGCTTCGATGGGCCTCGCAAGGGTCTTGCACATGAACCTGGCTACAATCATGTATGCCCTCACTGTGGGTTCGCATTCCCTGGAGCCGAGTACACATTAGAAGATGGAAAGGCAGCTCTGGATAAACAGGAGGTGGATTATGGAAAGGATGCATTTACAGATCTGCTCGATACAACTCATAGAAGATATGCAGTTGAAAATGCGGAGAAGGTGAATCCTATTCGTGGCATTGAGCTTCTTGAGAAACTCGCTGCACTCGATCCACCTCCTTTTGAAGGATGGGCCGTTGCTCTTGCAGAGACAATGACTGCGCTTCGCAGCATACCTCAGGATAAGTTTTCAGATGAAATTGAAATTGCCACTGCCTATGGAAGCATTTCTAATTTTGCCGCTGCACAGATGCAGGAACTCAGTGTTCGTATGGGCAAGGATAATGGAGAGTTACTCGGAAAACTCGTATCACAAAAGCTTCTCTCCTGCACTGAGTCTGTACGTGCCTATTTCCTGGTTCCTTTCCAGCAATTTGTATCTGGCTTCAAGACATCCAAAATGCGCGTACAGAAATCCTATGATCTTGGAGAGGGAACAGTGAATGATATTGATACATTTCTTGCTTCTCATATGAGCTATCTGAAAGATATGGAACGGTATGCCCAAGGAAAGCGCGTAAAAGCCAAGATGGAGTATGCTGTACAGCAACTCTCTGTGCTTCTTCCTTTCTTTCAGACCTATGTTCGTGCACCGCTTGTACCAGGTGGAAAAATAGGGCTTCCTTATCTTGTTCAGAGCAGCCTACTGGGTATTTTCAATACGTTTATTGATCCCAATCATGTGCCTCCCGGATACAATGGTCGTGATGAAGTATCAGGTGAGCGTGCACCGATGCAAATTCTAAACAAATGCCTTGAGTTTTTCCGAAAGGAAGGCTTGAGTTTATCAATGGAGGAAATTCGTGATAGGATTGCACGGAGAAATGAAGCGGAGAAGATGGCGATGATCGGGCGCATTGATAAGATGACACCTGAGGGGCGTGCAGTTGAACTTCTCAATAAGAAACTTGGACTAGGTGCATGGGCCGTTGGAGGTTCCAAGGTGATCACGCAATACAATGAGGATCAATACGAGCGTGAACGTATTCAGCGTCTAGAGATGGGACTTGGACCTGCTGTGGTAGAAGATGCAGGAGCTGAAGGTGGATACGATGTGGATCAGGTTGGGGCGGATGATTACTGAGGCCTAAACTGGTGGGGCGCTTCGCTAATAGAATGGATGGCGTAGATACTATTGTAAAGTCGGTTGTTCAAAAGTTTCTTGATCGAGCGGCTTTCGGAAAGAAGAAATATGGCACGGACCTGGATCGCACGGATCTCTCAATCCTAGAATGGATCCAGCATGCCCAGGAGGAACATATGGATGCGATTCTCTACCTGGAAAAGCTAAAACAGGTTTATGCAAACGAAAAGAAGATCTCATAAACATTAGAATGAGAGTCCTCCTCTTCAGTGCAATACTTTACCTTATAGGAGTTGTTGTAATCCTCTATATTCGTCCCTCTTACATGTTCAGAGAAGATGGCTCATGGAAGGAATTTTCAATCGACGCTTCCAAGGATACAACTCCTTTTCCTTTTTGGGCCTTCTGTATTCTCTGGGCTCTTGTGAGCTTCGCGATTACACGGTTCTTCCTAAGCGGGGCTCCTCCGGTTGTTGCAAAGCCAGCAGCCAAAGCTTTAAAAGAAACGGGTACAAATTTGAAGCCCGGATACTATGTTATGAACCGCGAACGTAGCGAAGCCGAGGGAGTACCCCGCTACATCTACATCGGTCCCGAAGAGCCTCTTGCAGAAGAGTAAATAATCGTCTCTCAGTAGGAAATGTCTGGCGAGGGAGAAAAAAAGGTCGTTGTCGTCCGCCAGGAGGGACAACCTACAGGGGTACGAGCCCAAGATGAAATTGAAGAGCCTCGCGAGGAAATACTAAGGGCTAGTGAAAAGGGTCAAGAGGAATTGCTAAAGGCCTTCGATATACCGTCTGCAAACCCATATGATCAGAAGACAGCAGAGGCAATTCGCAAATTCTACCGAATCCGTTCTCGCAAGAATGGACTTGATCTGGCAAAAATCGGCGAAGAAGGCACCCTCCAGCTTTATAAAAAGGATGGAAGTCTGGAATCCACAATTGTTCTGAAGAAGTACAGGCCAATCAAGGATGATGAGCGAAAGGAAATGGAGGATGATCGCATTCAGAAACTTATCCAGCTCGACCAGGAGTTTGAAGAGAAGAAGGTGGTCCTACGCCAGGCACTCGAGACCTATAAGGAGACGGGTGCTATTAATCCCGTTCTTATTGCGAATGCAGAGGTGGAGAAAGTTGAGCTGAAACGTGTGGCCGTACGCTCGCCTATCCGTTCAACACGGCAACTCCCTACACCTGTTGCAAACCAGGTTCTCTTTGATCATCCCTATGAAACACGCAAACTCTTTGCATCCAGTGCCCTTTTCCACAAGGACATGCTACGAGATGGCATCATCCAGCTCGAGCGCAGAAACTTTCCGAACTCTCTCTTCTATGGGCGTTATGAAGATGTTCCTGGTGCCGGTTCCGTTGTTGCAACGCAAAAGGATGGCCGCCTCCGCCTTACAACGGGGGCCTTTGCCCGCATTCTCTCAGATCCCGACGATCCTGTGAATGGACTCTTCACTCCTCTTCACACTGCTGAATTTGTCTATAAGGGCACGCAGTACAGCTCGGCGTTCCAAGCGTATGAGGCTGAGCGTATGGCGGAGCAAGGGCAGGAACAGATCCGCAAGGCACTTCTGAGAACTCGCTCGTATCGCACGATTCGCGCGCTCACAAAGAAGATTGTGGGGCAAGTGAAGGATAGTCGCACAACCTGGACGGCTATTCTTACTGAACTGTATAAGCAAAACCCGGCCGAGGCTGCTGCACTCGCTGCGACTGGACAGGACGTCTTTGTCTACGCGGACCCGACAATCGGTGGTGGCGGTATTGGAATGGACGTGTCAAATAAATCTCTCCTCGATCCGACCAAGTGGCCGAGCAAGAATATCGTAGGTGAAGTTCTTGCCACGATCCGTGCTACTTATCGCGAGCAAGGTGCGGTAGTAGCACCTCCGCCTATAGCGGGAGAGGCAGTGATTTCTGTGGGCGAGCAAGCTGCAGCAAAGAGGGGGGCGATCATTAATGCACGTCGCAGGTAAACCTTACTGAAGAGGATACTGCTTGAGTGTCTTCTCATTCGTATCACAGTTCACTTCATTGCTCGAGTATTTGTAGCAGACTCCATTTTTATCGCGATACACACGCCCATCTACATTTGAAGGGTGCGGATACTTCATTAAAATAAGAGGCTCATCTTTCCACGTATATAGAAAAAGAACTCCAATTACAATTCCTGCTAAAAATGGAAGAAGGCGGAAATGTTGAATCATTTGCTCTACTAGTAGCAGAGAAGATGTTTGAATTCTTAAAATCAAAATCATTTAATTACATATTTAGTGTTATTATTGGCATTGGCCTCGTTGCTGCACTACGGCCTATCTGTCGCGGAGATAACTGCACAATTGAAAAGGCGCCCCCCGTGGATGAGATTAATCACTCCACATATCAACTTGGCTCAAAGTGTTATCAGTTTAGAAGTGAACCTGTAGAATGCCCAAAGGCTGGGGCGATTGAGGGATTCTACTCCAAACTTTAAACTGCTAAGCGGATTTCTACGCGAGTTCATTTTCCTTTTTATCAAAAGAAACATGAGTTCATCGGGAACATTAATCAGCGATCTTGATTCAAGCCCTTCGTTGGATGGAGATGGAGACCTTATAAAGAGGATCATGGCGGATGTGAATTCAAGCGGGGTTCTTCCTCCTCCGACCCCGGCACCGTCTGTAAATGTAGTAAATTCGCCCAGCACCTTCCAGCACACAATGGATACTGTTCCTGCTACGGCACATATTATCGGTAAGGATCACCCCAGTTCAGGTGATTTTCAGGCAGCGATCCAGCAGAATGCTGGATATGCATCACAGGGACCTATGCCGATGATGACCCCTTCGGGTATGCAGCAGGCTGCTTGGCAGCCCCCGCCCATGCAAATGCCGCCTATGGTTGAACCGCCTCGCAAGTGGTCTACCTTTATCTTTGATGAGCTGAAGATGCCCGTTCTAGTTGCACTCCTCGTCTTTGTCTTCAGTCTCCCTGTTCTAAATATCGTAATTGCGAACTATGTTCCCTACCTGGTGAAGAGTACGGGTGATCTCACCACCGTGGGGCTTGTACTGAAGTCTGTTCTAGCTGGAAGCACATTTTGGGTTCTGCAGCGTATAATTGTACCTCTTTTGTCTCTTTAGGATAATGGACATTAGCCGGCAACCAACGGGTTACCTGTTGGTTTAAAAATCATTCTTAATTTTAGTATGGCCAAACTTACAGAAGCACAAGATGGAATTATCCTAATACTGATTGCCATGGTGGCACTGTATACTCTTTTTACGATGAGCTTTGCAGTGAGCCTCGGATTTGTAGGTGCATCTCTTGTGGGTTATCATATCACAAAGTCGAAGCTTGTTGCACTTCTCATCTTAGTGGTCCCTTCTCTTCTTCCGAAGGAGAACCTCGACGGGTTTAAGAATGTTGCGAGCACTACGACCGAGACGGGAGAGATGGTTGCCAAGCGTGTAGAAGAGATTCGTCAGAAGACGACATCTACGCCGCAGCCTAGGTCCCGTGATGCGGTAGGTGTTCTCGCCTCTCCCGAGATCGAGAATTTCCAAACAATTGATCCTCCAGTCGACTCTTCAGGAAAGGAGATGCCGCAGAAGGATGTTCCGGGCCATTCCCAAGTGAGCGTTCCTGCGTCGATAAAGGACAAGGGTCGTCTTCTTGTTGTTCCTGAAATGAGCATGCCGCGTGTGGGGACAGAAGATAAGATGCCAAGAGAGAATCGCCATGTTGGCGAGCCTGATCTGGATGGTGTAAATGTTGCTCTCACTCCTGAGGGCACCGGCCTTCCCGCAGCAGATGTAAAGGCTGCTTCTGCATATTAAATTGAGAGACAATACGAAATGTTAATTAATCATTGATAATTTACATTTAGTACTACACGTTAGATGGCACGTAATAGAAATCTAAATAGTGGTGGATTCTGTCCTCCAGGTGTTTTTTGTATAACACCCGGCTTTCTTGTCTTACTAGGACTTCTTGCGGCAGTTCTCATTTTCTTTCTGAGACCCTTTTCCATTGTTATGCCCTCTATGCATGTACCTGCTCCCTCACCCACACAAGTCCCTGTGAATGTTTCAGTTGTGAATGAAAAGGGGGACGATCGCTACACAAGGGCTCCGAGACCTCTTCGTTTCTGGGATAATGGTCCCGAGTATCCTGTTCGTGGATCGCTACCCGGCCTAGGAGTGTTTAATCAACCCACACAGGGATTACCCGAAGCCTATCAATCGATGGGTGTCTTACAAGCAGAAAATGGACAGATACTTCCTCTCTACGGAAGACGCACTGCATATTCTTCGAATCGATACAATTATTATACACGTACGGATACAAACAATCCTGTTCCTCTTCCTATCCACTACAAACGGCGCGATTGCCAAGACAGTATGGGGTGTGATGAGCTATTCTCTGGAGAAACAATCAAGATACTTCCAACTGGAAGCTCTGCAACCGCAACCATCTATCAATTCGATGGCCCACTTTACGTGCCAGGACTTCTATAGATTTAGTGTCTCATATGAATCTTAAAATCAAGAAAGCTCAAAGAGCTTCCTTGATTTTCAGCTCATATGGTAAAGGAAGGACTATGCCAGATACAAACAGATCATTTCCACTCAGTCTATCCAGTGGAATAACTGATAAGGCTGCAACGTATGCATCGGCCAGACAACTTCTATGGATTGTGATGAACTGGGGAACATTCAACACGCCACCCGCATTGACAAATTCTGCAACCGGGTCTCTTGATATCTCAGAAGATTCGTCTACAATTGAGTATGAGGGAAGAATATATGATATCATAAGTGGAAATATTACAAGCCCGAGCCATCCTTCATGGATTCTACCTGATGTAAATTCAGACCTGAATGTTCTTGATATATTTATTACATTTAAATCAAGAGACACCACATCCAATACGAAATACATTTTTGTTGTACTACCTCTTCTTAGCAATGCAGCAGTAACAACTATTCCTGCTTATCTAGGGAAACTCGCAGGTCTTGATAATAAACTCTTAAAAGCTCCTTTTTCACTAAAAAATTTACTTCCTCTGAACGGGCAGCGCGACTTTGCCTTTTATTCAACTAACTTCACCCTTATAAGTGGGGTTAATACATCTGGACTCACACTTATTTTCTACAATGGGCTGGCTGTACCTTCTAGTACTCTTGATAAGATTAGGGAGACAGCCTTTCCAGCCATAACTCTTCCCACAGAGTTAACTGGGTTTGCCGAAGGAAGTATCGAAACTGCATCGAGCTTTTCTACCCTGGCAAGTGTATCCACCTATACGACCCCTTTAGAAAGGCGGACTGAATTAACAAAAGCCTATAATTGTGTACCTCTTGATCCTGATGTTGATGAAATACAGTTCGACCCGACTTCATCAGAAATTGTCCCATTGAAAAAAATTATTGATGAACGTGATGCAATTCGCTCAAATGAACTGGCAGGAGCTGTGACAAGGACAGGTTCAGTTGAGCAGGTGATTGCAGTCTTTCTAGGAATTCTCCTTGCACTCACAGTGATTGTGGTTCTTTTTTTCATTCTATCACAGTATATGGGTTGGGCCATTTTTTCAAATGGTTTACCTGGTGTCCCGACATACCTCTATGTTGGAGTAGGCGCATGTTTTCTTGGATACCTGATTGGCATTCTTTATCATGCATAGATAGATGAGAGTATCTATACTCACGTATATATTTCCAATTGTAGCCATCTGTGTACTTCTAATTGTATATGCATCTGCTACGAGGGAAGGATTTGATACTCCTAAAAAGCCTGTATTAGCAAGCTGCCCGAAAGACTCACATGTCTTCATCACAAAGGCAGGAGATATGGATTGCTGTGCAAATGAACCAGAAGGATCTAGCTGTAATTCTGTAACATGCACACTATCTCCTGAACATGACTCTATAAAAACATGTATTTCAATGCTGCAGAAAAGGTTTGAAGAGTCTGAAGCCCGTTTCTGTACACAAGAAAAACCGGTCTATTTTGAAGAACAGAACAAAAGTGGATGTTTCAAAGGAGATCGTATGCCCGATGGATCTCCTTCTACCGATACCGAGTTATGTTTCTTCTATGATAACCAAGAAGACACCTATAGTAAACAGGACAGCTGTGTACTGCAGAAGGCCAAGGAAGAGTTCAAGTGTCCATGGGAGGGTGCGATCATCTCATTACAAGATGGTTCTCCCTCGGTCCTCATCTGCAAGTCCATAACAGAAAAGGGAATTCAGCAATGTGGTGAAGACAAGACATTGTTGAATTATTTAGATAGAAATGTGCCAAACTGGAGAATGACGTTTGATTCATCTCAGAAATCACAGTTCTGCTCGATCATAGTTTCCTCCATGGCAGAGGGACGTGATCCTTCGAGCTATGATTGGCCTGTTTAGATTTAAAAGAATCTACACGGTATACAGATGAGTAGTTCAGATTTAATAGAAATACGGCGATGCCGAGCATTATTGGGTGGCTGTGCAACTCAGGGTCCGGTTGGTCCAGCTGGACCTGGTGTGTCTCCAGTGTATGGTTCTTTTTTAAGTAATACAACTCAGAATGCTACAATAACAAATCCTGTTGCTATAACCTATTCAGAGAGAACAATTGGTTCTATTAATGTAAATGGTGGAACTTATCCAAATAGTATAATCGTTATACCCACCACAGGTGTGTATAAAGTATTATTTTCAGCCCAATGTGATTCTGCTACAGGAACTCATTATCTAGAAATTTTTCCTGTTGTAAATGGAACATCTGTTCCAGTTAGTAATACAAGAATAAGATTAACTGCCGCAGTAGAAAGTTGTTTAGTTGTTGAATATTTTCTTTCATTTAACGCAGGTGATCAACTACAATTATATATGATTTCAGAAAATACAAATGCTCGTATTCTTGCTATAACACGAGGAACAGGAACACCTACAATCCCCAATATTCCTTCAATAATAGTAACTCTTATGCGAATTGCTTAAATTTTAATCCGCATTTAAATCGCGTTTGTGATTGATGGACCATCCCTCAGCCTCGAACTCGTTTGTCTGCTCTTCCGCACCAGACTTCACCAGTGTATCGTCGGGAAAATCTGGAACAGGGTGAACTTCGGTAGGCACTACAGGTGCCGCAGACTTTATCTGTTCTGTATAAAGTTCCTTCTTTTGTGAGCTTTCTACAGACTTTTGTGCAAGCGAAATCACGCGGCGACGGTGTTCAACAAAGAGGGCGCCAACGGCAAGGGCAAACCCGATCGCCGCAAGTGTGCTAAACGAAACAATTACTAAAAGAAGCATTAAAAGGAACAATGCCGTGATAGGTGTTGAAAAGAAGTTTACGTAGACTGATGTGGGAACAAAGGGAGTTCCCAGAAACACGGCCAGAGATCCGCCTAGTATGCCTATCTCATAGTATTTCATCCTATCGGTAATCCCGAAAATTTGAGTGATTGAAAATAGATAAAGTAGGTCATGGAAAGTTTAGATAAAGTAATCACTGTCAAAGGATATGCAATCCGTAAGGGAGCATTAAATGAAAAACAAATTAAGCATTTGAAAGATACATTAACCGTTGCACCCGCCGTGAAACAGAAGTATATGCGACAGGAAGAAATTGATGCACTTCGTTTCTATGTCTACAAAGAATCACCTACACGGTACTACGTTCCTCGAAGCTGGGGTGTAACAACGTACGGTCCTGCTGAAGAGAATATTGTACCCGATGGCCTTGCACTATCGAAGGAGGCCGCCGTGTTCGGTGGAAAACCTTATCCTTACCAAGAGGATATTATCAAAAAGTTTATGGATGCAGGAATGAATGGGCTGATCTGCGTACCGTGCGGAAAGGGAAAGACCTTTATGGCTCTTTCTATTGCTGCAAAGATCGGACGCCGGTTTCTCGTAGTTGTGGACAAGGAGTTTCTGATGAATCAGTGGAAGGGAGAGATTCAGAGTCTCTTCCCCAATCTCCGAATCGGTATTCTTCAAGCCTCTAAGCATGAACTTGAGCCGGAGTTATATGATTGTACACTTTGCATGATTCAGACTCTGTGTTCACAGAACTTTCCTTCCACAACGTTTCAGAGCTATGGTTTCACAATCTTTGATGAATGCCACCACTTGGGGGCGGCACACTTCTCACGGGCACTTGTGAAGATTCAGACAAAGTACATGCTTGGACTTTCTGCAACACCAAAGAGAGATGATGGTCTCACAAAGGTATTTGAGTGGTTTCTAGGAGAGCCGGTCTACTGGGAGAAAACTCGTGAACCGGACCCCGATGTGCTAGTTCGTCCTGTGATGCTGGAGTGTTCTCATCCCGACTACGTGAAGCTTCCACTGGACTGGCGCGGAGAGGTTGTTACAGCACGCCTTCTTACACAGATTGTCGAGTGCAAAGAGAGAAATGAGATCGTTGCAAAACTCTTGAGAGATCTGTGTGAAAACAAACATCGGCGAGTTCTGGTGTTGAGTGAACGGATTGGCCATTTGAATTCATTCGAGAGACTTCTTGAAGGAAGTGGTCTCAGTATCAGTTATTACATTGGAGGGATGAAAGAGGAGGTACGCGAGGAGGGTGCGAAAACAGCGAGGATTCTGCTTGCAAGTTATGCAATGGCGAGCGAGGCCATGAACATTAAGACACTGAATACAGTGGTTCTTGCAAGCCCAAGAAAGAAGGTCGAGCAAAGTACGGGACGAATTCTACGCATTCGTGCATCTGAACGAGAGGTACCACCGCTAATTGTAGATCTTGTGGACGTACACAATATCTACAAAAATCAATATAGGCAGAGACTTATCTATTATCGGAAATGCAAGTATACAATCGAGGGAAAGAAACAGGAAAACTCGGCTACGGTAGAGATTCGCGTTCCAACCGAAGATGGATGCTTATTTGCAGATGATTAGCGGCGCTTTGAGGCCCGCGTCTTGCGCTTTGAGGCCCGCGTCTTACGCGTCTTACGCACCTTGCGTCCGCGTCTTGATCCGCCCGTCTTGAGGCATGCCGGGTTCATCGAACGAGCCTCATACGGGGCCTGAATCATAACAGGAGCACCCGTGCCACCTACCCATCCGCTCGGCTGATTATCATAACCGGCAGTCGGTGCAAAATAAGCTACATTATCACCTGCACCACCCGACTGTCTTGTCGTAGAGGCTTCGCAGGGAATCGAGATCACCTGTGGGATACCCGATAATGCGGGTGTGCCGCCTCCAAGAGGTTCAGAAAGATCGAACGAATACCGTCCACCACTCTGCAGACCCGGGAGAGCAGGAGATCCGCTGAAGCCTAGCGTATCAGATTTCACACCTAGAGAGCAATCAGGTGTACCAGAGTGTGATCCCTGGTTTACCTGTGCAAAGTTATTCACCGCGCCAACAGATGCTCCTGTGAATTGGTACGCACCACCTTTCTGCTTTCTAGAGCATCTTCTTGATTTATTCTTCACGGGCATTCTAATTTAGCTTAAGTAAAAAACGCAAGTCCGAGTAAAAGGAAACTGGAGCTTACCCTTCTTTCAGATCATACCGAGTTTTTTCAATTGTTTGGAGAATCCGTTTTTTGCGTAGTGTGTCAAGAAGATGTAGCAGAGGGTGAAAATGTAATTGCAATTCAACGCTGTCAGCACGCATTTCACGATAAATGTATTATGCCATGGATACTTGAAAACGGTTCATGCCCAACCTGTAGGCACCAATTCTGGACAGCTCCAAATCCAGCTCTTATTCGTCTTCTTATGATTTTAGAACACCAAGTCTTGTGCGATCGTAAATTACTCACATGGGTAATCTGCGAGGGCGTTCTCAAGAAATTTCCTAATGCGGCATCCTATAATGCACACAAAGAGCAATGTGAGCAAGTTTTATCAGGACTTGTAATTAATACTATAAGAATTCTTCCAATTTATCTAGCTAAACGTGCATCCTTTAAGAGTATGCAAAGTACTTCACGAACCTTTCTTCTTCGTGTACACACAGACCGAAATAAACAAATTCATAGATGGGAAGAGACGATTCGAGTTCGAAACTCTGTTCGTCAATACGCAGAGACACACCCAGAATTTTCTATGGTTTGGGAAGCCACTTAGCTCGCGACACTATCAATATTCAAAATCTCATATCGACCAAATTCTGTTTTCCACTCCGCAACTACAGGAATCTCGGATCCCTTATATTTACGAAGTTCCTGGCTGAGAGCGAGTTGCTGAACTGCCGCCCGACAAAGAGGCATACCATCGCGTGTAAGAAGATCATAGACATCAGGGAGGGCATCGAGGCGAACTGCTGTGGCAAATACACGCTTTGTTGTCTGGATTGGCGCCACATCTCTCTTCTGTAGAATGGTTGGCGTTGGAAGGGGCTTGGGTGCCTGGGGGGGAGGAGCTCCCGGGGAAAAGGTGAATCTGCGCCGCCCTGGGAGTTCTGGAATCAGATCAATACTGAAGACAGGGGACTCGGGGGTAAGTGTGAGAAGATGGGAAAGAGGCTTTGGATTTGCAATGGTCGTCTGGATCCCTCCCATAAGACGGGCGTCGGGAACCCAGAGGCTATCCACAAACTCTTTCAGATAGGTGCGACGATGCGAGAAAGTCTCCTCTGTGCAGACCGTCTTTCCCTTCCAGACCCAGACATCTTCGATGCGGAGCGTATGCAAAATCTTATCAAGCGTCGCAATGAAAAGTGTATTTCCAAGGGAAACATCGGTTCTCATCCGCAAGGTCCATGCGGGCGGCGGCTTGCCACCCTTGCTTCGTGTTCCCATGAAAACGGCTGGCTTTCCAGGAAGAAAAAGGAGGAATCCGGGATCGGCGCGGCTCTCATTCTCAAGTACAAAGAAGGTTCCTTTCTTTAGGGGTAGCTGTGCTGCCTCGGGCTGGAGACGCTGGCGGACACAGGTATCATGTAGGCGTGTTTCCACGAACTGGCAAGCCAGTTCGTGCAAAGACGAATGTGCAAATTTAAGGTGTAGTGCGCTCATCTCGCGATGGCTGCTCCGTAGGTTTCCTTCATCGGGATTCATTCTAGTATACTATAGTGTCACGCCTTTAACCAGGGGAACCGCTATAAAGCTAACCACTGTTCGGAAGAAACACCAGTGCTGTCGAACAGTTATTTGCATACAGCTTTCCAAGAGCAATATCATATCTCTGATCATATCCCGTGTAGTTGATACGAAGAGTCGATGCCTCAGAAACACATGAACTGATGTTTACCCTAGGCTGGGAAATCATCACTTGTGATAATTTATAATTGTACTGCGTCTGTGATTTTATTCTACGAATAACATCACTTGCGTCCATTCTATATCACCGGTATCTAAAAAGTCGCAAACGAAGAACCTGATGTACTATCCAGTGGGAATACGCCCTCCATGAATTCCCCACCATTTTGTGCCATTTCAGGTGAAAAGACCTGTAAAGCCTCAGATGTTGCATTCGCATTTGCACTCGCAAGCCCGCTTTCCACTGCAATTTGAGTATTCTTCGACTTCACGGCCGGCTCGAAGAGTCTCTCGGGGTGGCGAAGTTCCTGGGGCTCCTCGCTCGGAGCATTCGGGGCGCGCATAGGATCTGCCGCCATAACAACCGGGATGGGAGTTTCTGAGGGCATAGGCATGGGCACCTCGGGAGGAGGCATCGGCCTGTAGATTGGTTCGATCATAGGAGGCACCATTGTAACAGTATTCACAGGTTCGAATCCTAAAATCTCAGGGTAATATGTCAGAATAGCCCAATAAATCATAAACAGGGCAAGTGAAAGAGAAAGTGCAAGTAACAGCTTAGGAAACATCTGCGACTAGATGTGAAAAAACATGGTGGACGAACTCCGCTTAACCAGTTATACACATGAATAAGGAAAATCAAAAAGCTTTCTTATTTATGAGGATATCGCTAGATAAAAGCATGTTCCTATGAATTATTTGAATCACGTTTACTGAAAAGAACTGAATAGAGAATATATAGCAATATAATACCGCAACCGATACTAATCATGAGTTTTAATGAATCAGACAATGCTTCTACGGGGTTTGCAGCAGACATCGCGGCAGATTCAAGTTCACTTGGTACTGTGGGAGGAGAAGGACTCGATACAGGTATAGATTCGACAGCAGCGGCTGCTGCAGAATCCGCAGAAGCAGCTGCCACGGCTGCATCCGCTGCTGCTTGTTGTGCTGCAGTATTTTGCGCTTCCGCATTACTTAGAGCAATGCCATTTGCTTGACTAGGATTACTTTGAAATCTGCTCATTGCAGCATCATATGAAGCTTTTGCAGATACTGCAGCGGCAGCAGCTTGATCAGAGGCAGTATTTGCAGCTTTTGCGGCATCTCCTAGAATTTGTGCAGCCTGTGTGGCAGATATTTCATCAAAGGGTTCTATTAGATTTCTAAAAAGGAACGTTGAGAGAAGAAGTATAATGGATATAAATATTAAATTGGTATTACGGCAACGTTTCATACTATAGTAATTGAAGATATAAAGTAATAACTCTATTCTCTAAGTAGAATGAGCAACTTAGAGTTAGTTGTTGCAGAAGCTAAGAAACTTGGATTTAGCGAGAAGGTCGATTCGGGTGTATTAATTTCCACTGGCGTTAAGCTTGCAGCTTTTGTGAACAACATTCCTGGGCTCAAGGGCAAGGATAAGTCGGAACTTGTCGTTTCTGCACTTCTGAAGTGTATCGATGAGATCGCAGCAAGCAAGGGGGCCGAGGAGAAGGCTCTTTATGAGAACCTGAAGGATACGGCGCGTCTTGCGGTTCCCTCTGCAATCCAGGCTGTGATCGATGTTTCAAATGGAAAGTTTAGTATCAAGACCGTAAAGGCGTCGACGCTTCTTTCTTGGTTCTCTTGTATGGCTTCTTCTGCGGTGTCGATCGCTGCATCTTCTGGCGTACTTACTCAGGACCAGGTTAAGGCTGCGGGAAATGTTCTTGAGAAGGTTGAGAAGGTTGAGAAGGTTGTTGAGAAGGTCGAGGCGGGTGCTTCTGTGATCGATGAGGTAAAGGAGGTTGCCGCGGATATGCTCCCTGCTGTTGCTGCCGAGGCCGAGAAGGTCCTTCCCGCTTCTGTTGTTGAGCAGGTAATGGCAAAGGTCGAGGCCGCTGTTGCTGTCGCAGAGGTCCCTGCACCTGTTGCGGAGGTTGTTGTCGTGGAACTTCCTGCTGTTGCGGAGGTTCCTGCACCTGTCGCGGAGACCCCTCCTGTACCGGCGGAAAAGTAAGAGTCCATTCTCCAAAAGAGATCTCCAACTCTTTTTTTGAATAAAGAGGATATTCCTCAATAGAAAATACTTCTTTTGGAACCCAGTCTCTCGGCATACGAATGCCTTGTTCAACTACATGAAATTCATTCTTTGAACAAATATCTAGCACTTCATAACAAATCCATTCATCTCCAATTAAAAATCCTCTGTAAGGCATCGCATCATAATGTAATAAAGTGCCTATACTTTTACCACTATGTTCTTTTTGTATCCACTGAATTTCCATACCTACATAGTAAACTTGAAGGTGATTTAAGCGATACTTTCATTTAGAACTTCAGTATGAGTAAACAGGTACAATGTGTTCTCTTAACACAGAATGCTGAAGTAAAACAGATTCGCCTATCAAGTCCTCTTACAGCGGATGTAGTTAAACAGTCTCTTAAAAAGAAGGAATCACCTTCTATCCTAGGAACCTACGTATACAAGTCATCACTCTATACTCTCTTTGGATTCACAAAGGGAAAGGCAGGTTCAGAGAATAAACACGAGCTACCTCCCCCACTTGATTCTAAGCTCTTCTTTGGTGATATCCTTATTGTGGCTTCCAAGAAGGAAAACGATTACAAGACGCCCATTTCTCTTACAACAGCAGCCTATGAGACATTCTATACAGCGATGTTTGGAGGATTTGAAGACATTGAGGAAGAGTCTGATGATGAGTCTGAGGATGCAGAGGTAGAAGCAGAGGTAGAGGAGGAAGAGGATGAGGAAGAGGAGGAAGAGGAAGAGGAAGAGGAAGAGGAAGAGGAGGCTGAGGCAGAGGTCGGTGAGGAGTTTGAAGGACAGGAGGAAGTGATTGTCCCTGTTCGCGCAACACGTGTTCGCGCAGCTAAGAAGAAGAAGCAGAATAATGCAACTCTTTCTGCAACAAATTCCCATATCATTCTCGATATTCCTCTTGGAGAGCATCTACAGCCAGATGAAGGAACAACTCTCACAGCAGACTCTAAGCGCCTCGAGACAATAAAGACACTAACGACAGTTCTCAATAATGTTAAGGGTATTGATGTATCTGCTCTAGAGAGATCAATCTTTAACATTTCAGTGATAGAGGCAAAGAAGCGCCACGTAACTCCTCACTGGACATGTAAGATGTTTCAGTATATTTATACCACAAAGATTCGCCACATTACAGGGAATCTCATGCCCGGCTCATACATTGAGAATAAGTACCTTCTAAATGAAGTTCAGAAGGGAAAGCTTCAGATTAACGAAATCGCTGCCCTGAGCCCCTATTCCATGAACAATGATCTCTGGAAGGATTACATCCACCGCCAACAGCAGCGGGAGAAGAGCCAGCTCGAAGGAAATAAGGCCATGGCGACGGATCAGTTCCTCTGCGGCCGCTGCCACAAGCGTGAGTGCACGTACTATGAGATGCAGACGCGCTCTGCAGATGAGCCGATGACAATCTTCATTACGTGTTTGAATTGCGGAAAACACTGGAGGCAATAAATCACACGGGGGTTCATAGAGAATGGAGCTTAATAAAAATGGAAAGATTGAAGTGAAATTTATTGGAAAGGAGGGAGATCAATGGCCCATCTTAGATAAGCTGTGGGACTATTTTTCACTGAAGGGTATCAAAGTCGTCTTCGCGAGCGTAGGAACAAGCTCTTCACCTCTTGCAGATCTTGAAATTGCGGAGACTATGGGGTGTCCTCTTCATGTCTTCGAGGTTCGCAAGGAGAAACTGGATGAATGGGAAGAAGTGAAGAAGATTCTGAAGGAGAGAAAGCGTGAGGAGGGAGCATCGGCATTCACGGAGGGTGTTGATACAAAGTGGGTACTCCCGAAGAATATTCGCATATATCCTGTTTTACCTTCTTTCTCTACCGGCACACAAGAAATCGAGGGAACTGTATATCCCACAAAAGAGTTTGTTAAATCCATGAAAGATTGCTCTGATTCTATGTCATTAAAGGAGGAAAATGGGCGGGTTGATATAGTAAAGATATGTCTTGGAAACAATATTGAATTACAGATGGTCTATTCTCTTCTTTCGGCTGGATATCGCCCCGGCCTCCTTATGGTTGAATGGACTTCTTCTCCCGATGAGATATTAAATACTACTCTCGCGGCAGGTCACTTACAGACATGCGGATATACTCTTGTTTCAAACTTTGGAAACCGCTGCCTCTATTTTCACAATGATCGTTGCATGTACGAGATCTGTTCTTGGTTATCAAACAAGGTTGATAATCCTATGGTATATGAACTCGTACAGTCGGTGAACGGTAAAAATAGTAACTACCGATAGGGATCTGAGGTAGATATGAAAAGTATTTTTTCGTCTCCTCTTAATGAAAAAAGGGTTTCCCAGATTCTTTATAAAAAACATATGATTGGAAGAAGAGCATATTCTGATACGACAAAACTAAAACCCATAAATAGAAAGATCGATCCATATGAAAACAAGAAAAATCAACAGACGAGGAGGAGAAGACAAGGTAATTAGTCTTCCGCCTCCTTCCAAGTCATCCAAGCCAGGTGATAATTTTTATAAGTATGTAAATGGAAATTGGTTACGCCATGCATCGATTCCTGAGTATAAATCTTCTTTTGGGATAAGCGAGGAGATTGAAGAAGAAATTCAAGAGGATCTCATGAAAATTATGCAAGATGCATATACTTTTGCAGAAAAAGGGAAGGAGCCAATAACCAAAGAAGAGAAAATGAAAGATATACTTGGCCGCCTTGCTCTCTCAACACTTCGCCTTTCAAAAAGAAAGAACTGTATCTCCTACCTTAAAGATCAACTTTTAACGTATCGGTGTATTCGTGATACAAAAGAAGTTGGGACAACCCTTGGTAAATTCTCACGAATTGGAATTGACACCTTTTTCCGTGTAATACAAGATCAAGATAATTTTTATTTGGGATCTGCTAGCCTTGGTCTCCCAGATTTAAGTTATTACTCTGCAACCGCCCCAGGAAAATCAAGAACGCTTATTGCTTATATAGAAATGTGTAGAAAGGTTTCACATGAATTAGATATTAACGATATTACGAATGGAATTCATGTTGAAAGCAGACTTGCTGTTGCAATTCAAAAGTCGAAAGAATCGAACAACCCGCAGATTTTTAAAGGAAGCCAACTCTTTCATAAATACAATGATATACCATGGCAAGAATTCTTTTTGAGCTTCGGTCTTTTGAACTGGAAAGATATATACTTTCACATACCAAGTTTACAGTGGGTTCATTCTATGAATAAGGTATTTCGCACATGGCCTCTTGATATGTATAAAGATATATTTACTCTTCATACGGTCCTAGATGCGATTTCAGTACTTCCTGCACCGTTCGATGATTATAATTTTGAACTCTATGGAAAGAGACTTCGCGGGCAACAAGAAAAACTCCCTCAAAAAGAGCTCTTACTGCTACTTACAAAACAATTTTGCTCTATTCCTCTATCAGTTCTCTATATAGATAAGAGCCTAGATCTTTCACTAAAGCCAATCGTGAAGCGCTTTGTTCAACATCTACAGGGTTCGGCGGTTCGGCGTATAAATTCTCTTTCATGGCTAGACGCCTCTACAAAGAAGGCGGCTATTGCGAAATTAGAGAAAATGACTCTTAGTATTTCTCATCCGAGTTCATTTCCTAAGCTCGAGATGCCTTCGCTTGATACAGAGAATCTCCTCTATAATCTGTACTCTCTTCGTGAGATGAATACTAAACATAAATTATATTTGACACATCATCGAGCCCCATTATCCGAGTTTTGGATGGAACCTCCTTATACTGTGAATGCTTACTATAATAATGAACACAACCAATTTATTCTTCCAGCGGGAAGCCTCTCTGTACCTTTTTTCTATAAGAATCATACTAAATTAGGCTGGAATTATGGAGCTCTTGGAGTAATGATAGGACACGAATTCACACATGCATTTGATGTGGATGGAAAAGAATTCAATGAATTTGGTGAAAAGAAAAACTGGTGGACACTTGGAGATAATCGTGAATATAATAAACGAACTCGCGCACTTGTGAAGTTATTTGGAAAACAAAAAGTGCAGGGACATCCTGTGGATGGAAGACTTACACTTTCAGAAAACATCTCGGACTTGGGAGGACTTGCTATTGCACTCGATGCGCTCCACGAAGATATGAAAGGGATGTCCGAGGCAGAAAAAAAGGAGTCTCTAAGAGAATTTTTCATTGGATATGCGGTTTCCTGGAGAATTAAAGAAAGAGAAAAAAAGGCAATTCAGGGCCTTTTTCTCGATGTGCATGCACCAACTGAGCTTCGCGTGAATCTCATTGTGAGCCAGTTCGATGAATGGTATTCCGTGTTTGGAGTTAAAACAGAAGACGATCTCTTTTTACATCCAGAGGAACGGTTGAGGATATTTTAGACCCGTGTCGATTTTAAATGAGCATATATAATAGGATGATAGTTTATATAACTGGTGCTTCCGGTTCAGGAAAAACAACACTTTTAAAGAGTTTATCAGTTAAAGGTTATGATTTAGATGATATTTACGAAAATAATTGGAAAAAACATAAAAGGATTGATACAGTTCAAAAGGGTGTAATAAAAGATATTAATGCACTAGTATCTAAGAATAAAAATATTGTATTTGTTGGACTTCAGGGAAAAGATGATTTACCTTTCATACCTGATGTAGTATATATACTTATAAGAAAAGACTATGAACAATATTATAGGAGTAAATTAGTAAGAGATTTGAATCTCTTATGTAAATATAAAACTGATTTTGAAGAGGTATTAAAAAAAGAGCCTTTTGATGAATTTAGAAACCATTTTTGGTCAAATGATATAGTTAATATGAAATCATTTGATGAATTCAAAAAATATGTAGATAAAATGAATAACAGCATAAAAAAGGATTTTCCTACTGCAGAAGTTCTAATGGCATCTGAAATAATAAAAAAAATAAATACATCTGCAATATAAAATTGAGAATAGCTGGGGTGATAGTAAAAATAGAATGGAAAGTTATATCTGTAAGCACTGTGGTGCGAATTTAGACGGTGGCGATATATTTGAACATTTTATGCTCGAATATAGAGATCATGTAAGGGCATTGAAATCTGCCAAGGCATATGGGTGGACAGAAAAAAATCGGCTACACTTTTCTAGGGTTGTCACTGTTCAACCAGACAAGGGTCCCCAGTATGAGATCTGTCCCGAGTGTAAAGGACGTGTCTAGAACAGTTTCTTCACCTCTGTATTCCAATCATACATATTTACACGCGGGTACGAATCCATAAGTCTAATGAAGGTTGCATTCTTCTCTTCATCTACTAAACCAAGTCGTCGGAGCACATCAAAGGACATGCGAAGTTCTTCCTGTAGGGTACCCATGATCAGAGAAGAAGGCGCAGTCTCCTCATACAGATCACTCTTATTCATACATACATCTCCATTCACTCGGCGCCTATAGTTCACATGATGGTACTCGAGTGAATGGATAAAGGCTTTCTTAAAGTAGGGGATAATAAGACTATCAAGGTCGGCCCTCTTCAGATTAATAAGTCCCTTGATCTCGTCGTGTGTACAGAGTATAAAGTTAATGAAATCTCCTTTCTTATCATAGATGGGACTATGTTTGGTTAGATCGGTCATACAGGACGCATTCCCATACGTCATATCAAAGAGGATCTTCTTCTTGAAAAGGGAGGGCCGTGTTGTAGAGGCAAAACACTCTTTAAATGTAGGGATAAGAATATGCCCCGTAAATTCCTGAACGATAAGACGACTATCCGTGTTGAGGCAGCTCTCGGACAGCTCCAACAAGAACGGATCGTCGTTGTTCGTATCGTATTTGTTCTTATGATAGAAGTAGCTATCGGAAAGATAGATCTCTAGAGTATCAGATGTCCAGCTATACTCTCCATCATAGGTGAGGCGCGGGAACCTCGTTGCAAAGTACTCCTTCAGAAACGCGAGGTTGTATTTAAACTGAGGATCAATATGAAACACGCGCACTGTGTCGCCAGCGCGGAGGCGGTCTCGAACAAACACTGGCATCAATTGATCCCATGCATCTGTTAGTGTGTCCACTGTCGTGGCATGGGGATTCGTCCCAATGCCAAGATAGGTAAAGTCCACGGGATTTTGCGCCTTCTTAAGAAAGGAGTCCATTCGGTTCAGTGAAAAAGTGGGGGGAGAAACTTCAATTTTATTTAGCTTTAGATGATCATAAGATCTGAGAGGCGCCAGTACTCGAAGGTGCCATCGGGCATCGGCCTCTTGATGATGAAGGGGAGGCGCCGCTGTTCCAGTTCCATCTTCGCAATCTCAAGTGTGCTTGTAACAGACTCGGGTACAAGAATATAAGGGCGGGCGCCCTGTGAAAGCTGATTTGCGCGAAATCCAATAAGCTTTGTCCTCTCAAATATGCTGAGAAACGGCTGCGACTTGTGTCCCTCGTCGGGTTTTTCAGTTGAAGGTGGCGCAGATCGAAGAGGAATCTTTGGAAGAACTGTCTCTGCATAATCAATAACAGTTTCTGGGTGAAACTTATACAGATGTTCAAGAGGATCGGGCACGGAGGGACGGATTTCCTCTGCCTCAGCCTCCACCTCGTCGGCGGTTGCAAGAAACTCCTCCTGATCATCGAGATCTACACCGACATCACCTTCATCATCAGCCATTTTGCTACTAGACAGAAAGAAATAGGAAGGTTCAAATTTACGATGTGATCCCTAAATTTGAACTTAAGCAATCCTCCCGTATATAATTAGAAATGTCTGAAGCCCCTGTTATTGAAAGCAAGGAACTACGTTCTTATACATCATTCGATGATATGAATCTACCTGATTCCCTTCTCCGTGGAGTGTATTCATTTGGTTTTGAAAAGCCAAGTCTCATCCAGCAGAAAGGAATTGTTCCCATCAAGGAGGGCCGCGATCTCCTTGCACAGGCCCAGTCGGGCACGGGAAAGACAGGTACATTCAGCATCGGTGCGATGTGTAAGATTGATATAACAAATAAAAAGACACAAGTGCTTGTTCTTGTTCCTACCCGTGAGCTCGCTCAGCAGATTGAGACGGTTGCGAATAATCTGGGACTGCATCTCCCCCTTTCCGTCTACTCAGCTACAGGTGGTACCCCTCTTGGTACCGATCTGCGCGCGCTTGAGCGGGGTGCGCAGTTTGTTGTGGGAACCCCTGGAAGAATTTATGATCTGATCCACCGCGGTGCACTGAACAGGCAATTTATCAAGGTCTTCGTCATGGATGAGGCGGATCAGATGCTCGAGGACCGTTTCCGCGAGCAGATCCTTTGCATTCTGCAGAAGGGATTTCCCAAGGACATGCAGGTAGCCCTCTTTAGTGCCACAATGTCGCCCGAGGTGATTGAGTTTGCTGAGAAGCTGCTAAATAACCCTGTGCGTATTCTTGTCCCTCCTGAGGACGTAACCCTCGATGGTATTAAGCAGTACTCTGTAGTACTACAGCGTGAGGAGTGGAAGTACGATGTTCTCTGCGATCTTTACCAGCAGCTCAATATCAATCAGGCCATCATCTACTGCAATAAGAGACAGCGTGCAGAGTGGCTTGCCGAAAAAATGGGCGCCCAGGGCTTTCCTCTTACCTGCATTCACGGAGAGATGGATGTGGAGGAGAGACGGCGCCGCATGAAGGATTTCCGCACGGGCAATATTCGTGTTCTCATTAGCACAGATCTTCTTGCCCGCGGAATTGATGTTCAGCAGGTAAGTCTGGTTATTAACTATGAGCTCCCTGTTCAGAGAGAGAACTACATTCACCGCATTGGTCGCTCAGGTCGCTTTGGCCGCAAGGGCGTTGCGATCAATCTGATTGCTGGCGAGGAGTCTACAATGATGGCGGAGATTGAGAGCCACTATGTTACGAAGGTGGAGGCGCTACCCGAGGATCTGGCAAAGCTCAGCCTTTAATTGCGGTGGCGACGGCGGCGGGTTTTGGATTTCTTAGAACCTCCTTCTTTTGGTAGATACTTTTCCCAGGGGGCGATAGGAAACTCTATCTTTAGTTGACTTATTAAATCAACACATTGTTGAGAACAAAGTCTACTTAGATCCGATTTTATTTGATCAAGTTTATCTTGTTGTTTATTATACAATACTGCGTGCATACCATGAGTATCAAGCGCTTTAATATATTTTCTTTTGCCATCTGTGTCACCATACTCTTTAATATACTCATTAAGAAGCTTTTTGTGCGCAGCCATAACTATTTGATCCTTGCGCGCCTTTTCTGCATTTTCACGTATCTGTAGATGTTTAGCATGAATTTCTTGCATTTCTCTTTGTTGTTTTTCACTAAATTTTTTATATGCTTCTCCACTTAAATGGCTGTGTTTCGCAATTAATGCATCACTAATCTCTTTTATGAATGGGACTTCAAGGAATTGAGGTGGCACATCATTTATAATCTTTCTATTTCTCTCTGCTAAAAAACTAACGTTACTAAAATTGTTTGTACGGTGATCTTCCATAATAGTAATAGTGTATTGATATAATATTTTGGCGATATGTTTTTCAATTTCCGGTAATCTATTAAACTGAGGACTATCTATTGGAGGAAATACTTTACGAACTTCTGCAAGTTTTCTTGAACGATCTTCATTATTGGGAGGTAAATTAAAATTAACATAAGATAACTCTATAAAAGTCTTATCCCATAATGTATACCACTCGAAAGATAATAACTTTTTAGAAGCTTCGTCCCATTTTGAATAGGGCATTCTACCTTCATTAAAAGCTTTCTCCCATTTTATCTGCTGTGCCGATTTCTTCTCCATTCTATAATATCCCTATATTTTACGCCGCCGTCTCGCGAATATCATGCCTGCAGACGGGGCAATGAACATTCTCTTGAAACCACGTATCAATACATGCCCTATGGAATCCATGGTTACACGCATTGATCACCCGTTTTTCATCCGCAATCTCAAGTGCATCTTGGCAGACGGCGCAGACCTCTCCCTCTACCATTACCGATTCGAGTCGTGTGCCTGCTGCAACCTGTGCAGTAGAAGGAAATACACGAACCGGGGCCATAAAGTTCGTAGCATTTGTATTTATATTGTTTACGCCGACTGTTGCCCTGGGATTCAAAAGCAATGATGCCTCCAGTAATGCCTCAAAGGCCGACATTGCATTTGGATTCAGATTTATCGGAACATTCACAACAGGACGCTGAGCTTGATACTGTCTCGCCCCCCATGCAAGAGGATTGAACGTTCTCTGAATTTGTCTGCGCACATAGGCAAGAACCTGCGGCACACTCTGAAATGCCTCGGGCTCATAGAGAAGTGCAGGAAAATAATTATGAAGATCATCAATGAGGCCAACGCCATATAGGCGTTGATAGTCACTCTGAAGAGGCGACGTCATTTTGCTAAAGCAGTCCCTAAAAATTGCGGCTTCAACTTTTCGTATGAACTGTACGCGTAAAATGTCAGGACTTATCGGAATTCATAACATGGGGCTCACATGTTATGCAAATGCTGTTCTGCAATGTCTCCGCTCACTTCCGAAGATTTCAAATCTCTTCGTGGAAGGAAAGTATGATACCCTCTTCACAGCAACAGGAAAGCCAAAGCGCCGTCTTCAGCAGGATGTTACACGATCCTTTGCAGATTTGATCCAGAAGCAGAATGCTGGAAATAGAGGTATGATCCGCCCTGGTGGTTTCTGGGAGAAGATGCATCCGTGCATTGAGGACACTGTGTACGAGCAGATGAAGATCAAGACGGCGCATGATTCTCATGAGTTCCTGATGTTCATGCTTGAGACTCTGCATGAGAGCCTTTCGATCCCCGTGGAGATGCAGATCATGAAGAGTCCTCCGAAAACAGACATTGAGAAGAGAGTGATCGAGTCGCTCGAGGTCTGGAAGAAGGAGTTCTCGAAGGAGTATAGCCCCCTGGTCGATATGTTCTTTGGCCTTCTTCATATTAAGATGTCGTGTAGTGGGTGCGGAGCCACATCTCATCGCTGGGAAACATTCAATACTCTCAAAGGTGCAGTTCCCCTTCACACGGCGGAGACAGAAGCCACACCCCCCTCTCTCATCTCAATGCTGCAGAATGATATGAAGGAGGAGGAGATCGAAGGCTATTCCTGCGATGCATGCGCACCGACACGCACACTTGCGAAACGTACTACGTCCATTTGGAGACTTCCGCAGATTCTTGTTATCTGCTTGAAGCGCTTTACTCCTGATGGCAGGAAGATTACGACGCCGATCCAGACAAGTGGATTTCAGCCTCTTACTCTTGAGCCCCTGTTCTCTGAGGAGAGCCCTGAGAGGAATGGAATAACTGAGTATACTCTACGTTCTGTAGTGGATCATCATGGAGGTGCTGGTGGTGGACATTATACTGGACAAGTTCGCAGCCCTGTAGATGATAAATGGAACATCTATGATGATCAGTCAGTATACTCGATTGCGAATCCTGTCTTTGGAAAATCAACCTATATTCTATTCTTTGAGAGGGAGATGCGCAAATCTAGAAGCTCTTAATTTGTATCGCCAATATAATGATAACCTTTGTAAAAGAAGAAATTGTGTGGGCCGATGCAAGGACCGTTACGGATCCACGCGCCCTCGAAATTATACGAAAAAATAATGAAAAGAATTATCTGCATGAAATTCTTTTTTCAACGGATCTTCCTAAAAAGATTGAACTGGGAGATGCAATTGAAAATAATCCGTATCATTTCTTTTTTTATATGATTGCCAGATTCTATTATTTTGATAATGGCTCTTCTGATATCTATTTTTATTATCCGAATAAGCGGGGCGATTATTTTTCAGAGGCAGCCTTGAAGGCCTTGCCCCCGCGATTTAAGAGGGAGACCGAGAAATACGAGGGATTTGAATACATTGAGATGCCAGGATGTCTCTGGTATACAGATTCTATTGAGGAACCTTGGATGTTTGCATATATTCGAGATTTGTATAAGGAGATCTGGAAAGATGTAAGTCCTGAGAAGGGAAAATATACATATATTTCTCGGGCTCTCGGATCAAAAAAGACGCGGCGCATTTTGAACGAAGAGGATCTGTACACACCTCTAAAACAGGTTGGATTTAGCGCATATACACTTGAGACGATGACCTTTGAACAGCAGGTCCGTCTTTTTGCTTCTTCTGAGATCATCACAGGGCCTCATGGTGCAGGACTAGCCTATCTTATTTTCTGTAGACCAGGAACAATTGTCTGCGAAATTAACAATGGCCTCGTGGAAAAAAAGGGACATTATAGAGATATTGCGGTGAAATGTGGACTTCGCCATTATCAATTTAGAAATGCACCATCTGCAGGAGGCCTTGAGGATATGACTGTAAATGTTGAAGAATACAAGACAGTTTTAGAATATCTAACAGGCCTTGGGAACTCTGGTTGGTGTTGATGAGATTCTTGGGAATGCGGGGCGAGAAAGGGCTGCGGAGCGAGAAAAGGTGGGCAAAACAGTAGCCGAATGAGAGGGTGTCTGCCCGAAAACAGAGTAAAGTGCTACGAATGCAAGTATAGTTCGTAGCATTTTACTTTACAATTTTAAAACCCAACGTCAATTTTAGTTAAATGAAGGCATGCATGCGAGATCGCTGGGGAAAAGGCACAACATGTGAAAAAACACCTGATACAGATGCATCAAAAGAAATGAAAGGCCGTCTTGCTCTTTTACAAGCCGAGCGTGCTAAACAAGATACTATGTGGGAGGTACCGCTTACGTGTAAAGATGAGAAATGCTCTCATCAATCTTCTTCTCCTTCAAGAACAAATCAATGTGCTCCTTCTTCACAACAAACGGTAGCTGGAAATCCTTGATGTAGAAGGGGAGATCCTTGTTGTTGAACATGCGGAGCATGTTGATCTTCTGAACCATCTGATCAATGCAGCGCTTGAGCCCGCGAACACCCGGCTCCTGACTTGCGTGCTTCTCAATGAGGTACTGGAGAACCTCCTTGCTGAAGTGGACCTTCTCACCCAGGTGAACCTCCTTTAGAGCAGTTGGGACAACGAAGTTCTCCGCAATCGCTAGCTTCTCCTTGGCATTGTAGCCAGAAAGGTTCACCACAATCATACGATCCAGGAGGACACGATCAATCTTTGCGAGATCGTTTCCGCTGAATGCGAACATGCTGCGACTGAGGTCGAGGGGGATACCCGCCAGATACTTGTCCTCGAAATCACCATTCTGCACCGGGTCCGTGAGATGGATCAGCAGATTCATCACCTCCTCGCCCTTCGCCGTCGTAGAGATCTTATCTACCTCATCGAACATCAGAATCATAGACATGCTCTTTGCAGCCACAATCGAGTTTACGATCTTACCACAGTGGCTGCTCTCATAGACCATCTGGTGGCCTGTGTAGGTACTCGCATCGGAATCACCACCGAGGCTGATGAACTGGAAAGGCCAGCCAACCGCCTTTGCAATTCCATCGCGAATCAAACTCGTCTTACCAATGCCAGGGGGGCCAGCTAGAAGAATGCTCGTACCACGAGAGACGGGGTTTGCAATCTTTCCAGCAATGAACTGGAGGATCTGCATCTTCGCCTCATCCTGCCCGTAAATAGCCTCGGCCAGATACTTGCGAGAGCGCTCCATGAAGACACCACATGTCTCTGAGCCATCCTCCAGCTTCACTGGCAACTCCTTGTAGATTCCAAGAGGAAGACTCGACACCTTCTCCAGCCACGCGCGCATCTTAAAGTACTCACCCGAGCTCGTGTCGAGAGTCTGTAAACTGTTGTACTTTGCCATCACCATCTGCTGGGTCTCAACAGGGAGGTTCATCGTGAGGATGCGGAACATGAGGTTCTCGGAGGCCGCATTTACAGGCTTCCTCTCCAGAGCCGCAAGCATCTGATTCTGCTTTTCCTCAGTGAGTGTCTTGAACTGATCAATCTGGTCATCGATCGTATTCTCCATAACAGGTTCGCTCACGAGCTTAACAAACTTCTTGATGATATCGCTCTCCTTCTTCATATTGTAGCGACGGGGCGTCATACGCTCCTCAAACATGCTGCCCTCACCAAAGGTGCCAATATTGAGAGTAATTCCAGGGTGTTCATCCTCTTCCTCATCGTCGTCCTCACCCTCCTCATCCTCCTCGTCTTCCTCCTCCTCGTCCTCCTCATCCTCCTCTTCCTCCTCCTCTTCCTCCTCCTCGCGCTTCTTTGCAGCCTTCTTTGCAGCTGCCTTCTTAATATCCGCACGCTTGGACCTCGCGGAAAGAGCCTCCTTTCGGATCTTCTCACGGGCCTTCACTGCAGCCTTACGGGCGTGGCGGCGAATCTCCTTCTTCTGCTCGGGAGTGAGGTGTGAGTCGGAATCACTCGGGGTATCCTCCTCGGAAGCAAAACTCTCACTGCTTGTGGAGAGGTTATCCTCCTCATCAGAATATGTCACAAGTCCGTGAATATTTCCACGGCTATCTACACTATCATCATCGCGAGGGGCCGCAGCGCCCCCCTTCTTTAGCCGCCGAGGTGCCTGCTTACGACCGGAAGTGTCCTCCTTGTCGTTAGCAGTCTTGCGCGCGGAACGGTTACCATTCTTCTGCATCCTATGATTATGCTGATTTTTCATTTAGAAGATAAAACCGCTGTTTCCTTAAAAAAAGGAGGTCGGCGGGGGCTGTCAAATTTACGAACGACGGGTTGCGCGACGGGACTTCTTAGACTTACGAGTAGACTTACGAGTAGACTTACGAGTAGACTTGCGCCCTCTCATAATCTTGTTTACCGCATTATCCGCAGAACGTGTTACCTCGACGCCCGCGGCATCAACCGTGTTCACCACCTTCTTCGCAATATTTCCAGCAGCCGAAAGGCTGTTCTTTGTTACCTTGCCCGTAGCTTGTAAGAAGCCATGCGGGATAGCATACACCTTTCCAAAGAGGCCTAATCTACGGTTCTTTCTTGAGTCCATTTCTATAGTGTAGCTTTAGAATTTAATTCAATATATCACAAATATCCATAATTGCAAACTTTACCTTTGAAGAGCAACTTTCCTGAGCACGTGTACGCAGTGTGAGAATTGTGGGTGAAAGAGTCTGTTTCGCAAGTTTGGTAAAGGGTGTATTTCTTCCCTTAAATACACGTGTCATGCGAAGAAGGCAATCTGCATACTCTTCTATCAAAGTTCGTTTTTCAGAATCTGTTAGATTGGTTGAAAGTAGATCTACAAGTTTCGTAAAGGTTGCAGACAGAATGGGAAGAGGAAGAATCTCCAACTTTGCAAGCTCTGCGATAAACTGACTGTATCCAAGACGATACTTCTTCTCCTTTACCTTCTGAACAAATTCATCGTAATTTATTGAATTCTTCTCATCGACTTCATCAAAGATTTCAAGATAATTATCACTTAGAGACTTCATTTCCTCCAGAATCACATGATATTTGCTAGAGATCTCTCCTAAAAGCTTTGCGTACAGGGGGCAAAACACCTCTTCGCTGGCCGCCTTTCGAAAGACGAGCTTCATGAAATCACGAACAAATTCCTTCAAATCGGCCTCACCTGAACCAAGAATCTGATAGAGAAACTCACGGATTTCAACATACGTTGCAGGACTAAACTTATTTAACTTTGAAAGAATAATATTATTCAAGATCTTCTCTTCTACTGCCGCCTTTTCACTATTTCTGAATTGACTCTGGTAACGACCCGCTGGCTCAGGTCGTGCCCCCCCTGTCCATTTCTGGGGAGGGCCTCCTCGTGAGTAGCTGTATTGTTGAGCGGGAGGGTCTCGTCTCCATTGATTTTGTAATCCATCCCGGGCAGACCTTGCTCCGGCTACTTCAAAGAGACCCTGTATCTGTGAAATCTTCTCACATAATTCTTCAGGAGGGTGTATTGTTCCCTGAAGTGCCATAAGAGATTTCAGAAATTCCTGAATGTCTTCGGAAGATCTGAGTTTTTCCCGAAGATCTTCTGGCATTTCTAAGACTACAGCCATACTTAAATTATAAAACAAAATCCGCAGAATCAAATTTACTGCGCTGCTATAGAATTCCTTTTTAATCAAAGTATTCTAGATGAAACTCTCTTCAAAATTAGTCGAAGATGCAGGTCTAGAAGATACAAATACTTCTTTTCTAGTTGAAACAGACTGTGGTAAAAGGAATCTTCTAAAGCTGTTATCCTCTTCTACTTCCAAAAAGACAATTGAGAGAGCAAGTATTCGACAAAAATGCATCAGTGCATTTCGTACTTTATCTGATTCTGAGAAGGGAACTTGGAATAAACATTGGGCTCATATTCGTGAAATTGAGAGCAGTCTAGAAAAACAGAAAGCAAATTTTGATATTTCAAACCCGACAAAGGATGTCTTCAAAGATACAATTGGCCAACTCTCCTTTCAAGATGAATATTTCAAACCACTCAATACAGTTCCTTATATTCTTCTTTTTATTTCTCTCTTCAAACGGTTTATGGTTCCTGGAATGGCCATTTTAATGCCGCTTTTTACATGGATTGCCCCGTATATCTTTCTCAAATACGTTTATAAATTAGACTTATCCTTCAAAGCATACTCTGCTATTCTTTGGTCTGTTTGGTCGGGAGCAAGTGCAGATGAGCCTATGTCCTACAAAACGATGACTCAGGGCGCATTTTTCCTTTTCAGCTTCGCCCAGGGAATTATTCAGCCTATTATGACGGCACGAGTATGTGAAACGACAGACCAAATGATCTATAAAATGGGATCTGATGTACTTACACTCCAGAAGAACTATTCCTTTTTTAAAGAATCCTGCAAGAAAAACAGTGTCCCTTTTCACTTTTCCAGTATACTTGATCCTTTAATGGAAATGGATCAGCGTATGGCCTGTATTGAAATCATCGAACAGCCTGAGCGCCTCGATCGACTCTTTGAGAGCCTCGGAGAACTTGAAGTTCTCTACAAACTCTCCCTCCGCCCTGAATTCAATGCTGTTACATTTATTGAAGCAAAGGCGGCTACACCTTATTTACATATTGAAGAATATCAGGATCTACGAATTCCTATCTCGAAACGTGTATCGTCCTCTTTTCATATGGATGGTTCTTCTCATCATTCTCTTCTCACAGGGCCGAATGGCGGAGGGAAGTCTTCTTCACTTCGAGCGATTCTACAAGTGGTTCTCTTTTCACAGGTATTTGGATATGCTTGTGCAAAAAAGATTGAACTGCGTCCCTTTCAGTGGATATCTTCAGGTCTTCTTTTACGGGATATTCCTGGGATGAAATCAATGTTCGAAAGTGAAGTGCGATTTGCAGTACAGCTTCTTAGAAAGAATAAGGGAATAGGACTTGTTCTTTTTGATGAACTCTTTCACAGTACAAATCCACCGGACGGAATTCGTACGGCAAAGAAATTTTTGGGAGAACTCTGGAAAAAGCCTTCTATTGCCAGTATTGTAAGTACACATGTATTTGAAATCGTGGATGAAGCACCTTCTCATGTAGTTCGTCTTTGTGTACCTGCTTCAGTTGAAGGTTCTAAGATATCATATTCGTATAAACTGGAGGAGGGTGTTTGTAAGGTATCAAGTGTAGAGCAGATCTGGAGGCAGGAGGGCCTCGCGGATAAAGAGTCCGGTTAAAGTCTCCAGAAAGGGTAAATGAATATGTTTCTGAGTGAATCGATCACGGTTGCGATCCTGCTTACGCTCGTATTTGGCGCAGTCTGCTTTTACCTCTATACGCGCGTAAGCTACAACGAGAAGAGAGTTATGCTGATTGAGAGCATTCTTCTCGATATTAAGATGAATATGGAAAACATGATGAAGGAGGAGCCTCATTATATTGCTGAGCCGATGAAGGAAGCAGCTGTCCCGATCGCGAAGGAGGAGGTTGAGAACATCCCTGAGGAGGAAGAGATGTACCAGAATGTCCTCCAGAACTCGGGCGAAGTCGTCGAGGCCGAGCCCGCTGTGACCGAGGAAGCCCCTGTGAAGGTTTCAGTAAACTACGAGTCGATGACGAAGGCGGAGCTCACTTCCCTTTGCGAGAAGAGAGGTATAAAGGTTGGAAAGCGCCCCGGTCGTAATGATCTGATTAATGCTCTTCGCAAGAGTGATGGAGAGACTTCACCGGCCGAGCCTGTAACACAGGAGGTTGAGGGCGCATCCTTCTCTGTAACGGATGTGTTCCCGCTCGCTGCTACGATAGAGGAAGTGTCTGCTTAGAGCAATGTTATATAACTACTAAAGTAGATGACACCTCTTCGAATTAAAATACCGAAAGCGGCTTGTGAAGGGCTTGTAAGCCCTACGCATACAGGCCGCAGGGGTACCGTATGTGAAGGGCTTGTAAGCCCTACGCATACTAGTCCGACGTTATTTAAAAATTTGCAACTCGCTTTTATACATAAACAAGAGTTGAAAATTGCATCTTCGGCCACTCATCAACAACTCTACACTGGAGAAACGATAACAAAGAAAGAAACGATAGTTCGTTTTGGTTGTCGAATGATCTATTATTTTTAACGCCACAACTAACAGTATGGATTCAAAGTTATTCCGTCTTCCAACAAAGCCCAATTTTTATCAAAATTCACAGGGTCACTATGTGATGCCAAATGGATTTCAGACATCTCCCACAGAGGATCTCCGTTATCCTGGATGGGCCGCCCCCGTTCAAGACGGACGTCTTTTTACAGATTACCGATCACAGTGTGAGAAGAATATCCCTGTTGAGAAACAAGAGAAATCTCGTGTCTGGATGCAGAGAAATGCCGAGAAGATTATTCTTGTTTCGCGCGAACGCCAAGCATCTTCGGCTGGAATGAAATATAACTATGATGAGTCGGTTGTTCCTCCTGCAGAGATGATTTCTGATTGTAGAAAGTTTGAATGCATCCTGAAGGAAACAGGAAATGAAAATGGAATTGGAATGGTAAGAGCAAATACGCCCGCACCGGATCTCTTTGGCACATTTGAAGTACCTAGATCGATTTACGGAGCTCCAAATCCTAATATTCAGATAACAACAAAGTATGAAGGTGGACGGAATACACCTCGCAATTAAATGAGTTGCAGCAAAACATGTATAAAGAGATACTCTATCTCTTTCTAGATGACAACCCTAGCATTCGATATTGGTATCCGAAACCTCGCATGGTGTCTAATGAAAAAGGGAGAGACAAAGCACACGGTTTTAGGATGGCAGAACTATGATCTTTTGCGTGGAGAGGGAAATGAAGTCGGTGTCCAGAAAGTAACCTGCTCCGAGTGTTCTGCAAAGGCGGCCTATACCAAGGCAAATACACTTTTTTGCTCCCGCCACGCGGCCTCACCTCTTCGTGATCTAAGTGGTACCCTACTCAAGAAACTTCCGTCTCTCCCTGAAATGAAGAAGATCCTCCTTGCGAAAGGGATTGTAGGTGGAGTGGCAAAGAAGGCTGCGGCCGAGGAGAAGCTTGCGACGATTTATAGTCTTCCAATTGTAAAAGTGAAGGTGAAGAAGGCACTTGACACGGAGCTCACTGTTCTGCACGATGCAATTCGCAAGTTTATCACGGATCATCTTGCCCTCTTTCGGCAGGCCGACAAGATCCTTTTAGAGAATCAGCCGGTTCTGAAGAATCCGACAATGAAATCCGTGCAGATTCTTCTCTTTGCAACTCTACGTGACCTTTTACCTGGACCACCCAAGCTTTTTCTTGTACACGCCTCGAAGAAGGTACAGGGAGCCGCCACAGGAGACGCAGGTTACAAGGATCGCAAGAAGGGTTCCGAGGAACGGGTTCGCAAGGACCTGGCCGAGAAGATTGATCAGCCACAGGTCTGGAAAGATCTATTTGAAAACCATACAAAGAAGAATGATTTAGCCGATGCGTTCTGTATGTGTATCGATAAGATTTCCGAGTAAAAGATGGTATCCTATAGGATCTATGTAATTTATCATAAATTTCTAACTCTTGAGGCTTACAAAGACCTTGATATGAAGTATATTCAAGATCATCTACAGTTTGTTGGAGTCAATGGAAAAATCCAGAAGACAATTCCAAGTGAACTCGCACCTTATTCATTTCAGGAAAGAGAGTTGACAAATTTTGATCCTTTCATGCAAGCGAATCGTTTCTGCGAAAGTAGTGTATTCTTTCATGTAGTTCGAAATGAGGAACGCCTCTTAAATCCATATGATTTTGTAGGATTTCTGCACTATGATATGGTTTTGAACAATAGACTGTTTGAAGGTATTGATAGTTCAATTACAAACAGTGAGCAGATCCTTTTCTATCATTCAAAACATAAGGGATTTGATCACTTAGATCAAGTAATTGGATTTCATGGATGGACACATGTAATCGCGATTTATAATGCACTCTTTGGAACAAATCATGCACTTGTTGAGGTACTTCAGGGTGATCTTCCCCTTTATCACTCTTATATGATGCATAAAACGATGTTTAGAAAAATGATGTTTTTTGCTCATCATTCTATCCCGCGCATCTTTGAAATGCTTGGGTATGATACAAAACATCTTCCATACCATATTGAAAGAAGCCATGGAATATTCCTTCTTCTGCAAAAACTTGACGGTCATCTAACCAAGTGGATTGAGTTACCCGGTTTACATCATAAACCAGAGTTGAAGGACCCTTGGCAGAGTTAGGTACTAACGGACAGAGTTAGGTACTAACGGACAGAGTTAGAAAAGCGCGTATCAAATGGAGTTTAAAAAAGGTGAGCGAAAGCAAAGAAAGAAGATGAGTCGAGGTGTAACTCTTAGTGAAATGGAAAACGTTGCCATTTCATTTTCAGGTAATGAAATGGGTAATGTAATTGATATTGCGGACACAGTGGATGATCTTGGCCTCGATATGCTTGCGAATCCTTCTCGCACAATTCAGATCAATACCTCCTCCTCTGCTCCGAGAACGACATTCTCAGTTCCCCAGGAGACCTCTTCCTCCGGTATGGGTGATATTGAGTTCTCAAAGATGGATACCATGGAGCCCATCACTCTAAATATGGGAGGCAGCTCAAGTGCACCTATTGATATCGAGCTGAAACGGGGTGAAGCGGAAAACAACGGTGGCGGTATCTTCAGCAATTTTCAGACGGCTACGGGACCGAACACAAACCTATTGCCCTCGACCTCTCGCATGAGCCAGGAAGAGGAAAAGAAGGAGAAGATTGAGTATCTCAATAAGCTGCAGCGCCTTGAGGCGAAGGGCTTCCCGATTTCCCGCAAGTATACGATGGATAATAGTCTGGAGGAGGTGAAGCAGGAATATCTCCGCCTCGTGGATGCTCGCAATCTGGAGGCCTCTCTCCGTTTCCAGCGCCAGGCACTGGTTGGCGTGGTTACAGGTATGGAATGGCTCAACGGCCGATTTGATCCGTTTGATCTGAAGCTCGATGGCTGGTCCGAGTCCGTTCACGAGAATGTCGACGATTTCGATGAGATTTTCGAAGAGCTCTACGATAAATACAAGGAGCGTGGTAAGATGCCTCCTGAGATGCGTCTGATGATGACACTCGCGGGATCAGGATTTATGTGCCACGTGAGCAACAGCTTTCTCCGTTCGCGCATGCCTCAGAGTGCCGATGATATCCTGAAGCAGAACCCGGAGCTCGCGCGGCAGTTTGCCTCGGCAGCCGCTGCACAGGCTGGACCTGGCTTTGGAAAGTTTATGGGCATGGCGATGGGCGCCCCTGAAGCGGCGGCACCCCAGAATCCGGCGGGCGCCTTCTTCGGTAGCCAGCAGCAGCAGCAACAGCAGCAGCCGAGGCCTCCCCAAGCTGTCGCCTCTGTAGAGCCGCGCCAGGTCGCTCGTCGTGAGATGAAGGGGCCCAGTGGCGTGGATGATATCCTCAAGACATTCGAGGAGGCCCGTCTACGTGAGATGAATGAGATTCCCCAGACACAGATTCCTCGCGCGGCGGTCTCGGCTGCTCAGAGTGTGGTGTCTGCTGAAGATATCCAGAGCACAACGGAGAGCACGCGCACAGGCCGTACAGGAGGCAGGAGGAGACGAGCGGCGGTTGGAGATACTCTTTCGCTGAATGTCTAAGAAACAGTTAAATCAATAAAATCAAAAAAACATTGTTTTTTCTATTTTGTAGATTATTTCTAAATGATTGTATGGATGTATTCCATGTTCTTTGAATAGATATCTTCAATCTTCTCATATGAATCATTAGCTTCCTTTTCCTCGATACCTTTCACCTTTGCAAGTTTATCCGTTAGCTTCCGATAAATATCAGCTTCTTCAGGTGTAAGGGTTTGAGTACCGGGATTTTCAGTTTCCTTCTTTTTTCCAATTGGCCCACCTATGTAAAAAGGGTTCGTTTCATTCAGCAAGATACTCATTACAAGAATCACAGCAAGCCCAAGCCAGAAGGCTACAAACAAATTGCGTGTAGCAATGAAGATCACAATGAAGATGAGAAGCCTGCGAACCCATGGATCTTGAAAAAACTTCTCTTGTCCCTTCGTTACTTCCATTGCAAGAAAACGTCCTCCAAGATTCATAATCAGCATCATAAGACCAATAAAATATGGATTTGTATTGAAACTAGTAAGTAGACTTTCAATTGGTGTAAGTTTTGCTATGGTTGCACCGACTGTAGCAGTTGCCACATTCATCCTATTACTATATAACGTTATACGTGAAACGGTTCAGCCATGTGTTGCATATCCATTAAATAAAAGAATATACTAAATGATACCATCACTGCGAGACGGGGACACCAATAAGCTGCTGCAAGAAGAAAGAGCAACACTAGAACTCTCCATAGAGGATACGGGTACAGGGAGACAAAGACCTTGGGGTACTCCACATTTAGCATAGAGCCATGATACACATTTAAACTGAAAAAAATAACAGTTGCAATAAGTTTATTTATTATATCAATCTTTTCTCCGGAAAGATCCATCGTCTACTCTACTTAAATGTAGCGTTATTCTGGCTGTAAGAATCCTGTACACTGCTTGATTCTTCTTCGCCTTCATCTTGTATAGCGGATGTGTTCACTTTTCTGTCTTCAATGCTAATAGGATTCTCCTTGAGCACTATTTCTGACCACCAACGCCTCTCATTACCGATGAATTGTAGACTATCTTCTATATCTGGGACAAATCCTTCTGAGAAGGTCGGGGTCCCTTTTACAAGAATAAGGAGAGCTAGAACAACTGCGAGTATACTCGTAGGCCAGTCGATAAAGTAAGCAATTCCGACGACCGATGTAAAGAGAACAATACGGCCGTAGAGTGTTGAAAGCATATTTGCGAATGAGCGTGGTATTTTTTCAATAAAGACGATTGCTAATAAAAGAATTATTATAAATGAGACTCTAAACTCGGAAGATGCTTTCAACAGTAACTTTACAATATCTTCTTTAACTCCAAGCTTCATCCTTCTTTTTGTTGAACAGAGTTTCGGTGAGAATGAAATCTATTCGTGGAACAGAGAGGGGGATGGACTTTTGTCTCCTAGAAGATGTATTTCCAGATTGGACAAAAAAACAAACAACAGACGGAGATATGGCAAATGCTGGATGTATTGTTCCTCCGCCAAAGAAGAAAGCGAAGAAGGGAAAGGGGAAGGATCCTGCCCTTCGGTTTCTGGATCCCTCCTATACCCTTGATCCGGACCGCCCTTTTCTTGTGAAAGCTGAGGTAAAAGAGGCTTTTGGAGAGAATGCTCCCGGGGCCAGACCTGCTTACTTTGGGGCATCAGGTGATGAAGAAGGTTTCACAAGTGTGATTGGAACGGATGCTTCCTATAGTGTACCTCTTACGGGTATGGCAAAGGAGGTGGAGATAATGAAAAAGTCTTCGGGTGAGGTGAATCTACTTCCCGATCTTTCGCTAGACGATATGTGGAAGCCTCTAACGGAGGCGGGTGTAACGACGGCAAATGTACACGCCCTTCCTTCACCGAGCCAGGTGCCGGAGGGACAGGTGCATATAGGATATCCTCCTTCCACACCGCCCACATCGGCAATGACATCCTTTTCAATGCCGGATGATCTTAAAAGAAAGATGGAACAGATCTACAGTCGTCTGGAAGAGCTTGAAGTACGAACACACGAGTCCTCTAAAACAGAAATTCTCATTTTTGTTGGCAGCGGACTGTTCTTTTTAGTTTCTCTCAACTTGCTGGCTGGGCATTAACGCTTTAGAAATAGGGGATTCGTGAATGTGGTGATTCTATTTCCGTTCGTTCCCTTTTTCATTGTTTTCTTAAATAAACCTGTCGAGTTCACAACATTTATAGTGTTGGGTACACTACCGGACGATATATTAACAATAGGTGCATTCACAATAGGTGCGCTTGTGACAGGGACTGTACTATTAGGTTGTTTAAGAGAATTTGTCTTTTTGTTGAGGAGATCCCTTTTACCGTTTCTTCTGGATAATGTAGCCTTCTTCTTTCGAGACATGAACTTTTTAGCGAGTCTAACTGTTTTTTGAGAAAAGCTTTCTTTTTTATTGAGGAGATTCCTTTTACCTTTTTGAGTTTTGAATAGTTTCTTAAGCTTAGATGATTTAGCAGTACTATTTACTCCTCTTAATTTTGGTTGAAGTTTTATGTAGAAGTTTTTTGGATCTACTTTTCCACCTGCTTGAGCATAGATAGGATTCAACTTAGCTAGATTCCACCATTCATAAGTTGGTTCTGGTGGCACTAGAGCTTCAGGGTTATTTGCATTTACCACATTCGCATTTCCAGCTTGAGGGCTATTAGGATCTGTAGTATTCCCATTTGCATTTGCATTTGTATTTGTATTCGCTTTTGCATTAACATTTCCAGTATTCGCATTCGCATTCGCATTCGCATTCGCGTTCGCGTTCGCATTCGCGTTCGCATTCGCGTTCGCATTCGCGTTCGCATTCGCGTTCGCATTCACATTCGCATTCACATTCGCATTCACATTCGCATTCACATTCGCATTCGCATTCGCATTCGCATTCACGTTCGCATTCGTGTTGTTGAATACATTAGCATAAGGATCTTCCTCATATAGCTCTTCCTCTTCCTCGTATGGTTCTTCCTCATATAGTTCTTCCTCGTATGGTTCTTCCGCGTATGCTTCTTCCTCTTCCGCATATGGTTCTTCCTCTTCCGCGTATGCTGCTTCTTCCGCATATCCTTGATTATAACTAGTTTGTGCGGGTGCTAAAAGGCTTGCAGCCATTAATCCAGTACCAATATTTGGGCCTCCAGAACTAGCAGCCTGTTGCTGTTGTCCAGGTCTCTGTTTTCCAGGCTTCTGTTGTCCAGGCTTCTGTTTTCCAGGTCTCTGTTGTCCAGGCTTCTGTTGTCCAGGTCTCTGTTTTCCAGGTCTCTGTTGTCCAGGCTTCTGTTTTCCAGGCTTCTGTTTTCCAGGTTTCTTTCCGCTTGATACACGGCTTTTTCCTTTTGGTGCCTTCGGGGCTTTTGCTTTAGGTTTGAATGATTTACCAGCTTTGGGTTTAAAACCAAATTTAAACCCACCTCTTTGTCTTTTTCTGGTTAACATCTCCTTATCTTATACTTAGATTTTACTCGAGTATCTCATAAGTATCTTTATACTTTAGGCGAAGCTCCTGAAGCTTATTCTTAATCTCTTCCTTTGCCTCATACTGAAAGAGACCCGATTGCCCTGTTGTAGATACAATGAGTAGATTTATCTTCGTCGTTTCACCATCTGTAAAGGGCACGCCCATTTTATGTTTCTTATATTCATTCACAGAGAGTTTGGTAAATTCCTCTGGCCACACACCGGGCTCCTCCTTGGATATATTTTTAAAGATACTTTTATCAAGCTCTTCTTTATACCTATACTCAATCACCTTTTGAATGAAGTCTCGTGTATGATCACATAATCGCGAAGGTATGATTGATACATTTGAATAACATAAATAATCAGGGTTCGAAACATGATCTAGAAAATCCGCGAGGCTAACTTTCCAGACATCGCCAAAAACCGATTTCAGAAGTTCAGGGCTTAGCTGGAGATCGTTTAAGAGTTCAGCCTCACCTCTAGAAAAAATACCCTTCTCCCAGTTATCTTTCAATCTAAGATGTTTTGTAAGTGCATTATTCGATACTCCAGTTGCTACTCGAATTAGGTATGCCTTTCCATCAATTAAAAGTTTCACTTTCTTATCTGTATTATCATACTGTTGATCACTTTCTCCTGAACGAAACGCACCCGATATAAAAGGTGAATACTGTACACCCAATTCATCAATGCAGATAAGAGGATTGCTTTTTCTAGCTCCAGGACGAATAAAGGTTAGATAGGGCGGTTCAAGGGTAAATGTACCCAGTGAAGTTTCATTTTCTAGATGGATGAGTGATTTGCAGAGAAGGTTTCCTTCTCCGCCACCAACAACGAGACCGCGTGAAAAATCTTGAAACTTTTTATCTTGTTCTTTTGTATACTTACGCTCACGACCCGTAACTGTAAAGGAAAAATTTTTTATCTCATTTTCAATACGTTCAACAAGTGGATCAGATACACCTTCTTTAGGGCAATCAACTTTGTTAATTATGTTTTCATAAGGAACCCCTATAGCATCACTAATTTCATTTTGGGTAATTGAATATTTTTTATCTGTAGTATCCCACCTATGCCAAAAAATTCCTGTCGGTTGATCTTCCATTGAAAATCTAAAACCACTTATTATACCAGTATGCACTTTTGTTTTATCTGAATTATTCACTGTTATACAGTCGCCCTTTCCTAAAATTAGTTTTGTCTTATCTATTTTTATTAATTTTATTGTATGTTTTGGCATATTCCATTCAATTGTGGCCCTTGCAGGTGCAGAAGGAACAAGAATAGGTACAACAGTACGAGATAATTTATAATACTTTGTGTAAGCCTCTTCTACTGTATCCCCTTTTGATTTCATATCTTCCTCTTTTGTTATTTTTGGCTCATTTGTAAATACAATTCCATCATATGATCCGATAGGAGTTTTACAAACAACATAAGAAGGACTTAGAAAGTTAAGAAGAGGTTTCTCTTCAGTCACACCTTCGACCCTCTTAAAACTCAGGCCTACATCTTTATCTTCAGAAGGATCTCTTAATAAAAAGAGTGAATCACTGTTCGAATGTTTCATCTTTAAGAAAAGATATAAGAGTGAAATATTATCTTCATTACCGATCCGAAATAGATTTCCATAGATAATTACACAGATTCCTTTTTTGAATTTAAGATCGCTGGCACTACTATTTTCAAAGAATCCTTGTGTATATAGGAACTGAGAAGTTTTAAGAAAAGTCTTCATATCTCCATCAATTGAAGGAAAAATAATAATTGTTTTGGTATCACTTGGTATTGTTTCAAATAGTTTATCTGGAGAGATGGGAGATGCGTCTGTTGGGAGATTTGGAGTCGGCCCCCATAACGCATCATACTGTGATCTATATGCAGCAATTAACACCTTTAATTCTTTCTTCCAATGATTGTCTCCACTCGCTGCGAAATTTGTTCTAAGATTTTTCATGTACTCGTTACGATAACGTTCTATTGTATCTTTTTCAAATGATTCATACACTTCAATCTGAACAGGGGCAGACGCAGGTAGAACAACCTCTTCCTCTGTAGAATCCTCTTCTGGATCAGAATCATCGTCATCCTTGCCGCCTTCCATAGAATAGGCGCCACCTGAAACGGCCACAATAGGCGGAGAAGTTCCTCCTACCGCCAGAACACTTTCTCCAGCATTATAGTCTGGTGAAGGAGACATTCCTCCCCCACCCATCACAGGTACAATAGGAGCAGTGCCACCCTGAAGAACTGATGCAGCAGGATTATAATCTGGAGGAGGCGAGCTCATTCTGATGCTTCCAACGAAAAAAGAGGCCTAAGAAAACACACCTTTCACACTGTAAGAAATGGATGATCTAGCCCCAGTGTATGCTGAGCACGATTCACAGACTCGTCGCAAGAAGATTCATTGCAAGCAGGAACTCATTGTATCCAGCCTGCAGAGATTTTATAATGAACGTCAGGATCTCGAGGAGATTCTTAAGATTCTGCAGGGAACGTCTGAGATCAGTCTTCGTCTGATCGACTGGTTTGTTACAAATTATGCGAAGGATCATACGACCTCTTACACTTTGAATAATCAGGAATTTCTTGTATATATGAACTACAAGAGCCAGCTGAAGGCGTATAGCAAGAAACTCTTCGATCCCTTCTGTCGGCGCGAGCGGATCCTTTTTCAGGTTGGACCGTACCCTTCCTTTCTAACAACAGTCGGAAAGCTGAATTTCTTCCGCTGGGCCCTAGAGAAGGGTGTTCTGGACTATATCTATTCTCACCAGGCCGAGATTGAGAAGGAGATGAACACATTTATGCGGGAGATTCAGAAAGAAAAGACAAGCCAGACTTCAAGCAGTACTTCCACAACGACCACGACGAGTTCAAGGAGTTCAACACGTCGTAGGCTTGTATCAAAGGAAACTCCTGCATCGAAACTGATGCAGAAGCATGAAATGGCGATTGAGGTTCGGTTTGATTAAGGCCCCTGCCTATAATCCTTCGAGAAGTCGCTAATCTGCGGCTTCAGCATTTCATAGGACAAAAGAGAATTCATATTATTGGCTTCTACAAATCCTTCTGGTAGCCACCGTGTCGTCGCTGCTCTCTTTGAGAGTTCTCTACTCTCTTTCAGACCTCTCTCGGTATTCTTATCTTCATAGACAGCATTTCGAAGTTCACGGATTGCGTTCTTTGGATCAAAGGTGGGATCATAGTGATCGAAGTAGGGGTTCTGTCCTAACTGGGGCCCATTTGCAAGGAAAGGCTGACTCTGTTTGTATACATTGTCTGAACTTCTCGTATTAATCGGATTCATATCAAGAACAACCCTTGCATTTATGATTCGATTGCTGCTAAGATCGTGATGACTCAACGGTTTACTTTGTCCATCTGTCTGCCATTGTTCAAAAATCCTTGCATTCATGGCATCTTTTGTAGATACTTCGCGACGGGAACGCAATTGCATACTCGGCGGAGGTAGTCTGGGTTCTCCAGCGTAGAGCATCGGTTCGTTCATCTAAAGTTCTCTTTTATTCTTCTCTTAGGTAGAATGTTTTTCACTCCATATTTCTATACAAAGCAAATATCGTATACCGGCGTAACTATTTATCAAATCCATCTATTTTTGAATCGAGGTGGATCTTCTCTCTTTGAAGCGAAGGTAGCCGAAGATGCAATTAGTTTTTGTAAAGAGAATGGAATTGTTCAGGAGGAAGTCTTTGAAGAAGATGGTTGCTTATTTATCCGTGTAAATCCTTATGAGACAAATTTGGACGAGTTCTATTCTTGGAATGAGGCTCACGGCTCAGACAAAGAATGTTGGCGTCCATTTCTTTTAGTGGAGAAGGGAGAGGATAAAGATCCATGGAACTTAAATAGTCTTTTAAAGGGGGTCTCATCACTTTCTGGAAAAAACGTTTTTTCAATTGCAGAGGTCATCTTAAGACATAGCACGGAGTACTAGTATATGAGTGGTCGAAACAAGACTCTCCGTAAAAATACTCACGGAGATTTGAGTGGAGCACGTATTATCACCGACTATGCTGTAAACGAGGGACTACAGAATCTTCTTAATAATGAGGCTACCATGGCGTATAGAAAGCCGTGGCACCGTCTTGAGCGTGGTCTTCGTGTAAATAGGATCCGCCAGTTCTGTCAGGAAATGAAGGAAACACGGAAGCTGAAGGATTCGGAGTCGGCTGCCCTGTTTGCACTTCTCATCAAGGCGCTTGATAAGAAAGGGCTTAATTCGAAGACGGAAGTTCTTTATGATATGGATACGGAGAAAATTACTGAAATTAAGCACCTGGTTATGCACCAAAATGCCGAAGGCGATGTTCTTTTTCAACTTGTTGAGAAGAGAAATTCGGTTACGTTTCGTAAAAGAAATGTTGAGGCGCGTGGTCTAAATACAGAAGGTGATACTAAGTAGGGACCCCCTAAACTTGACGTTCAAACATGCTTAACTTATATAAAGACATGTTTGCACATATGAGCGATACCTTCACGCATCGCGTGGATGTATTGCCACCCCCTTCAAGCGAGCATCTCCTTTCCCAGTGGAAAGAGGATCTTATCCAGTATACACAGGAGATACAAAAACTTGCTGAACTTGATGAGGAGCAAGGAGAAGCACTTGCTTCGGTGCAGGACCTTTATTTCGATTCACTCTCTCTCTTTCTGAAGAAGGCGAAAAACCAGCGTCCTCCTCTTGAGCAGCGGAAGAAGGCCATGGAGGCCGCTCTATCGCGTCCTCAGACAGCCCAGCGTTCAGCAGACTGGTATCTTCAGGCACTCAAGATCCTCACAGCAAGTGAATTCAGTAACCTCTATGGATCTGAGAGGGGATACGCAAATTTTGTCCTCTCCAAAGCGCTCCCCCCAGTTCAACAGGAGATCAAGTACCGTCTAGCCTGTTCTTCTCAGGAACTGAGCCCGATGGACTGGGGGACCCGCTTTGAGCCGGTGATTAAGCAGGCTCTTGGAACAAACTGGGGTTTCCGCGTCGTCGATTCGGGCCGCCTCATTCATCCTACAGATACATCTCTTGCCGCGAGTCCTGATGGATTTATTGTTGAGGCAACAGATCCTGCGCATGTTGGTCGGCTTATTGAGATTAAATGTCCTATTTCGAGAAAAATCGGTGAAGGAGTTCCATTCGATTACTGGTGCCAGATGCAGATTCAGATGGAAGTCGCCGACATTGATGAATGTCTCTATATCGAGTGCCGCATCGCCTCTGTTCATCCGAAGCAGCCCGAGTACGTACGCCCCGATGCGCCCTTTGCAGAGGGTCTTGTATGGCTCCTCCAAGCACCTGATCTTCAGATGACCTATGCCTACACACTCGAGGAGAGAGATTCTCTTCGAGTACGCGGGTATGAAGTAATGGAAACGATTCCGTGGGCTATTGAGGAATATGCGTCGGAAATTGTGCAGAGAGATAGGAAATGGTTTGCGGGAACGGTTTCTACACGCGAGACCTTCTGGGCCAATGTAGAGAAGGCAAAGCGGGGCGAGTTCAAGATCCCTGAGCCTTCTGGACGTGTAAAGAAGGACAGAGCATGTCTCATTCAGGATTCGCCGCCTACCCCTTCTGTACAATAACCATCCAGTTATCCGCAGGCTCCGTATCCACTGTCTTGATCTCCAGAAACCAGAACTTATATCCAGTAAATCTCTCGCGCCATTGGGCCAGTGTCTTGTTAAATTCATCCACATGCTTCGCATCAATGTCTTCAATTATATAGATTCCACCGTCCTCTAGTACATGGAGGCTGTTCTCAAGAAAGCACCGATTCGCTGCTGGTGTGTGAAGTCCGTCCTCGATGAGTATCTTGAACTTTTTTCCCGCCAACTCCTCTTCAGCCCAAAGGGCCGCAATTGACTCGGGATTCGTCTGATCACAGTAAAATGTCTTAATTCTCTTTTGCATATGCTCAAACAGGCACTCGCGATCAATGTCTGCACCATAGATATCGGCTCGCGGAAAGTACTTATTCCATGCATACAGTGAGGCTCCAGGATTTCCATGTGCACCCATATTGGATTCAACTTCGACATTGTTCGTACCGATTCCAAGTTCAAACAGATTAAATGCCTCTCCTTGAAGACCGCTAAAGAGTGCATCATACATCCGGGAATATTGATGCCATGATGTTCCCTTGTCGCTTCCACAGATATCAAAAAAACGACATAAGTCTGTTATCTTGTTTTTCTGATACTCCTCAATTGCCTTTTCAACGTTCATTCTTTTCTGCCACCCCATTCTTTATTTAGCTAGCATCCGCAGCGTTGTAAAAAGAAGTTACAAACTCTTGCATATACGTATTGCAAGAATCGGGGCCCGCACGTCTATAATTGTTTGTGAGCTGATTGTAGGATCCCGTTTTCTGGATTTCTTTCTGAAAATCATTCTCATAGCAACTCTCTGATCCCACCTTCTTTAGTGTAGTTTCGCGCCTTGAATTTGCCTCTAAAAGGTGGTACGGCTTACTAAACTCATTCAGATCTGCATCCGCCGCCCCCAGAGTATCCTGCACACCATCAACCTTTTCCTTCTCAGGCTTACTATTCTGGAAGGGCTCCTTTGTGGCTAGAAAAGGGCGCGCGACTGCAAACTGCATGCATTCATTTACCTGAACAAGAAGTGTTAGCAGAAGTAAAAAAATTCCTGTTAATGCAATGCTCCAAAGGAGTGTTGTTTCCTTCATTTCTTACTATCGGTATATGTTATTTTAGTTCAGACCACCAGTAGCATATCGAAGAGTATAACGCCGTGCCTCAGCCTCGTATTCTGCACGATTTTCTATGTACTGATGTGCAATCTCCGGAACAAGTGGATCTTTTGGATTTGCATCTGTGAGAAGACTACATACACTGAGAAGAACTTTACTCACCGTGAGTGCAGGAGACCACTGCGTTTTTAGAATATCGAGACAGATCATCCCTGCCGCATTAATATTCGGATGATAAATCTTCGTTTTGAACTGAATATGGGGTGGTTTGAAAGGATAATCAACCGGGAATTGAATGTTTAGTTGAAAGATACCTCCAAAATAAGGACTATCTTCTGGGCCAAAGAGTGTGGCTTCCCATAGATATAGATCCTTTTCATCTTTTGGCCCTGCACTGCAATTTGCAGGAGGATCCTTCTTCAAATCGATCAATTCCTTATGAATACGCTTTAGAGACATTTGTATGCATAGACTTTATTGGCCCGAATGTGTCAATTTTAAAGCAACTACCTATTAGAATGTCGAAGCTCTCTGTACCATTTCTTCCTCTTATTGGCGAGTTTTTGGGAACGTTCCTCTTCATCTTATCGATCCTTATAACGGGAAGCCCCTTGATGATAGGTATTTTTCTGGCCCTGATCATCTATATTCTCTCGGATATAAGCGGTGGACATGTAAATCCGGCAGTAAGTCTTGCATTCTTCCTCAAGGGCGATCTGAGCCCGATAAAGTTCATCACGTATGTGGTTGTTCAACTCCTGGGTGCTACAGCGTCCCTCTACACGTTTAATGCGTTTGCTTAGCTTAAGGGTTTTTACTGATAGTTCTAAAAGATGAAGATTGCAACTCTTGCAAATGAGTTTGCAATTCTAGACCTTGATCTTTTTTTCTACACATTGAGTCTCTGGAATCCAGATCTTCCCGATGTGTATCTTTATTGTGATAAGAGGGTTTCTGCTTGGTTGGAGAAAGAGAAGAGATATGCTGGAAAACTCTTTACAAAGGAGGCCCTCAATGTATACACGGGTCTCTCCCGTCGAGATATGGAGCGTATGCCAGGAAAAACCTGCAGAACTCTCTTTGGGGATTTTACTGCGGAGAAAACGAATCTGCTCGAGTGGGCCTTTTCTCATGAAGGGCCCGGCGGTGTTCTCTTTTGCGATACAGATATCTGTTTTCTTGGCCCTCTGCCTCAAGTTCCTGAGGGAAAGACACTTGCTGTCTCACCTCACATGATCCGGTCCACGGATACTGCTCTCTATGGAATCTACAATGCAGGATTTATCTGGATGAAGGATGTATCACTTGCTGTCCGTTGGAGAGAACTCTGCAAGACCAGTCGTTTCTTTGAACAGGCGTGTATTGAGGATCTTGTTGCAGAAACACCCACAACGTACGAATATCCTATCCAGGTGAATTATGGCTGGTGGCGTCTCTGGCAAGCCGATACAACCGTGATTGAGCGTTCAGAAGAATGGGCGGCCTCAAAAGAAGCCATTACAGTACAGGGCCAGCCTCTTCTCTCCGTTCATACACACTTTTATGAGAAACGTGATAAAGCAACTGTAGAGTTCAACCAGTGGGTCTTCTCTTGGTTGAAAAAGTTGCCGAAGTCTCAAAAGAAAGCGGCTGCCCTTGTTCAAAAATTGACAAGAGATGTAGGTCTCAGCCTTTAAGCAAATGGAATCCGTTTTCCCGGGCCTCCAACGGAAAGCGCCCGCACCATCGACTTTTGATCAATTTATAAAACAAGATGATCTGAAGGCAACTTGCGAGGCAATATGTCCAATCTGTAAATCGGAACGAGATCAATGGGAAGAGGAAGACCTTTCCATTTGCAAAACCTGTGGAGAGGTGATTGAGCGCCCTCTCGATGCTGGGGCAGAATTCCGTTTCTTTGGCGCAGAGGACAGAAGTTCCTCTGATCCATGCCGCGTAGGCGCCCCCATGGACATGAGGTTTCCGAGTTCCACCCTAGGTACAATGATTTTATCCCATGCACAGGGTGGTAATGCCTCAAATCGTATGGCAATGGCACGAGTTCGCAGATATCATACCTGGAATCTGCTTCCCTATAAAGAGCGTGCTCTTCTACAGGTCTTCGAACAGCTGGCAATTGCGGCAACAAATCACGGACTCGATGGCCGCACCATCGACTTCGCAAAGGATCTTTACATTCGTCTCGTTGAACATTGTGATCGGAGAGGAATGTCTCGTACGGCAGTTGTAGCAAGCTGTATCTATTCATCTCTGAAGATGGTGGGGCAGCCGAGAAAGCCAAAGGAGATCGCCGAGATCTTCCATCTGAGCAGCGCGCAGTTCACAAAGTCGTTCAAATATTTCCAGGAGGTACTCTCAATGGCAACACAGCGCGGGCTTATCAATGAACATTCCGCACCTGCAAGTCTCTCGAGTACACGTGCATCCGACTATATTGCGCACCCTCTCAGTCGTCTCCCAGTTTCTCGCACGACCATTCTCAAAGTTCAGGAAGCATCTGTACGCATTGCACGCGAGGCAGAAGAGAAAGAGCTGTGTTCTGAGAACATGCCTCCTTCCCTTGCTGCGGGTGTGATCGCCTATGTTCTTCCTCGCATGGGACACCCCGATGTTCTCCAGGAACGAATTGCAAATGTCTGCGGAGTGAGCGAGGGTACTCTTCAGAAATGCTTGAAGAAGCTTGAGGCAGCAGATGCTCTCTTTCAACCGATTCTGAAAGAATGTATGGCGCTACTGTAGAATGGATGAGTCCTCTAAAAATAGAAAAAAGGTAGGTGGAGGTGGGTGGGCCAGTTTTTTTGGTATTGCCCCGCAAACCTTTCAACCATCCAAAGATACTTCTAGTATTTTAAACAAAATTCTTTCATGGATGCTAAAAGAATCATCTCTTTTGGATTTTTATGCGCTGGCATCGCCCGATGAATGCAAGAACTATGTTATTTTTACAGCAAAAAATCTGGATGAGCTCTTTAATAAGATCAATATATACCCTGTGAAAGATGCTGAAGGAAAAATATCCCTTTCATTTTGGGGATCTCAGCCTACTTCAGCGCAAGCTGATTCGCAACTCTATTTCAGATCACTCAAGGATCTGAAAGATCGCAAAGGCACGTATGAAGTAAAACAGCAAGAACTTTGTTACGATATCGCCTTCTATTATATTCGTATTCTGCAAGTCTTTGCAGCACTTTCTCTTTCTGTACTCGATACCGATATTCCTTCCGATGAGCAATTAGATATCCTTTCTGAAATAAAGAGCAGAGAAATATTATCAGTATCTCGTACCCCTCCTGGATTTGGCCCTGCGCAGGTAGGAGGACAGTGGACAGAAAAGGAAAAAATCATAAAGAATCTCAATTTTGAAGCTCTAAATCATTATCTGCGAAAGGACTGGGACAGCAGGGCTTATCGATTAAGTGATTATGGAGAGGATACTCATATTATAATTCGTCCTGAAGAAATACAAAAGATTAATATAAGGGGAAATAATAAACTACGATTGAACTATGCAGATAAAGATAAACGAGCAAGTGCTTCTCTTGTTCTTGAGAGATCTGAAGAGGATCTTTACGCACTTTCTCTAATTGACATAAAACTTCAAGATCAAACAATTGATTCAATCGGTCCCCTTCCTTTTAGAGGTGATGAACCTTACTATAATCGCCAGAGTATTCCCAGATTTTTAAAGAATGTTTTTGGAAAGATTGTTGGCGATACTAGCTCTGAGTACTACAAAGGTGAAGAAAAACAAAAGAGAGAACTGGCAGAAAAAGTACAGAAGCTATCAAAGGTTCCTGATCAGCTTAAGATGCCAGGTATTTGGAAATCAATTTCGCGCTCGCCACCCATCAAGGCTTACTGTGTTTCACGCGCCCTTCAACTTCTTTCACCCAGCGCCCTCTATGAGGCTAAATCAGGAAAAGTGAAAACATCGATCTGCAATCCGTCCTTCTCTCTGATCAAAACGGGTTCGCTTCCAGATCCTTCAAAGGATGTGCGCGAGACTCCTGGAATTCTCGCCCTGAATCTCCTCTTTTTTGATAAGATTATGGGGGCCACGCCGAAGATTAATGATCCTGAAAAATATAAGAAGTTTATTAAGTATCTACGTATTCTTTATAATGAACAGGGTACTCCTGTAAATAACAGTGGGCCTATACGAAATACAGTGCCAGACCCCCTATGTAAACAACAGGGTAGCCTCTATACAAAAGATACACAGATGATACAAATCTTACAAGAGGGTGCACAGGCTCTTCTGAAAAGACAAACCGAACATACTGCCGCAGTAACACTTCTTATTGAGAAATTATTCTATATTACAGATGCAGGTGCAATCTATTTTAATCCTACCATTCAAAAGGGGGGACTTGACGAAGTGAATCGCATTGCAGCATTGGCAAGAGATCTTCTCATTGATTATTATAAGGACTGTGAAAAAGGATACAGAGGAACATTGTATAATGTTGTGAGTGCTAAAAAAGATTATACATTTACATCACAATAAATTTGACATGCGTCGTCGGCTTTGATATCATCGTGAATGGATCCTCCGAAGCGCTGTGAAGCAGAGGGGTGTAGGCGTAAGCTTGCGTTAACAACTAGTAGTTGTAAATGCAAGAAATACTTCTGTGCAAACCACAGGCATTCAGAGGATCACAAATGCAGCTTTGATTACAGGGAGGAGCAGACAGGTCTGCTCAATAAGACAATGAGCAAGAGTGTTGTAGCTCTGAAGGTCGACCCAATTTAACTAGGGACAAAAATTGACAGGCTGGCCGCCTCCCTTTTTTGTAGGAATAAAAATGGTATCCACTCTCACTATCCACTTCACTCGTGATGAAAATAAGTCCAACGATGATACAGTAAAGATTATCAGAGGTGATAATGAGTACACTCTCAATGTAATCATGTATGATGCGATCACTCAGAAGAAGTACACGACTCCAATCCCTAAGAAGAGTTTGCACACGTATGTGAACTCTCTTCTTACGCTGAGCAAGTATGATTCGGATCCTTTCAAGCAGATACAGATTTCTGCGCCCTACTACCCCTGCTTCTTGTTCTCCCCAAATGATATGGTAAATGTTAATATTCGCTCAAGCATCAATTCTCTTCTAAAGATCTCACTCCATGCGTGGTTTCCTTATGATGAGGATGAGGAGGATGAGGATGAGGATGAGGACGAGGATGAGGAGGATGACTTCCCTCGCGATAATTGCCATTGCAATTATTGTTAATATTCGCTCAAGCATCAATTCTCTTCTAAAGATCTCACTCCAGGCGTGGTTTCCTTATGATGAGGATGAGGATGAGGATGAGGAGGATGACTTCCCTCGCGATAATTGCCATTGCAATTATTAGGAACTACTCTAAGAAAAATGCCCAATATAGCCAGCAACAATCGTAGGAGACCAACGTCCCATTAACTTAGTCTTCTGAGGAGAGTACCACGCAAGAGCATCTTTTTCACGTTTATCCTTGCGAAGACGCTCGAACGCTTTGGGATGTGAAGTTAGCCACTCAAATTCCTCAACGGCCTTCTTAATAGTAGCGGATGTGGTATAGGCTTGAAAGACATGATACTGGAAATAGTGATTCTCAGGATAGTCCATCTCACGATTCTGATAGACCATACCCGTATACTTTAGTTTCCTCAGAGTTGTGATCTTGGCCTCTTCCTCAACTTCGCGAAATACGTTTTCTTTTAAGAGCTGATACACTGTTTTCTCTTTGGATGTATCCTTCGCCTCCATCTGTCCCTTAGGAGGCTCCCATGTATTCGAAGTTGCAGAAGCATCCTTTTTCTTCACAACCAGAAAACGGCTCGGATCAAAATCAGCGCCTTCCTGATGGATGAACGTGGCCGCCCGTAAATAGACTCTCCATCCCTCCGTGGGATGTTCTACGTAAAAATAGCGCTTGTGGGGTGCATGTGCAAGGCGCGCGGCACCGCGTTTTAATCCAGGTTGGAATACGTCTAGAACAGGAGTGTTCATCTATTCGGATCTTCTTTTTTTACGACAGGTCTTGCTCCTTGTCGATTTGTAGCATCCACTGCGAACGGACTGTAATTGCCGACATAGCGAGAGATAATCGGTCGTATTGAGAAGATCAAGACTTTTTTCTAGGGCACAGCGAATCTTCCAGAGGTGTTGGAGCGTTGATTTGCGCGTAGACATCCAGTCGCCCACGAACGTTTTGCTTTTTTCCTGCCAGACGTCTCTCCAGTTCTCAAAGGGAAGAACAGGGCCAAGCTGATTCCAGAACTCTTTATAATAGACAATTCTCTCATCGGGTTCCATTACGTTCCAGCGATTTCTAAGAAGAGGTGTTGTAAGGGTCGACAGATCGGGGCAGCCAGCAAGAGGAGTTGTTGTGCTTCCTGCCCGTGAATACGGATGATTTTCAGCAATAGAGAAAAGAAACTCCCAGCCTTCGAATACAGTCTGTGAACAGCCCTGTGCAAGCTTTTCCTTGTAGGCAGTCTGTACTTCAGAGAACGGAGGATTCTCGTGTTTGCACAGATTCTGGCCACGCAGCTTCTCATTCACTTTGTTATGAATGCGCCATAGCCACCGGGGCAGATTATCCGCCTTTTCACAGGGATCTTCCATATAGTAGTCGCTGAGCGAGGCACGACAGAACTTGCAGGGAAGTACATAGGGAAGTGTATTGAAAAAGTCGCACAGATCTTTTTTGGGCGATGCAAAGGTTATTAAATGTAAGAGTTTCCACCCTGAAGGTCCCCAAAATCGGGTATCCATCTCTACCATATGAACTTAAAATTATTCACAATGATATTAGAGTAAAACGATTAAATGATGTCCTATGCATGATATAAAATGTAGAAGAGCTTGTAAAATGTACTGTAAAGCTACATACTCTGGATGAGGTATTATACAGATATATAGATAAACGGTGGCTAAGAAAGTAAATAGAATCCCAGAACAAAAAAGAATATTTATTTTTTCTTGTAGTTTTTGATAAAATACATAGCCTCCATAGACTGTAATAAATACAATGGGAATTTTATCAAGCACTATGGTGAAAGTGGTATACTTTAAACGAACAATGATGGAGGTTATAAATAAAATCAAGAAGCCAATTGAATAAGTAATATATCCAAAATATGCAGTAGTACAGACATTTGTTAGAAACAAAAACGATGAATAAAATGACGGGGTGAAATATGATTTTTGTTCTGTTATTCTCGATAAGAATATCATTTTATAATAATATTCTTAGTGTTTTATGTGGATCAAAATCTATTAATTTCCAAAAATCCCCATATTAAGAGGGGCAAGGAAGGGGCGCACCGTCGAAGAATCCCCCTTTGTCTCCGCCTTGCACTTCACGGTCTGCTGCGGGCATGTCATGCGAGGGCAAGGAGCACAGCTGGGGCATGTAACAGGCTCAGGGCACTTCACCTCGGGGCAGCGAGGACGAGGGCAAGGAGGGCACTCACCGCAGTTTCCACCCTTGCATGCACTGTTATCAATGATAACAGGGCCCTGCTTGGGTATGCTCGACTTCAGCACGTATTGGCTGAGATCGGGTACGGGCGGGCACTCTGTCTTCAGCATGTAGTTCTTCATATCCGGGGCGGGTGGCGTGGGAGGGATAGAAGACTTTAGAACGTACTTGCTCATGTCGGGGTAGGGCGGACACTTGGGGCATTGTCCTCTATCCTCGGGGTGGTTCGAGCAGGGACACGCTCCACCACACTGCGAGCACTGAGGATCTCCAGGGCTTTTCGCCTCCAGAGTTTCAAACGGCTCCATGGAAGGCCGCACTATATATCCAAGAAGGAATGCAAGAAGTACGAGGACTCCAATTTGAAAAGGACTGAGACGCATATCTCTTTCTCTTAGTGGTAAAGGAGTTATGCGCGCCACCCGCTCCACTCCACAGGAGGGCAGCCGCAGCTTTCAGGGGCGCCAGGATCATACATGGTTCCAACGCGCGTGCAGATCATGCGTGTGTATCCGCGCCATGAGAAATTTGCCCCAACAGTTGCATCTTCATTTATGCAACCAAAATCACCGGGTGTATACCCGTGTTTCTCAATGGCCGCACAGATCTGTTTTGATCTCTCCTTCCAATCAAATGCAGATGCGGGGCTCGATGCATGTGTGGTTGTTGTCCCGTCATGTGTACCTGTTACACTAGCAAACTGGCCGCGGTAATCCGTTGGTGTCGCGCCCCCCTGTGTCGTAGCCTCATTCGCCTGTCCCGCAGCGTCATTCTCCTGTCCCGCAGACAACCTCGTATTTTCTAAAGCAACCTTCAGTCCATCCAGTGTATTCTCAGATGTCTTCTCCTTTGAATACGCGACATCCTTGAGTCTCTGTGCCGTGTAGTTCAAGCGCATATCCCAGGAAAGTCCATTGAAGAAAGTATCTAGGTAGTTGTTCATAACATATGTTGTTAGCTCAGAACCAGAGATATCTCCTATCAGCCATGCGGGAAGAAGGCTTGCAAGGGACGGGGACAGGTCTACACTCTTGAGTGTAGCAGGGAGTTTACTATTCGGGTTCATTATGAGAGGAAGGAATGAATTGTAATTCTCTTTTGTGATAGGGATCATGTCGGCAGTCATTGTTCCATTTTTTACCTTAGTAATAATTCCCTCAACCTCAGTTGCAATCAGAGAGAGCTTACTAATACGATTCGAGAGAAGGGGATCTGCTGCCGATAGAGCACTGAGACGTGTAATTTCAACCTGGATCTTTATAGAGAGATCTTTGAGATCATTTAGGGTCGCCCTGTTTTGTGTATCATTTCCAGAAGCGTCCTGGAATCCTTCAATGCTCGTCTCATTGGCCGTCTGCTGCCTCCATCTCTTTTGGAGATAGGCGAGGTTCGCCTCCATATCATCCATCTCGGATTGACTGAGTGTCGACTCAATTCCAGGATTCTGCGAAAGAACAGAGACCTCGTCTTTTAGTCTTTGAATATCTCCACGTAGAGTTGTGAGAGGGAGCATGAGGGAGGGATCGCTCGATTTATCAACCTCAGGGGCCTCATTTCGTATAAAGCCGTAGGCCGTTTCGAGAACATTCTTGATTCTCGAAAGCGGTGCCTTCTCTTCGGAGGGATCCTTGTAGGGTAATGAATTCACCACTGCAACTCCACCGGGAGGTGGGGAGAGAAGGGAGAATGTAGGGGGTGCATAGGGTTGTACATCGTCGGGACCAATCGGCGGAGGAGCAGGAAGTGCTTCAGGGACTACGAATTTGGGCTCTTCAGCTAGGCCTTTAAGACTTTTCATTTCTGTAGAAGCATCGATAAAGGAATCGACCTTTGAATAGGTTACATAGAGAACAGTTATGCCTATAAGTAAAAAAAGGGCCCAGAAGATAACACTCTTCATCTACAAGTGATTCTTAAAATTAAGAATTTGAAGAAAGTGACTTCTCTATATGTTTTTTTAACTTTCTAGCAAGATCGTCTTGTAGACGACTTGCATCTTCCTGCATAAACGCTTTGTGAATTGTTATATCCGTAGGCTCTGTATCAAGAGCATTAAACTTTATACGAGGGGAGATCAGGTTTAATAGGTTTGCCAAATTTGTCGGAAGTGAATTTCCAGATATATCTGTAAAATGCTCTCTAGAAGTAATATGAATGAGAAAAGAAAGGGCCATGAATAAAATTCCTATGTAAAGATATCTATTCTTCATCTTACTATTATTTAATATATTCTAATTATCAAGTAGAATGGCGGCCACGCGTAAGAATCGTACTTCTAGAAGTCATAATTCTAGAAAGCGCCAATATGGAGGACAGGGCACCGGTGTGTTCTTTAATCCCTTCAACCCGGCGCAACAGGCTCAGCAACAGGAGCAAGCACGGCAAAAGGCGCAGGCGGCCGCGGCAGCAAACACGACAGCAGCGAAACAAGCGGCGAACACGACAGCAGCGAAACAAGCGGCGAACACGACAGCAGCGAAACAAGCAGCGAACACGACAGCAGCGAAACAAGCAGCGAAACAAGCGGCGAACACGACAGCAGCGAAACAAGCGGCAGATGCGGCGGCAGCAAAACAAGCAGAAGCAGCGAAACAAGCGGCAGCAGCGAAACAAGCGGCAAATGCGGCGGCAGCGAAACAAGCAGCAGTGAAACAAGCAGCAAACGCGGCAACACCCCCTGTAAAGTTTACATGCCCTTCTGGAACTCTTATACCTGGAAATCTTTGCGGAACTTGCCCTCCCGGATTTACCATCTTTGGAACCTTCTGCTTCCCAGAACCTAAAACTCCTGTGCCGCCAAGGACTGTACCCGCTATTGCCACATGCCCTCCTGGAAAGGTACTGAAAAATGGACTATGTTATGCGTAAAAGATAACGACGTTACCATATGAACTTAAAATTGACAAAATCTATGCTTCAGCTGCTGCAGAAGATGTTACAAGCGAAGTATAAGCCAGACGCCGTTCTCGAGGTTGGAATTGATGAGGCAGGCCGCGGATGTCTCTGGGGCCCTCTTGTTGCGGGTGCTGTAATCTGGCCACCCGAGGCAGCATGGACAGATGAGATTCGCTCAATTTCCGAGCAGATCAAAGACAGTAAGAAGCTGAGCGCGAAAAAGAGAGCGGCAATTCTCAAGGGAATTAAGAGTTTCGCCCTGCACTCCGCCGTTGGAATTGTAGAAGCAAAAGAGATTGATGATCTAGGAATGTCTGCAGCCAATCGTCTGGCGTTTCAGAGAGCACTTAATGGACTCTCTGTAAAACCAGGGCGCATTCTATTGGATGGAATTCTGCGTATGGAAACGGAGATAGAGCAGATTGTGGAACCAGAGGCAGATGGACGCTACTTAGCTGTTGCAGCAGCATCTATTCTTGCAAAGGAAACCCATGATGAAATAGTCATGAAGGCCTGTGCAGAGGAACCGGCTCTCATTACAAATTATGCGATTGATTCATCCAAAGGATACGGTACACTGAAGCATAGAAATGGTATCAAGACACATGGAAAGCATCCGCTCCACAGGAATCTCTTCCTCCGTAAACTTCTTGGACAGGGAAACTGTTTGATTCGTGATTGAAAAACACAAATAAAACTGTTTTACACTCTAGAATCTAATCTAGTTGCGGCGAGTCATCGCAGCGTTCTGGCGGCGGCGGCGAGTCATGGCCGCGTTCTGGCGGCGGGCCGCATTCTGGCGGCTCGCGTTCTGGCGACGAGCAGCGTTCTGGCGGCGGGCCACGTTCTGGCGGCGGCTCGCGTTCTGGCGGCGGGCCACATTCTGGCGGCTCTTGCGGCTGCCCTTGCGGCTGCCCTTGCGGCGCTTACCACCCTCCATCTTACGCATTCCATTTGAGACATTGGCGGCGGCGTTCATTTTATATTTATACTTTCGTTTTTTATTTAGTAAAAGCATTCAATAATAAAAAATCTTCATATCGCTGTACATCTGCAGCAGAACCCTTTACAAAATGGCCCTTTCCGTCCAAGATACGCAGAAACTTCATCTCTCCATCAGATCCTCGCAACCGTTGTATCCATTTCATACTTTCATAGGTGAGAACCTCTCGATCATTCATCGAAGTGGAGGCGACCACAAAGATGCCGGGAGCCCCACCTTCTCCCAGAGAATCCACCGGGGAGAGCCTCAAGACTGTCTGAAAATCTTCAAGGCGCTTTCGTGGATTTCCAAATTCATCATATTCAAGAATAGTTAATGGAAGACTATCATTTGTTGTTGTTCTAAGAACATCAACATAGGGTACTTCTGCATAGGCCATTCCTATCATCCCCCCGTTTCCATGTCGCGAACAGACAGATCCTACGATGTAGCCCCCCGCAGATCGCCCGTAGAGTGCCGTAGATTTCCATCCAATCCCTGTCTGTCTCTGTGCAGCCCGTATAACTGCTTCCACGTCTTCAATTGATTTGTATTTCTTGTTTCTCCGTGCATCGTCTGCCCACTGGTCTCCGTAGTCTCCTCCACCGCGTACCATGGCTACAGCGAGTGTCCATCCAGCATCCAGATAGGGCTTCCAACGACTCATCATGACACTCGTTTTAAGATTATATGCACCATAGACAATTACCATCAGTTTATTTTGGTTAACAGCCCCTTTCATCACAAGATAGGGTATGAGTGTACCATCTGCAGACCGAGTCTTCGCATTGCTCACTTCTGCATATCTTTTCTTGCATACATGATCTTCAACAATAGAATAGACACACGGTATACAACCAAATTCTGCCACCAAATAGGAATCACCTGACCATGGATTTATCGTAATTGATCCATAGACAGCACATCTTTTTATAGGAGGGAGGCTGCTGCGACAATGATAGAGTGTTGAAACACCGGCTTCATATGTTACAATCAGCTTATGACGGAGCGAAACATGTTCAATACGTGAATGACGTAAACTAAGAGGAATCGTCCATGCTAGCAGAGGTGCTCCAAATGCTTTCCAAGGGTTTGAAAAGGAATTCTCTCTGGCAAAATAACAGGGCTGCATCCCATGTGCATATCCAACTGGAACAAAGGAAACTCCTTGGTGACATAACTGTTCCGCCTTCGCCTCCACAATGTGATACAGACGTTGCCGCCCGCTGTTATCTGCTATCAAGAATACACACCCACTTTCCCCTTGTACAATAGACAAATTATACTGTAAATCAGACTCTTCAAAAACAATCTTTCGCCCCTTTCCTGACATAGCACCAAAACATACGCAACGTCCATATCGTAGCTCTTGAGTTGTTTCAATCACATAACAGAGACCATTATAGACTGCAAGAAAAGGGCCAACTGCTTTTGGATATGTCCACACCACAGATCCCCCGCGATAACACTTCAAAAAATACACCTCTTTTCCATCTCCTTCCTCTTCAATGCTCCAACAGAGATCTCCCTCGGAATACACAGCTGCAGTGCTTCTCATAGCACCTCCAATCCATTTCCAAGATCCCATATCGGATGAAATAATGATGTTATTGCATGTGTATGCATCCTCAATATAGTGTTCCTTTGAACTCTTTTCAAATTGTTTAAGGATTTTCGGGTTTGAAAGAAGATCAACTGCCGTTGAATAGAGGAGATTCTCTTTTTTCACTGCAGCGGCCCATCGAGATCCCTTCATAGATTCCATCCAGGCAAGCGGATCGTTCCATTTTAAAAATCCAAGATCTCGAGACATGTCTGCCTAAACCTCCTATCTTGTAGTTGGATAGATGGTCAAGCGTTTTGTACTTCTGTACAACAAGTCCAATCCTTTTGGTATCCGTAAGGATGTAGAGCTATTTGAGAAGGTACTTTCCTCTTCCTCTACAATTTCTCTTGCTCACTGTGATCCGCTCGAGGCGCCGGTTCCATGTGATATGTGTATTCACTTTGAGGTCCCGATCTATTCGTGGCAGCCCTATGCAGCTACAAATGTTCTTCTTGTAAATCCTGAGTGGTATGTCTCTGCTTACACTCCTTATCTCAATAAGTTTGATCTACTCATCTTTAAGAATGAGTCCGCAAGAAATCGTTTCGTAGAGAAGCTTGATCTGCCGATTGAGAAGACAGCAGTTCTTCCCTGGGCCTTTGGAGGATGGAAGGATGTTGATACGAATGTCCAGATTACAAATGAGCCTGGAATGGGATTCGCATGGTTTATCGGGGCAAGTGAGAATCGCCGCGCTTTCGCTCGTAGCTTTCTTCCTCTCTGGAAAGACACGTATCCTCAGCTCACTGTCTTTTCCGTTGTACCTTTGGACGACATTAAAGTCGGAGACAATGTGAAGTTGATCGTGAAGGATCTTGATGAGAAGACACGGTACAAGCTGGCCAATTTCTATCCGGGACATATCTGTTGCTCTAAATCGGAGGGATTTGGATTCACTGCTGCAGAGTCCGAGAGTGTAGGTGCATTTACTATCCTCAATACGATTGAGGCCTTCACAGAGACATACCGTGATGAAGAGGGTATCTCATGGCTCCCCACAAAGGAGACCGCCTCAGACCCGAAGCACCCGTTTGCCCTCTATGCACAGGATCCTCGTGATCTACGCGATCTTGATTCTCAGATACTTGATTTTATGAAGATGGATATTGCGGCACTGCGTGAGAAGCGCAAGGTAAAATCACAGGATCGCTATGAGGAGTTCCACTTTGGTCTTCTGAAGCTGCTGGGTAAGTATACCAAGATACTCAGTGGCTCGCGTCCTCCAATTCTTCTTCCTGAGGCATGTCCTCCCATTTCGGTTGTGACGCTGCTGTACAATCGCAAGAGGTTTCTTGATCTTGCATGCCATAGTATGATCCTCACGGATTATCCTAAGGACAAGATCGAGTGGATCTTTGTGGATGATACCGATCTGCCCGATGAGTCCGTAACGGAGAAGGTGAAGGAGCTCGCTACAAAGTCGGCCCCACTCACCATCAAGTACATTCGTCTGGAAAACCGAACACCCGTGGGTGAAAAGAGAAACATTGGATGTGCCGCTGCCACTGCCCAGATTATTCTTATGATGGACGATGATGATCATTATCCTGAGACATCATTCCGTCGCCGCGTGGCTTGGCTCACCTTGCATCCATGGAAGCCGAAGGTCGTGGCATGCACGAGTATTGCATGTTATGATCTGAAGAAGGCAGTGAGTGCTGTAAATGTCCCGCCATTTGATATTCCTCTATCTGAGAGAATTTCAGAGGCCACGCTCACCTTCTACAAGTCGTGGTGGGAGGCAAAGAAGTTTCCTTCGGATGTGCAGGTTGGAGAGGGCGAGACTCTATTAAAAAAGAGGGAGACTGATCTTCTTGAGATTCCTCCTCAGCAGATTATTGTTGCCTTTTCTCATGGACAGAATGTGAGTTCGCGTCGGATACCTTCTGGACCCGATGTCAACCCTGGTTGTTTCTGGGGATTTCCCAGTGAGTTCTTAGTCTTTGTTCACGGGCTCGCGGGAATTAAGGTGGAGACTAAGGCCGAGTAGTCGTTAAGAGCTGCAGAATAGGCAACCCTCTCCTGCATCCGCAGCCTCCTTGCTCTTCTGCACCTCCTCTTCATACTCTGCTGCAAGTCGATCCATCAACTCCTTCCGATTCTTCTTCTTGAGGTCCTCTGGACTTATCTCGTCATCATCACTATCCTCCGAGTCGGTCGTGGCATCATCATCACCTCCATCATCGACTGATGAGGAGGACGCCCCCCCTGAAATTGCAGCCATGAGTCGAGGATCGACCGTAAACTTCTGTGCAGCTACCGGCGCTTTCGTGCGCAGGTAATAGCACCCCGTCTTCAGACCCTTCTTCCATGCATAGAAGTGCATGCTCGTGAGCTTCGCGTAATTTGGATCGGCCACGAAGAGATTGAGCGATTGGCTCTGGCAAATGAAGGCTCCACGAGCCGCTGCCATGTCGATCAGAATCCTCTGCTTGAGCTCCCATGTCGTCTTGTAGCGGTTCTGAATCTCCTCAGGAATGGCCGCAATTCCCTGGACACTTCCATTGCGCGCAATGATCTCCTGCTTGAGTCCCTCCGTCCAGATACCGAGCTCGAGAAGTTCATTCATCAGATACTTGTTGAGAACAATGAACTCGCCAGCCAGTGTGCGGCGAGTGTAGAGATTGCTCGTGAATGGCTCGAAGCACTCGTTGTAGCCGAGAATCTGCGAGGTGGATGCTGTCGGCATTGGAGCCATCAGAAGAGAATTGCGCATTCCCTTCTGGGCCTTCTTACGAAGGGAAGCCCAGTCGAGGGTTCCCCGCGTCTCCGTGATCGGCGTTACTCCCCAAAGATCGGGCTGAAGACGGCCTCCTGCAGCCGGAGAAGGATCATTGAGTCCCCAGTCAGCATGCCCTGTGGTTGCATAGGGATTCGTGTGCTGAAAGAAGGTTTCATAGGCACCCTCTTCCTCTGCAAGCTGGCAACTTGTCTCCACTGCCGCGTAGTACATGTGCTCAAAGATGAGCTGATTGAGCTCTGCTGCCGCCTCGTCCTCCCATGAGAGGCGCAGCATGGCGAAGACATCGGCAAGGCCCTGGATACCGAGGCCAACGGGACGGTGGCGCAGATTGGAGCGCTTTGTCTCGGGAGTCGGATAGAAGTTGATATCAATCACACGGTTCAAGTTGCGTACAGTGACGCTAACCACATGACGCAGATCCGCGAAATCGAACTTTCCGTCCTTCACGTACGAAGGAAGAGCAAGGCTCGCCAAGTTGCACACAGCCGTCTCCTGGGGATTGCTGAACTCAATGATCTCACTGCAGAGATTAGACGACTTGATCACGCCCAAGTTCTGCTGATTGCTCTTAAGGTTGGCGGCATCCTTGTAGACGAGATAGGGAGTACCGGTCTCCATCTGCGCATCGAGGATCTGGAACCAGAGCTTCTGCGCCTTCACCGTCTTTCGCCCACGACCCTCGGCCTCATAGCGAGTATAGAGGGTACGGAATGCCTCTCCGCACACATCGGAGAGCCCCGGGGCCTCCATCGGACAGAAGAGCGTCCAGTCTTCATCCGCCTCCACCCGCTCCATGAAGAGATCGGGAATCCACATAGCATAGAAGAGATCACGGGCACGCTCCTCCTCTGCACCAGAATTCAACTTCAGCTTCACGAAATCCTCCACATCCGCATGCCAAGGCTCGAGATAGATGGCAAAGCTGCCGTTGCGCTTACCACCTCCTTGATCAACATAGCGCGCAGTATTATTAAACACACGGAGCATGGGTGTGAGGCCATTCGACGTGCCGTTCGTTCCGCGAATCAGACTTCCACGGGCACGCACATTATGCATGTGAATGCCAATACCACCCGCGTACTTGCTGATCGCCGCACAGTCGCCCAGCGTCTTATAGATTCCCGCAATGCTATCATCATGCATTGCAAGAAGATAGCACGATGAAAGCTGCTGCCGAGGGGTACCCGCATTAAAGAGAGTAGGAGTCGCATGAGTCATGAACTTCTGCGATAAGAGATCATAGGTCTCAAAGGCCCGAGGAAGGTTCTCGGACCAGAGAGCAAGAGCCACGCGCATCCACATGTGCTGCGGCCTCTCCAGAATCTTCATGGAGGTATCACGGAGAAGATACGACTTCTCCAGTGTCTTGAAACCGAAATAGTCGAGAAGATAGTCCCGATCATGCTTAATATACGCATCAATCTCCTCGCCATGCTTTACGACGGCCTCCAAGATCTCCTTCGAGATCATACAGGAGGTGTCACCTGTGCTCTTCATCTTCTGGTTTGAAAGAGCATGTACAACATTTACAAAGGAAGGATCTGTATTCTTCTGGTGATTGCTGATAGCAATACGCGCCGCAAGAGTACCCCAGTCCGGATGAATGGTCCCGAGGCTCGCTGCATTTGCTGCAGTGAGCTCATCGAGCTGTGTGGTAGGTACGCCATCGTAGATACGAGAAAGAACCTGCTGAGAAAGAGCATCGGGATTTACCTGAAGCCCCCGAGCCGACTTTCTGATTCGATTCAGAACCTTATCGAACGACACACCCTCCTTCGAACCATCGCGCTTTTGAACGTACATACTATAAGGCATTTTGAGAATAGAAGCCGGAGTCTACCGAATGATTTTGAGCGTGCCTAAGTCAATTTTACTGCGCTCATGGATTCATGATAAAAGATAGTAGATAGATAGAGATATGAGGCGGATTAGAATGCAAATACTTTACGCCATATTTGTAGCGATAGTATTCGCTCTTTTAGTTTATTTACGATACTACTCTGGTATTGAGGGGTTTCAGGCTGAGCCGTCCGCTCCAAGCCCCACATGTCCAGATGAATTTATTCCAGATGGAAAGGGATCATGTGTAGGTTATGTATGTGTGAATGGACCTGATAAGAAAAAACAGGATGGGACAAATACATGTGTTGAAGGTACTAAGACGGTTCCTGCTGTACTTACAAAGCATTCAATGATGTGCCCGCAGGGATATATTGTTGTTACCCCTACTACAGGTGCGTCGACATGTGTGAAGATTTAGGCGAACCCTTGAAACCATGAGAACTTTTCATCAATTGCCAAACAGAAACCTAGAGCAAGTGCTCGATCATGAAGTTTCTCTCTCAACGTCATTGATTTGAAGTGATCAATGAACTGCTTATTCTTTTGAAGAGCATGTTCAACAAACTCTTGTGGGGTTTTTCCTAGAGAACAGAGATTCGACTTTACAATAGCATCTCGAAGCTTTTTTGTACACATGTATGGGCGATGCGATCCTTCTGAACGAAGAAGCTTCACCTTTCCCTTATTAAATTCCTTTTCAAAGGCTGCAATATACGCATTCGCTTGAAGAGTTGGATCCTCCTTCCATTCAATTGCCTTTGTGGTATTAAGAAGCTTGAAGTATTCAATCACCTCATTTTCACTTTCACACATCTTTTCTATAACAATAACATCAAAGTTCAATTGTTCCATGTTTTTCCGAGCAGCATCCTTTAAGATGCTTACACGATGCTGCCCGTCTACAATATATGTTTTTAGTCCATCTTCTACAACATATGAAACAAGATGATATGGTTTCAGATCAAGACTTTGAATACCACCTTTTAGATTTTCAGAAATATCTTTCTTATGCTCCTCATTTAATATACGATTTCCATGCCAGATATCAATCTTTACAATATCTAATGCTGGCATTTTCCTCAGAATAGAATTATCTGATAGTTTATGAATATAGTTCCGTTGTGGGGGAGGGGGCGGAATTCTTCTAAGAGGGGCGGGTGGAGCATCCATTTTGTTATAGCATCCTAAAGCGAGCCATAGTTTCAAATTTACAGGGTAAATTTAAAGGATACACGTGGCCACTCGATATACCATGCAGCCCATAACAAATCCCTTTCTTGAGGCGAATGCAGAGTTAATGCGTGAAAAAGAAATAATGACGCGGCATGCTAACACACTGTATATAGTTGGTCTCTGTAAATCAGAGAATAATTATGATCCATCGGACTATAGTAGTGTATACAACTTTTGTAAACAGTACCATATTGAATTCAGCATTCAGCCACTCTCCTCAGGTATAGAAGAAGATCGTGAACATGTAAGACGTCTTCCCGCATATCACATATATTGCAAAGATGAATACGAATGCACCTTCTATAATGAAGACTCTGTCTCAGAAACTCTTATTTCCCTCTTCACAAAACCGCCGCCTAAAAAAACAAATTGGTTTTCATTCCCTCGGCTCTGGTTTCCTAAGAAGAAGGTTTCAGTTGTCTCTAACTCTTCTTATCAGTGATCGCCTTCGGGAGCCCATGCTTCATCAGCTTTCCCTGTGTGAGGACACGACTCGTGATCGACATCGTCTCCAGTTCCTGAAGAAGCAACTTGTAGGCATACGGAATCTCTATCGCACTGAAGCTCGTCGTATTCCCGCAGCCCCTGCACGACCAGATGCCCTCCTTCGGATTCACAATCGCTATCAAACCGCAGTCCTGGCAGGACCAGCATCGGAAGAGATCACTGCACTCCATGAACCTCTCCTTCGTGAACTCCGTGATACCGTGGGCAATCACGCAATCCCTCTCCATCTCACCAAAGCGGAGACCACCCTCCCTCGCGCGCCCCTCTGCCGGCTGCCGAGTGAGCATCACGAGCGGCCCTGAAGAGCGGCTGTGCATTTTGTCTGCAGAGCAGTGGCGCAATCTCTGATAGAAGCACGGGCCAACGAAGATACTCGTCTCCATCTGGCGTCCCGTGAATCCGTTGTATAGAATCTCATTTCCAGAAGGCTCCATACCGAGATCATCGCGAAGGATCTTGCTCAGCTTCTCGAGCGTTACCTCATTGAAAGGAGACCCATCGCCCAGGCACCCGAGCTCTGCACAGACCTTGCCGAGCAGCGTCTCCATGAGCTGCGCAATGGTCATACGCGAAGGAATGCAGTGAGGATTAATGATGATATCAGGGATGATACCCGACGCCGTCTGGGGCATGTCCTCGGGATTCAGAATCATTCCCACCGTGCCCTTCTGTCCATGGCGAGAGCTGAACTTGTCTCCGATCTCAGGAATTCTGTCCTGGCGCACACGCACCTTGGCAAAGGAGTAGCCCTCACCGTTCCTGTTGCGGAAGATACGGTCCACCCAGCCACACTCATTGTTGCGCATCGTCTTGGAGACGTCGCGATACTTCTTCGAACCCGCAGGAATCACCATGCCCGTGGGAACACGCAGAGGCACTACCTTTCCAATCAGAATATCGTTCGAATCAACGTAGGTGTTCTCAGGAACGAAGCCAGTGCTATCGAGCTTGCTGTAATTCGCATTTTTCATTTGGCGGGTGAGAGTTGGATCCGGATTTCCAAAGCGCTCCTCCTCACCACTGCTCTGATTCTTCCTCTCCTCATCCTTGTACGTGCGGTAGAAGATGGAACGGAAGAGACCACGATCCAGAGACGCCCGATTGATCATCACAGAATCCTCCTGATTGTAGCCCGTGTACGTGGCAATCGCAACCGTGATATTCTGGCCCGAAGGCATCTTCTGAGCCGCATAGTAATCCGACATGAACGAGCTCACAAAAGGCACCTGAGGATAGCAGAGCAGGTGCGACATGGCGTCGAAGCGCTCCCGGAAATTCAGCGCGTACATTCCCATGGCCTGCTTACCCATAGCAGCCTGATACGAATTTCTCGGCGACTGATTGTGATCTGGGAAAGGAATGTTGCTAGCCAGAGTTCCCAGAATAGTACTGGGGTGAATCTCCGCGTGTGTGAAGTCGTTGCCCGCGACCTCGTGGGGATAGGTAGCAATGTAGGTGCTCTCCGTCTCACCCGGATCAATGAACTCAATAAGCTGATTTCCCCCAGGGCTCTCCCAGACAAGGATCTCTTCCCACGTCTTCAGAGCGTCCACCTGCTTCGCCAGCTGCCCTGTGGTATCGGCTGCAATCTCCGCGAGGGCGGGAGCATAGAAGAGAGGACGAAGCATACGCCCAGCCTCCGTCGTGATCCAGATCTCACGGAGCGATGCGCGCCAGATGATACCCGTCTGAATGTGGATGCGACCGGACCGCTTCGCCTTCTGAAGACTGTGTAGGGTCCTCATGGTATTCTCATTTGAGATCATGCCAATCCATGCACCATTCAGAAAGATACGCGTCTTCTTGTGCTTCTCCTCTGCCGAGCAGTTTGCAAGAGGCGTTACCGTCTTGAGAGTGGCAAGGTAGTCGCGAATGGTCCCTGGATTGCTGTAGATGCTCACGAGCGACGTGCTTGACATATTCTTCACAACACCTACACCATGGCCCTCCGGTGTCTCCGAGGGGCAAATGTAGCCCCACTGTGTGTTGTGCAACTTACGGGGAAGAACAAGCTTACCCGTCTTCTCAATCGGCGTTGAGATGCGGCGCAAATGCGAAATACCGCTGATGTAGTTGAGGCGGTTGAGAACCTGGCTCACACCCACCTTCGTCGGCCCGCCAATCTTAGCAGAGCCGAAATTGCCCGTGGCCAGAGAGGTCTTGAGGCCGACCTCCAGGATCACCGACTTGATGATCTTGTTCACATTGCTCACATTGAGAATATCCTCAAAGTTTCCTGAGGCGCGCCAACTGCCACCGTGAATCTCCTTTCCAATGCTTGCGCGAATATCCTTCACCATCTTGGAAGTGAAATAGGTTCGGAAGAGATTGGCCAAGAGGAAGCCAGGGAGATCCACACGCTTATTCGGATAGGCATCACGGTCGTCGTTCGGAATACGACGAGCATTTACCCAGAGAAGTTTGCGAACCACGTGTGCTAGAAAGCAGGCCTTATCATACCACTTATTCTCCTTCACACCGACGTGAGGGAAACACTCCGTATTCAGAATATCCTGGATCTTGAGTGTCTTCACCGTGCGAGAGGACCAGCTATTCACCTGTGCGCTGATCCACGCAAGGGCCTGCTCCTGTGTATAGACCTCCTCGGCCTCCAGAATACTCTCAGTAAGAATGGAATCAAACTGACCATCCTGTTCCGGACCTAGAATCAGATCAATAATCTCGCGGTCTGAGACAACACCGAGGGCACGGAAGAGGATGAAGAGAGGAATATCCGTCTTGATACGGGGGAGTGTCGTGCGAAGAAGATGAAGCTGGATATTCTTCGGATGATACATGATCTTCACCGCATTGTTCTTCGGCACCTGATCATTGTCCGGACCAATACTCTTCACCTCAATCACCTCAACCTCCTTTGTGGGATTGCGGTTGTTGCGGAAGACGAAGGGGCGGTTCTCTGACATGCGCTCCTGGCTGATGATAACGCGCTCACCGCCCGAAACAATGAAGTAGCCTCCGAAATCCTCTGCACACTCGCCGAGACTCTGGGGATGCAAGTGCTTCTGGTCGTGGAGAAGACAGTACTTGCTGCCGACCATCACAGGAATCTTTCCAAGATGCACATTCGGGAAAAGGCGCTCACGCACAGTCCTCTCGCCCTGCTTCGTATTGTCGATGAAGGTCGTCTTCACACGAACATCCACAAAGAGAGGAGAGGCATAGGTGAGATTGCGGAGTCGCGCATCATTTGGCATCATGGGAAGAATGGCACCATTGTTCTCAAAGATGGTCGGCTTGCGAATGGCAATATTCTCAAAGTTTACCTCCACCTCATACTCATAATTCACATGAACAGGCCCATTAGCCGATACAACAACCGGGACCGGTCCAGTGTTCATGAGCGCATTTGCCGCCGTTGTGGACAGGCCGGTTGCAGAGGCAAGTGCAGACCGAGGACCACTCAGAGGAATCTCTGGGCTGCCACGAATAATAAGAGGATTTACATTCTGAATAATTTCAGGGATATCGATATCCATGAAATGATTAAAAGATTCTAGCTGGTGTGAAATGATCTGGCGCCCCTCTGTCTGGTTGAAGTACTTATCGAGTACATTCTTACAAGAGGGTAGCATTATCTTTAATTAGTGATAAAGCTTTGAACCCTTGCAATCAATTTTACTAAATAGGTCACATCATTCGATCATACAATCCTTGTCTTCCGCAGCAGGAGGCATAGGAAGGATGATGTGCTGTTTGCAACCATCCTCAACGGCCCTCTTCCGCGCCTCCATCATAGACGCAGTCTCCTCCTCCATGCGATTCACAGGAATTCTCTGATAACTTGTATTATCCTCATGCAATATAAGAAGATACATTTCGCTGATTGTGAGGCCATAATGCGTCTCCAGAAACCAGCGGTACACATTGAGCTGGAGAGAATAGTGCCAGTAATTCGTATCAGGAAGATGATCTAGAGGATAAAATCCCTTTTGTCCAAAAGCATTTGCCGACTTAATCTCCTTTGATCTCTTCCAGTCGTAAATGAGATAGGTATTATCCGACTTTCTGTAAAAAATCATATCAATACTGCCCGTGAGACGGTATTCCTCGGACCAGACTTCCCACTCTGTACGAAATGGCGTGAGGTCCTTCCCAAACTTGTCCCAGAACTTCTTGAAATAGCGCCACTCAGGTGTCTGAAGAACAGATGTCTCAATAATCTCTTCTGCACCATTGAGATACTGCTCAATCGCCAAGTGCATGGCTGTTCCCTTTGTCGTTGCATCCTTTCCATTATCATTCCACTGCTTCTTGATATCCGCTGCGGTAATGCCAGGCTTGTACCATTTACTCTCCTTCCAATTCGGCTTCGACATCATACCGCGAATGATCTTGTCCGCGTCGAAATGGGGAAAGAAATCGTGGAGGAACTTTGTTACGCTAATGTATCCCTTTGTCTCACCCTTTACAGTATAAATATGGGTAGGTTCATCAAACTGCACATATTTATCTCTTTCGTGTTCATTTACACGAGCAAGGCTTTGCCAGCTTTGGGGCATTTCTATCTTATAAAGTATCTGTCTAGAACTTTAGACCTCTGCGTAGAATAAGCAGATAGATTTACAGACATTTAGAATAGATGCCTTGTAGTTGTCAAATACCTGGCCCGGCATATCCAGAAAATAAAGAATGGGGTCCGTTTGTCTGGACGATTCTCCATGGACTTGCAGAACGATTTGGCCAAGTCGTTACAGAGTTATATAGGAATGATGAAGTGAGGGCATGGCAGAGCCTACTCGCTGCTACAGGTGATATGCTTCCTTGCTCCGATTGCCGAGATCATTTTAAAACGTGGCTTGCTGCCCATCCTGTTACACCGATTTTGAAGATACCCTATTCAGAACTCAAAGAATGGATTCGGAATTGGATTTGGAGTCTTCATGAAGATGTAAATGCGCGGCTTGGAAAGCCGAGTTTTCCTTATGCAAATCTTACGGCTACTTATAAGGGTATGAACATAAAATATAATTTTCAGCTGCTTGAGCTCATCGAGAAACGCGCGATTCAGCAGGGTGGTGTTGGACTTGTTCACTGGCAGCTCTGGGTGAAGCATTATAGGGCACTTACAAGCGTATATGGTATCTAAAAATAAAAGCAAGCCCCATATTTCATATGCATATATCTTTGATTTTTATCAGTCATTTTTATAAGATCAAGTGACCAATTCATAATATGAAACCACTTGTTGTTATGTAGTTCGTAGAATCGCCTTATTCTGTTTTCCATACTTGAATAGAGTGATCTAATTTTAAACTGCTTAGAATATTTCCCAAGAAGTAACGACTGCAATTTTAGACTCCTTGCCTTTTACAGACCATGTGTCCCAGCTATGAATTTGTAGAGCTTCATTATAAGAAATCTTTTGGAAGGCGAGTCGTGTTTGTTCAGGAGAGCAATTATAGACAATCCATGGACCTTCCTCTTCAACATAAGGAAACTCCTTAAGAATATCCAATGACCAATGTTCACTCACTTCCGTAACTCTCCCTGACTCTGTATAAATAAACTTACGTTGATTAATATCTAGATTACTTGTAACATATCCAAGTACGTAGTCGCTAGGAGAACTAAGTAGTTCATGTTGGATTGATGTACCACATGTATATGGAAAAATTGTAAATTTCACTTCTTTACCTCTGCAAATGAGTTTAGCCATTTATATTAAGTATATTTACAGATTTAAATGCCCTAGAACCCAGGAAATCCCGCGAGGTTCATCAGGATTCGGCCCATCTTGTTATCACCCTCGATCGCTCCATCGGGCTTTCTCACCGCACCAAGATTGCTCGAGGAGGCGCCAGGAGTATAGTACAGAAGGATCTTTCCTTGGCTGCGCGCAGCCTCCACAATTTTCCGCAGACGAGCATCCTTCTCCCATCGCTGCGTGAGGGCATCGAGAAGCACCTTATCTTTCACAGTGGCCCATGCAGCCTCGTCGATCGGGGCGCTATACGTCTTCTGTGTAGCGGGGCGGAGGGCCTTGCGCACCTCGTCCCTTTCCTCTTGTAGAAGCTCGAAATCTCTCTTTTCACTGAGAGGCTTCGTGTTGCTGTTCGTCTCTAGAAGACGCTGATTGAGGAACTTCTGGTGAATGCGGCCGTCGCGGCTGAAGAGGGACTTGGCCAGATCGGGCTTTGTGCTGGCGAGCTTGTACTTCATCGCTGCAAGATAGTGCTCTAGCGATGGATAGACAGATGATGCATCTTCGGAATCGGATAAAGGGAAGGGGGCGGCAGGACTGAGCCAGCGGCCAGCACCCTTGTCGTTGATGCCGAGGCGGTCCTCTAGGGCGGCGCCATCGAAGAACTGGAAGACCTCGGAAAGAGTGTAGCGCGTCTTTGCTTCGGCAGGGGCTGCCGTCCCTAGCTCGACCTGGAGAGTACGAGGAGGAGCGGCTTCTGCTGCTGCCTCGGGAGCACCCGAAGGAGCCACAATACGAATCTTCTTCTTCGTAACAGGTGCTGCTGCAGCAGCTGCTGCAGCAACAGTATTCTCCATCGCAGCCAACGTCGCCACCTTCACAGCAGCCGGCATTGCAGCCAACGTCGCCTCTCTCACCGGTCCCGTGAGAGCCTGAAGGGAGTTTGCGCGCTCCGTCGGCGGCATCGACGTGAGGGCCGCAATTCTCTGCTCAACCGGTAACGCTGTGAGCTCCTTCGCCACCTTCATCGTACTAGCCTCGAGTGCCTCACGGGCCGTCTTTTCCTGTCGCGTCTCTGCGTTGATAGGAGTTGCTGCCGCAGCAGAAGGAGGAGCAGGTGCAAACACCCGCTCCAGCGAAGCCTTCTTCACAGCCTCCTCGACCTCCTGCTCCTCCACATAGTCCACCTCCCGCTTCCTTCTGAAGACGAACCACCGATTCAGAAAGGAGAACTGCTTTACCACTGGGCTCATGGCAAACTTCCCGCCCGTCTTCTCATAGGTGGAACTGAAGAGAGCTGTACTTTCCTTCAAGCCCACCTCCTTCAACTCCTCCGCTGTGAGCAACTCGCAGCCAATCTTTGCAAGCTTATCCTGCAGAAGCTTGAACGGCACGAGATACTCGCGGTGAGAGGTACCGATGCTGATGAAGTCTACATCAATCCCCATACCGAATGCAGACTCATCCTCTGGCATATCATCGGCTGTATAGACCTTCTTGATCGACCATAACAGCGACTCTCCGTCCACTCCATTCTTCACCTGGACGCCGCGAAGAAGATCAAACACCTTCTCGCCATCGAAGCAGCAGCCAACGAAGTAGCCACCCACCTTTAGAATATCAGCAAGATTCTTCAGGAATCCGTTAAATGTCTCCTTGGCCTCAAAGAAGTAGTGCAGCGCAAACATCACGCTCACACAGTCCGAGCCCATCTTCAGACGGCTGGCATTCTTCTCAATGAAAGGAGGAACCGGCGAGCTCGTTTGCACACGACCGAACACACTGCGCAGGATATTCTTCTCCTGATCCGTAGCTCCCGCTGCACCGTCGACAATCGGCTTGCTGCTGTCGGCAATTGCGAAGACCATCGGAGGCACTGAGCCACGATGAGCGCGACCAACCGTATCGGCATAGCGGCGATATGCACCGTCCTGTGCCCCCGTGATATTGTCGCCCGCCATATCCACGCCAAGAACAAAGGAGACATTTGCACGACGCCACTTCTGCAAGTCCGCAGCCTTGCCCACTGCCAGATCCACCAGCGTCTTCTTACCTCCCTTGAGGCCAGCCGCATATAGAATGTTCTCCTTGATATACTTGTTGTGGAAATCGCGAAGGCCGCGCACGAGCTGGAGGTCCTGGGCCGTGGCCTTTCGCTCATAGTAGCGACGAGCAACCAGCTGGCGACCCTCCTTCAGCTTCATAAGCTCCTCGTTCTCCTCCTCCGACGGCTGCTCATTTCCTGTGCGAATCATGCTAACCGTGATGGGTTCATTGATACTATTCCAAACACCCTCGGCAGTGTCCTCGCTATTCAGCGTACGCCCAAGAATTCCCTTTTGGAGGCGCTCCGTCTTATCAAGGCGCACACGTACGGGAACCCATCGCCAGCCCGAGGGACGAGAGCCATCGTACGCAAACTCCACAATGCTTTTGTCCTCAATAGGCTCACCCGAACGCTCCGTTGTAACGTAGTCCTGGCCCGTGTAGGGATCCGTCTTAATCTCCAGGTAGCAAATGCTCGCCATTGTATCAGGGAACTCCTTCGGATTGAAGAGCACAGGCTTGTACTCACCCCTCTTCCCTGATCCCAGCTCCTTCTCCTCCAGAATGGCCTCGCGAGGATTGGTATGGGAGACATCGGAGCTGGAGCCAACATAGAGACGGAGTGTCTTGTACTGAACCGTCTCATTCGTCCCGGGCTTCACTCCCGTAAAGACACGCTCCTCGCGTCCCTCAGGATACTTCTCGATTGAGATGAGAAAGTCGATTGTATTGTCCTCGGCCGGCTTCCACTTGAACTGGGCAAGGAAGGCAGCACCCGCCTTCTCGGGGAGCGGTAACGT